TTGTAGACCAGTCAGCAGGTTCTTCAAGAAGAAGGATATAAATATCAGTATTGCCTAATACAATTCCTTCTCCGGCAACATAAGTATAACCATCTCTAGAAGTAAGAATCTTAAATCTATTCGTACCATCTGTTACATACATATCACCATAGAATACAAGTTCACCAGTATTACCAGTTACTATTGGATTCCCGGAACCATCAAATTGGCCAGTATAAGAATTAGCAGAAAAGATCTGTAATGCACCAGTACTGTCAGCAGATCCGGATGGAAGAAGTTTTATGCCACCACCAAGAAATGATGCTATAATGAGATCATTTACACTATCAACTACTACTTGCTGCTTATAGAAAGTGTCTGTTGCCCAAGTAGGATCATCATTAGCAATATATTCACCATCTACAAAGATAAAATAATCTTCATAATTGGTGGACCAATCTGCTGGTTCTTCTTCAAGAAGTACATATTTTTTAACAGCATCCCCTTTAGAAATATAAAGCTTACCTTTAATAATTCTATTATTATCCCTAACAACTACAGAACCATCTCTAAGTAATCCATTATTATCTTGAACTTCATTAGGATCTCCGGTAGGTGTAGGAAGATTATTAGTATATACATATCCACTAGGATTAGGTGCATAGTTACCTTCTAACAATATCCACTTGTTATTATAAGTCCACAAACTGTTAGTTTCCCAGATATAATACTTAGTACCATTTCTAGGAGCTACATTATTAACTCTTTCATATTCTGTGGACACCATCATTACGGCAATTGGATTTCTGATACCATTAGAATCATAAAAGACTTGTTTAGTATCAGAAGTAACATAATAATTACCATTTGATATTTTAGTACAGATTAAATCATATGCTGTAAGTTTTGTTATAGACATAACTCAAGTACTCTCCCTACTTAAAATTGTAACCTAGTAGCATCACTCTACTAGGTTATTTGTTTGATTACTTTATAAGATCACACTGCTCTCAATCTTTTTGATCATCAACAACTAAATTATCAATATCACCCAAGATTTCTCTCATAACATATCTTATCTTTTCTCTGGATTGAGGATCAGCAAGATCTCCTTCAAAAGCAGAATTCTTTCCGGATATGTTCATATTGTTTTGAGTTATCTGATAATTCATTATCTTATCATTACCAACCACTTGATTAATAATACTATAAGATCTTTCCAAACACTTACTTATATTATCCATCATTTGAGGCAAATATGAAATAGCAGATTCATCATCATGATCCTGAATATATTGAATTACCTTTTCCTGGTACTTTCTCTGGATCACATCTAAGGTTTCCGTAAGTTCAATAACTCTCTCAAGCTCTCTCTTAGCTTGAAGAACTAAATGAACTCTTATCAAGTCCTTAGTAGAATCTACCAGTTCTTGAGATAATGGTTCTATTAAAGTATTAGTAGTAGGTTGTACCACAGCAACCTCATTGTTTATTGGTTCTACTTTTCTTTTTCTTCTGCTCATTAATCGAATATTCCCTTATATTTAGAATTTATCATCTTAACTAATTCTTGTTCTGTAAGTTCTGTTAAAGGTGATTTACCTTCTTTTAATGCTTTCTTTAGTTTTTTAGTAAAACCATAAGCAGGTAAGAACTCATAAGAGTTCTTACCCATCCTATATATTATATATCCTACTCCCGGAATTTCCAACTTCACATCTTTAGTCTTACCATTATAATCTAAAGAAATTTCAGCAGCCTTGTGAAGTATTAAAGCAGGATATATCTTCATATAAGAATCCAGAACTTTTTTATCCAGTCCGGTAAGTACTGTTAGTTCTTCTTTATAATCCCACATAAACTAATCCTCTAACATAGTGAATAAATCTAATTGTTCTCTATTAGATATCAATGGCTTATCCTCTTTATCATTGTTATAAATATATTCTTCACTAATATCCACTACATGCTTACACAAAGCTTCTGGAATCTTACTTCTTTCTTTCCAATCTTTAAGACCTTGTGTACCAGTCTTTGAACCTCTAGGTGCAGCCACATGGCATGGATCACCATAGGTGCAAGGTGGAATAAACTTAGGATCAGGATGATTGGTCCAAATATCAGTAGGTTTCATTCTTCTTTGTTCTAAAGGAAGATCTGTTGTGTATTTGCAATAGGTAACTGTATATCTAGGAAGTCCTTGCATAAATGTCATTTTCCTAAACCCACCTCTAGGATTTTCTATAAAATACAAAGATGGATTTATTTCTTTTAACAAATCAATACAATGAGCATTTACATTATCACAAAACTTAGCATATTCTGTTTGAGGATCTAAATTACCAGTAGTAGGATTTTTCTTTCTATGTTTTCCAATAGCAGCCAAACTGTAAGAAGTGCAATCTGGGGAAAGCCATACCACATCTATATGTTGTCCTTCAACAAGATTATTTATATCATCTATAGTAAGTTTTCCGATATCGGCATAAAGATCTATATCAGTAAATGATTTATCCCAGTCTACTGAATATACCTTATGTCCTTTAGCTTCAAATGCTTTTCCTATAGATCTAGTTCCAGCAAATAATTCTAACACTACAAGTGGTCTTTTATCACTCATTAGAAATCTCCTCATTAAGTTCATCATTTAACATAGTAAATAAATCAATCAGAATTTGCCATCTTAGTATAAATGATCGTATATCCTTGACTTTGCAAGTATTTAACATACTGACCAAAATACATACCCTTAGTCTTAGATATTTCTTTTTCTTTCCATTCCTTTTCTACTTCTTTGATAGTAATCACTTTATCTAATCTAGCCATCTTACTATTGGTTCTCCTTTAAAATCTTTTTCCCAAATATACCATGCATGACACATAGTTGTTGCCCACCTTTTACCATCTGGATCTAATTCATCACCATTACTCCAAGTGGCCATTCTTTGACGAAACACATAAATATACTTAGGTGGATATGTCTCAAAAAACTTCTTTCTCTTAACACCTTCCAGAAATTGTATCTTCAAAAACATACATACAATTCCAGAGGGTTTTACTATACTTATGCTCTTTTCTATAAACTCTTGAGCTAAACTAAAAGGTGGATTTGTAATAACAACATCATAGAGTTTATCAATAGGTGTAGTCAAGAAATCTGCTACTTTAGTATTAGGATAACCTCGATCAACAAGATCAATACAGTCTATCTTATTTCCTTTATTTAAATCTTCTATGGTTTTAGCTATGTGTCCCCCCCCTACACATGGCTCTAAAATATCCAAATTCTCAAACTCACCTATAGCATCTAATAACATAGTTACTGCTTTAGGATTAGTAGCATAGAAATCATTTTCCACTCTACCATCTTTAGGATTACCACCAGCCAATTTCCCACCAGATAAACTCATTTTATACCTCTCACTTTAAACCTAAGATACAATAACCAGTTCTAAGACCATACATATCATTACCAATATAAATATATTGGATGGTCTTAGTAAGTTCTCTACCGGTATATCCTGAAACATCCCATTCTTTAAGAATAACAGCATCACCTATCTGGAATCCACGATCATTTCTTCTAAGTTCAAATGTTTTAGTACCATCTAACACTGGTTGAAAATATTCCGGGAGTATCTTTAATTTATGTGTCATAACTATTTCCTTATCCTTCTGTATCTTCTTCTCTTTCTACATAATGATCATAATCATTATTCCTACACTTAAGCCATTCAGAAATATTTAAAGTGCAATTAGGGATATCAAGATCTAAATGGCCAACACCTATTATTTCAGCATACTTACAGTTCTTACAATCTTTCATTCTCTTTCCATCTCTCTTCCACATTCCGGACAATAATCAGATCTACATTCTACTGGTGCATTACAATTAGAACATCTCCAACTTACCCAACCTAAAGGACCAGTACACTTCTTCCAAGTGCTAGTGTTTGAAATGCCTAACAAACCTTCTATCATCTTCTTAGCACTCTTTACAGATATTTCAGAAGATCTCCAAGTACCAGTATCATAATAAGTATCAGGAACTAAATTCTTAGGTAAACCAAAATAATCTACTTTTACTTTATCAGTTTCTTTATCATAAACAAAATCAATTCTTCCACCTACACCACTCTGCATATATTATCCTCGCTTAATCATTACTTGTAATATCAATAGGCATTACCATTTCCGGTATATAGTTTACTTCATATCTGTACTGATCAACTTCTGCACCACCAATATCTTCAACTACATAAAAAGTATTTTCATTAAGGCCTATAATATGTTTCAAATACACTCCAGGTTCTTTTTCAACAATTATTGAAATCTTTGGATATGCACTAGCATCAAGAGAAAAGTTTCCAATAACCTCAAATTCAACTTTATCGGTTCTAGTATTAATTACAGTAAACCGTCTAAGAACATTAAAGTTATCAGCTTCTTTCGATACATTGTGGGACACTCTGTTTGCTTCACGGCAAGATACTACTGTGAAACCAATACAGATAACCATAACCATAATTAATACAACACTACAAATACGTTTCATCTTTCCTTCACCTCACTAAATATTTCCAATTTCTTTATTAATTTCTTGATCCTATAAAAATCAAAGTAAAAAACACCAGAAGGAACAAAATCACTACTCCGGCACTAATCCACAAAGGACTTAATACCCATACCCAAGACCATTCTATTACATGGCAAAGCTTAAGAACTATAAACACTATGGTTAATAAAACAATAAAAAGTCCACCTAAACTAATATCACTACCTTTTGATGTATTATCATTACTCATTATCCTTAACCCCCTCATAATTCTTCAATAAAAGAGCCTTTTCTGTATTAACAAAATCCTGTTGTATGTTCCCTGTTTTTTCTAAGTCATACATATTCTGGTAGTAAACCTTCTTACCATTCCAAATATGCATATAAAAATCAGGATCAGACTCTGTAAGAACAATCCAAATCTGATCATCATATTTTACTTCATCACCAACATGAATTGTCTGTTTTGTTTCGAATCTTGAACAATAGTCTTTCTTAGGATCAATACAAGAAGTACCTCTTGCAAGACCACGAATATTTCTACAATGATCATCTTGGCAATATCTACAGTCTTCGCAATAATTAATCATTTTATTTTTCCTCTGTTATATTCTGATGGTATAAGATATGTTCCCTTTTTAACACCATCATCTAATATAAATGGCGGAAATTTTCTTGCTTCTGCTGCATCAACCCAAAATCATCTTCTGCACAAGATATAAAATCAGCAAATTCACGCAATCTTTCTTCTTGATATTCATTCCAATGTGTCACTACAAGTTTCCAGGAAATATCCTTAGCATCTTCACCTATTCTTGTTATAAGATCAACAATGCTCTGATCATCAAACTTACCATATCTTAATATTCCTTGGTAATCATTAGGAACATTAGTAAGATCCACCATATCCGGATTTATTTCTTTTTTCATACATTCTTCCCGGAAATCTCCGCTACCATGCTTAGTAAGGTAGGATCTTGTAACATAATAAGGTGTAACTGAAAAGTCTTTAGTTCCCAGTTTATCAAGAATAATATTTACATACTTCATTCCGGTATTACTTGGTGTTCCTTCTGGATTAATATCCATATCCAACAATAAGCCTTGTGCATTTTCGAATACTACATAATCATACATCCCAAAAAGATAATTAAATGGAGCTACAGTAGTTATCTTCATCATTCTCATACAATCATCTACATAATTATTAAGTAGAATATCTGAAAAGAATAAATCTTTTTCTGCATCAGTCATCTTTACTCCATAGGAAGCAAGCCGATCTAAAGAATATGTTCTGATCTTTAAAATTATTTCTAACAATTCTTCACGATCCAACAAAACAAGAAATCTCCATTTACAAAAGTTAAGTGCTGGCATCTGTTCAGTTCTTACTTTAGTTTCCCAAATACCATAACCACAAGAATTGGTTTCAGATTTTCTGTTTACTATCATCCTATTAACAAGCATGTCATAGGGAGTAGTTATAACACAATCAGGATCTACAAAAACCCTTCTAAATGTCACACTAGGTTCATTAAGATTGTCTGAAAGAAATTTATCATATTCCTTACAGAATATCATTGGATTAACCATATAGAATTCTGAAAAATAAGAATCAGCATAGAAGAAACCAGAACCCAGATGTGAAAAGACGGTTCTTTTATCATTATGCATTACGGTATGACCACGTTGACAACCACCATTAGTGAGGACATTAAGAACTGATCCAGAAGAGGAATACTCGCAACAGAGCCTGTCTGTTACGAGTCCCTTACCTTCATCTCCCCAATTAGCACCAATTACTACAGAAACCTTCTTTACCATGTTATTTCACCATTTTCATTCTTAGTTACTGATGTAGATGTAACCGGAACTGTGATATTAAAACTATCCTGGTTCTTAGCAGTATTAACAATAAGTTCAGTAATCTTTTCTGCAATATTATTCAGATTAGAATTGATTACATATTCATCTCCAAGAACTTTCTTAAATGTAGGGCCACAATGTTCCCAAGAATGATAAGAATAATTACTATGATCTACATGAATATGATAAACATCATACTTTGATTTTGTTTCTTCATAAAGAAGTTTGGTGTCTACATCACTTTGGAGATTATCACCTATACACCTCTGTATTTTTGCACTTTGCAAATATGGATTAAGAGTTTCATCACCAATGGTAATGATAATTCCTTTCTTACCACGTTTCCAACAATCCAGATTACAATGCCTAGATGCAAAATACCAAGCAGCAGTATATGATTCGTAATCATTTCCACCACCACCAAACTCAAACCAAACTTTATCAAGTTGTTCTGCAATTCTGATATCTGATTCAAACTGGCTCACCTGTAATGGTGAAGCATCACAATAAAAATCACCAATGCCCATAATCATAAATTCAACATCTTTAACTTCCTTGTAAAGATCTGTCATTACAACATTGAGTTTCTTAGCAACTTCTACTGCTGCTTGTCCCATTGATCCGGTCACATCAAGAGCCAGAATTACAGGAATAGTATTAGGATGTTCATTTGAATCGCAACACTCTCTTGTTACTTCATATGGATCAAGATCTTCATGTAGATTTCTTGATTTGAAGATATCCTGATTAGAATATTTACCAGAAAGACTACCGTCAGTAGCTACAGATCTACCAACACTAGTAGAATATGTTACAAAGTCCTTATGGGACCAAGAACCACCACCCATAGATTATTCCTCCTTATCCTCTTCTTCATCCTCATCTTCTTCATCAACATCACAAACATCATCAAGTGACAAAGAATCAAACATATCATTAAAAAGATTTTTCTCACCACCCATGAACATCATCATAGGGAGCATAGAATTCATATCACCAAGTCCACCGGACTTATTACCCATCATAGAAGAAAGCATCATCCACTTCATAATGGTGCTATTGCCTTTACCAGACTTAAGAGAATCACCAAACAGAGAAACAATCTTACCATAGAAATAAGTATTTCCAAGGAATACATGCCTTTCCGGAACAATAGTATCAATACGGCTATCTTCATAATCCAAACACTTGATACTCTTATCTTTATTGACTTCAATAACACACTTAGGCGTACCATTAGCAATAATGATATCACCAGTCTTAACATGGTTAGTAGGGATCATAAAAAACATATCCATACCATCCATATTAAATACAAAATTAGTACAGTTAGTAAGCTTGCCTTTCTTTACATCATAAGACTTGTAACCATTCTTAGTCTTAATAGCGATACCACCAGACATACTAAGTCTGCACATACCCGGACCAATCTTACCCATCATGTTTTCAAACATACTCATTTTTAAGTACCTCCATATATTTTATTGTTTTGATGGTTCATTTAATTTAAGTTCTAAATCAAGCTCTTGTAAATTTAAAAGTTTTTCTTCATATTCTTTTTCTTCAAGATCCAATAGAACTTGTTGTTCTTCTTCATAAGTATATTCATCTCTATGTGGCATTTATATCACCTACTTTGTTCCATAACATACTTATGTTCATTTTCTTCTGAATTCCAATACTCCGTTTTTAATACATCTACCTTAATTTGAGTTTCAACATTATCCTTTTTAATAGTTGCTATTTCAGAAGTAGTAGATAATATTTCTTCCCACAAGGAACCATCCGGGCATAGATAATTCCTATAAGTAGACAACTGATCTCCCTTGTAATAGTTTTGGATATCCATAACATATCCGTTACCATGTTCTAGAAGATATGAGGCTTTTTCCTTTATATAGTCATCCATAGATCTTAAAATCATACTCACACTCCAATCATAATAAATAACACATTTATCAAGATTTAGATTTTTCTTGATGTAAAACAGTTTCTGCTTTATCTAGGGATTTTTCAAAAATTGCTATAAAATGCTCAAATCTTTTTTGAAGAACAGAATCAGACCAGGAATTAACATATTTCTCAAAGTTTTCTGGTGAACAATGAAGCATAGCAACTCTTTCACCATACCTTATTTCAAGATCATGCATCCAGTTCTCAAATTCATACTTTAAGAATATCTGAAATAATTCATTAAGCTCCTTATTTTCTTCACGTTTCTTCTTGTTCATCTTCAAACTCTCTTTCCTGGTTTCTTAATTCCTTAAGTTCTTCTAGTAATTTAACAATACTATCAATTTGACTTGCTGCCTCTAAAAAATCAGCATCTAACTTAACATCTTCACCTATACCGTAGATATACCGGAAAATAGTAGTAAGATTATCATTATGCTTAATAGCAACAACATTTCTTAACTTTTGTGCTTGTTCCTTAAGACTAGCAATATTTTCATCTAAAGTCTTTTCCATCTGATCACCTCAACTTTCTAACAACATGATATCTGGTTTTGAGTTTTTGCTTAGTAGTACCAAATTCTTTACTAATGGTTACTTTAGGAGTAAATAATCCTTCCATTGGTACATACTCATCTTTAGATTCTTCTTCAAAATTAATATCTTTTTCTACTAAATCATAGACTTCATTCCAATGTTCAATAACTTCATCTATATCACATTTAAAGCCTTTAAGAGTAATCCATACATCATTGTATTCAGAATCATGCTCTAAGTTCACTACATCAATTTCTGCTCCCATATGACAACTAAATACTATATCAGATGCCATAGGTACACCAAATTCCTTATCCGGATATTCATTAAAAATTGGTTTTAACTGATCTAGCATTTTAAACAATTCATCTGGATGAATATCGATCTCAATACTGTCATGAATGAAACAGAATGGTTTTGATTTCATCTTTTCTTTTGCTATATAGATACAAATTTCATAAAGAATAAGACCTGCTACATCAACGCAACTATTATGAACTACAACACCAGAATTATCACCTAGATCAATAACAAAATTATCATATCCAGGTACAGTAAGATCATATACTGGTATTGGAGTATCATAAGTTATTACTTCAATATTAGTAACTTTATGATTATAAGTTCTAAGATATTCTGTACCAAGTTCAATAAATAAGTCATATCCAATCTTATCTATTTGTTTTGAGCTACGATAATTCATAGGATTTAAACCTAGTGCTATAACTTGCCCTTTAACAGTCTTATTATCCCAGTTTTTAAGATCAGTCCAATCTATACCAAGTTGATACATATAACCTAATTGTTTCTTTATGCGATTAAAGTTATATATCGGATCAGCTTCTCTGGAAACAGAAGCCTTAGCATGATTCTGAATAGCAGTATCACTATTATGACCTTGTTTTAATGCAGCCAAACGAGAAGTCTTTTGTTTTTCTGATTCATTATCATTAGGAATATTAAATTCTTCTGTAACTAATCTATAAGTTGGTTCTTTTTTACCAGTTATTTGATCAATGATTTCATATCCATTACCAATACCTCTAACTTCATCTTTTTTAGAAAAATGCCAATACATAGGCATAAGAGATGTACCTACAGTTAAATTTTCAGCATTAACATAATTTCCAGTTCTAAGTAAAAAGGGATGATTATTAGTACAAAGAATCGAAACTCCATTATCTAAAGTAACTTTATACAGTTGTGAAACTTCTTTTGTAATATGTGCATTATATCCAATAGAAGGTACAATTTTACCTTTAGAAGGATCAAAAGAATACAAATAAAACTTATCCAATCCTACAAGATTTTTAATAGGTTTTGATTCACCATCTAAAGTTTTAATCATAGTGTTACCCAAAAGACAACCCTGGCAAGGAAAATTCTGTGATTGTCTTAAAGGCTTTTCTTTATCAGATGTGTCTTTAAGTTTAGACATATCAATAAATCTATGAGTTAATGGTAAGATAACTTTCTTTGTATCTAGATATTGTTTGTGACAATCTTCTACATATTCCTTGATCTTAGGAAATGCATTATAGAAAAATTCATAAATCTTTCTAGCTTGTTCTATATCACCATGACAATTCTTAATAGCAAAGGATTTCAATGGTTCTCCATAAAGAATTCCAAATACTGCTGATTTAGCTATCTTTCTTAGAACTGGTGTAACTTCTTCTATTGGTATGTTATTACAAAGACTGGCCACATACTTATGAATATCCATACCTTCTTGACGAAAAGCATTAAGAAGATTTTCATCTTGTGATATAGCAGCAAGTATTCTAACTTCTGCTTGTGAACAGTCAGGCATTGCTATCATTCCACCTTTAAATCTGGAAGTGATAAAACCCTTAACTGTTGTTCCTGCAGGAAGTGTATGCATTGTGGCAGTCCATCTACCGGAATCTGCTACATTTACTTTGAAGTTAGTTTGAAGAACTGTATCATATTGCTCCAGAAGTTTAGGATCATTTCTAATCTTTTCACCTTCTTCTGAAAAATAAGGAAACAGTCTGGGAGTAATCATATCTCCATTTTCAAAAGAATCTTTAGACAAATACCAAACAGACTTCCTACCGTTATTACCATTGATATAAGTAGATAACATCTTGTTATATTTCTTATACCAACGAAGATTAACCAACCACCTAAATCCAGGGGTCCAAGTAGATGTATCTTCTATATCACAACCAACAAACTTATACAGTTTATAAAGGTCTATCATATTATCTTCATCTACAGATTCCAGTTTGTAATTAATACAACCATTTATAATCCTTTTTAAGTTAGGATCTGTAAGTTTATATTGTACTTTTTCCAGATATTTACAGAATATGCGATATTTGGCTCTAGTTTCGCTTGTATTGAGTTTGAATACTTTTTCGATTAATTTACTATCCTCATTATCCAAGAAGGTGTAATGTGGGTTTCTGGCTTTAATTTGGCTAAATGAATACTCATTTGCAGGTCTATCTGAAAATTTGTAAAAATTATCCACCTTATTAGTCTTAGTGTTGAAGTAATCCTTATACATATCAATATCAAAAAGATTACTATCTGCTAAAGACAATATGGAATGATAAATCTTGGCCAATTTAATTTCATCAGTTACAAGGATCTTAGAAACAAAAGAATAGAATTCCTTATCTGTACTGTTAGGATTAAAGATTTTAGTAGACTTCTTTTCGTTATCTTCAAGTATGATCTCTTGTATCTTCCTATTATAAAAAGACTGGAAACAAGCAGCATCATCAAAAGAACCATCTTGTATCTTAGATTGTATAAGATGATAAAAGTTTCCGGGTTCTAATGAATAGATAATAGATGTTTCTTTTTTGTTTTTCTTTGCTTCCGGTTCTAAACTCATTCTTTGAAGTTCTTTTTCGGCTTCTCCAGAAGTACATATAACTTCTACCTTTTTCTTATATACCTTGATAGGAATATATTGTGGTGAAAGAAGATATGTATGTTCTACCATCAGATAACAAAGATAATCATCAAAAATAGATTTCTTTATCCATTCTTGTGTTAATGATGATTTAAACAAGAATCTCCAGGATTTCTTTTTTCCGTTAATACACCATTCTTCAATTTCTTTTACTTTATCTTCATTCCAATAAGCACCATTTCTTTCAAGAATATATCCGGCATAATGATGTTTCATCCAGTACTTATATCCCTGGATAAGATCTATCCCTAATGCTTCATTTTCTTTTTTTATCTGCTCAAGATAATAATCCTTAAGATCAAATAGAACTGTTACATCTAAAGCTCCATACTTACCAACTAATTTATAAGGAATGTATTCGTAAGATATAACATCTCTTTTAAGTTCATCTTCCGGGATTTTCTTAATAAGGTTTAGAAGGTTTTCTATTTCAGAATCTTTATAGTATTCCTTAAGAAGTGATACTAATTCAGATGTATGTTTATTAAGATTCCTAATGTATTCAAAATAAAGCTGAACATCATCTGACCAGTTATCATATCCAAGATACATAACTGATTGCATCTTAAGACCACCATTACCTGCATACTTATCAGCATTACCCATCATTAACTTAACCATAACAAACAGATCTTCCACTTTAGGAATTTCCAACTTAAGCCAGTTAAGTGTAACCGGATATTCATGCATACAGTTATAAACCATTACATCTTGTGTATTAAGTATGTTACTAAGTCTATTTTTAATGTCTATAACATCTTGTTTAGAAACTTGAAAATCTAATGCTTTAAGAGGTACATAACAACCTATACCAGATGAATATGCTAAAGAAAAACCAATAACTCTATGATCCTTAGAATGAACTGGTCTAGCATTTGTTTCTACATCATACCCTACAAGATTATCAGAATTAGACTGATGATTAAGAAAATCATCAAATTCTTTATAAGTCTTACATATGATGGTAGTACTTTTATTCATTAATATAGAATCCTTTCAAAGTTCTATAATACTAAACACATTTCAGAGATTTTCTATTTTATATATATAAACCTCAGTTCTGGGATTTTCAGGATCAATGAGAACTCTGGAACCATCTAGACTAACCACAATATTAAAACTATCATCTTTGATAGTTCCTTTTTTAACAAGAATATCATTAATAGCTTCCATTAGATTTGTAAGATCAACCTTATGCTTATTTTTCCGATAAAACAAACACTTAATATGAATCGGATAATCAATACCTAATGGTCTAAGAAACCATAAGGCCTGTTTTTCATACTGTTGATATGCAGGTCCTTGTGCTATAAATCTCTTACCAGTATTTTTATTTTTAAGAATCTGCTGATGATTTTTCTTAGTCTTAGGTTCTAAAGGAATAGTAACCTGATAAATAAGTTCTTCTACCATACAATATCATTATCCTTGTTTCTGTAAAGTTGTCCGTTTACTTTATTTTCTATATTACCAAGCTCTTTTTCCATAAACTCAAGAGAAGCAGAGTTTCCAGCTTCAACGCCCTCTTCAAAGCCAAGTTTATAAAGTTTATACCAATTACAGGTTTCACAAATATCAGCATCATAACGAAAACATTTTGTGAAAATAGATTTACAAGCATCACACTTCATAAAAAATATCCTCATCATCTTTCTGTATAGGTAATATCATTTCTATTTCAGTTTCAAAGTTTTCACATTTATATTTCTTCTTACTTATGATTTCATACCAGGAAGATCCAGGAACTTTCACATAAGACTTATTCTTATAAGTATAGATTCTTAACTGCTGCTTAAGAACTTCTGACCATATCTTGTATGGTGTAGCAACCGGATTAAAATCTTTAAAATCTCTAGGAGTTAGTGCTTTGAAATATAAATCCATAATTAACTTTCTGTCTGTTTATCTTTGCTATTTATATGTTCACCCAAACTAATTAAATCTTTATCATAATTCTTCAATTTCTTTTCAAAATAAGATTTGTTTTCAGTAGAAGCATGAATTTCCTTACACTTGTTACAAGGATAATCTTCTTGCTTCTTTTCTCCATGAAAACAATATTCACAAGCAGACTTTTGATAAGGTCTAAGTTTTTTAGTCCATATAGATCCTTGATATGCATCACCTGTATATCTTCTATCTAAGAATATAGTAACTTCTTCTCCAATCTTATCTTCTGGTACATCAATCACTACAAATGCTTTCATAAATAATTACCTCACTTTCTTTTATGTCCTCATATTATCTAAACGGAATATCAGGATTGAATCTTCTCTTCAATATATCCTCTAGGCGGTTCTTTACAATCTTCATGTCGATAATCCTTCATATATCTAAACGAACATCCCCAACAGGCATTACTATGAAGGGCATCTATATGCGCCAGTCTTCCTGTCTCACAGTGTTCACACCAACGGTTAAGTCTTGTGTTAAGATAATCACTTAGTATTAGTTGAGGAATTTCTTCCATAGATTGTATCAGTGATTCTGTAATTTTTGTAACTTGTGAAGCCCCACAATAAGGACAGCATTTTACAAAAGTCTTTGAATGTATTTCAGAAGAACAATTTGAACACTCCCTAGGAATAGTCTCTATACACTCAAATGATTTACTATGTAGAAAATCCTCCAAGTCACCCATTATTATTTCTCTCCTTCAACACCGTTTTTCTCCTGTGCCTCTTGTAATTCCTGCATACACTTTATTAATTCGTCATCAGGTTTAGAACTTTTTTTATAACACAAATACATTTCAACATTATTAATGCTTCCACAGGTTTGACAGAAAAAGTTAGGAAGATGTGTATCTCCACAGTTAGAGCATTTTACAAAGTCTCTATGACCAATATCTTCCCACTTCCCAAACTTCTTACTACCAGTCTTGTAAAGTTGTTCAAGAAGAAAGTTGATAGTGTTATTCTTATCCTTTTTTAAATATTCATAATCTCTTTCCTGATTGCGAATATTTCTTTCCAGTTCTTCTAACTTTTGATGTAATTGTGTAAGACTACGTTCAAGTTCAACAACCCAAAAATCTCCGTTTAATTCGAAATCCTTGTTTGCATCATTTTCACTCATTTACTTTTCCTCCTTCGGCACTAAGATTACCTTTTCAGGTTCATCAGGAACGGTATAAGGGAATGTTACCTCTACACGGCTATTCCCATTCTGAAACCATGACTTGCCATCATCATCAGAAAATACCTTGCCCTCTATGTCATAGGTTTTGCCATCCTTGTCTTTGAACACAGCAGAATATCTCTTGTTCTGATACTGTCCGTTTGTTATCTCTCCCCATTCGTCATCCTCTCCTGTAAGTGGAGATAATGGCTTGAACCTTGCAAGCCTGTTGAAGTAGTTAAGAACACAGTTAATGCTGAATCCTGAATGTCCCTGACTGCTGATAACCTTGATAAGAGCGAGAACATCCTTGTTCATTCTTTCCTGATACTCGTCTCCAATGCGAGTAATCCTACGCAACTCACTCTTGGCGTACTTAACAAGATGGTCTTCTTCGTCATAGTAGTCGGTTTCTTCTTCGTCTTCTTCTTCGTCAAAGTCTTCATCATCCTCATCATCATATTCAACTTTGCGCACTCTCATTAGTTCTTCACCATTTTTCGCTTTCTCCTCTTCTTCGGTATCAACTATGGCTCTGCAAAGGGCTTGAATATCAAAGAATATTTCCTTTTTATCTGTACTAAACTCGACACCATACATTCCACAACTGTAAGACGTTGTAAAGGATGAATACTTTTCCTTGACAGCCTCTTTGCAATTAATTTCTACCAGTTCGAAACGATTTTCATCCTCGGTATAGAAATCAATATGGTATCTGTTGTGTCCTTCGTATGTTGCTCTAAAATATGACATATTATTCCTCCTTAGTATTACCTAGCAATCTAGATTCAATCTTTTTTAGTTCTTCTACTTCATCCCAACTAAAATAATAAATATCACCATATCTCTGTCTTATATGTTGTAGCAATGCTATAACAACTGTTTTTATATCTTTTAGATCTTGTTCATCCATTTGTCAGATCCTCACATTCTTAAATATCATCAATAGGAATTGTATTCCCAAATTTTAACATCCAATCACAAGAAACCTTATCCACACTAGTCCCCGGAATAACAGCAGTATTCTGTGCCAAATATTCAAAAATATCATCAATACTCTTTCCGGTATATTCAGCCATTTCATCTACAAGCTTCATAAAATCCAGAATAAGTTTCTGATCTTCTTCGGTCAATTCAATTTGCTTTATTGCTTTCATCTTCTTTTTTCTCCCTCGTTATATTCTGCATCATTTCTTTTCCATAAATAAGTTCTAAAGCTCTGTATGTAGGATCATTCTTATATTCCGGTACATATCCAGGATGATAACCTTTACCTAACTCTTTGCTACAGTCTTTTATTAATTGATCTGCTTCTTTGTTATCCATATAATCACCAAATCTTCTTAGTTTTAATAACCAGTAATATCATCAATTGGAATACTATTTCCAAAAGTTTTAATTTTCATTCTTCATCCTCTGGATCATCTAAAAGATCTTCTTCAAGTGCTTTTATTAATTCTTCTTGATACTTCTCTGCAATGAAGTTAGCTCCATCTTGAAATCCTATAAAATACTTACAGGATTCACAAACTACTTCATCATCACATTCTGATTTAAAAGGGCATTTAAACTTATAATTAGCCATTATTCAAAACTCCTGTTTTCCAAATTCTTTTTTATCTATAAAAGTTTCATGTAAGAAATCACTAAATTCTTTTGTATACCCTCCTGCTACTGCTCTATTAACTACTGATCTATAATTTTTTAATCTTCTACAATACTTGTGAAATTCTTCTATTCTGTTTTGACTAATAAGTGATAACAAAAATACAAATTCACCTTTCGTGTAAAGATGAAGGTGTAGCTTATCTTCTACCTTGTTGTAATATTTTAATGGTTCATCCGGTGTCCATTCTTCTTTCCGATATGCCTTTCCTGCTCCTATCCAGTCACAAATCATTTCAACCAGATATTTGAAAGGCAGTTCATTAGCAATAACAGATCCATCATCAGCAAAATCAGTCCAATATTCCCAGTGATGTTTGTTATGACTTTTATGATGCAGCCAGGCTTTTGAATATCCCAGTTTTTCTTTTTCAGCATCAATTGGTGATCTGTCTCCTTGAAAATGCCTTGCAGAAGATATGAATTCAGATGGCCCAAACTTGGACAAATCATGAACTATTCCTAACCATGTAAAACCACAAGCTCTACATTCTTTAAATACATACCACTTATGCTTACAAACTGTCTTAAAATGTCTCCAATACTTACTCATTAGTTTGTTCTCCTTCTTAAGCAAACTCACATCAGGCATGTTCCCAGTGCTTATCTTCAAACAGAATTACAATGTCAGTTAAGTTTCCATTACGATCTCTGTAAATTGAAATATCCATTACCTCTGATAGAGGTATTCCTAAGTTGTGAGGTATAAAAGACAATACCTGTTTCCCTACTTCGTCATTCTCTAATTTTCTCAACGTTGCGTCTGTCATTGTTATTTACCTCCTCAAACATAGATATTTGTTCTGTGGTTATCTTGTGTGGAAAATGAGCCTTAGTATGAGGCTTGTATTCCTTACTTGTGTCATAGGTATCCATTTCACAAAACTCAAACTCCTTGCAGGTGTTGATACATTTTGTGGTGGATTCAGTCAGTATCTTGCGCTTTGCCTGACAGTAGATACTGTTTCCGACATATAGATTTATACAGTAGCGACAATATTGTTTCATTTTGACACATCCTTTGTCCAAATCATCATGTAACCGTTTTCTTTCATCTTTCTAGCATATTCATTTTCCTTCAAGGATTTGATTGCTATATCTAACGCCTTTTCATATTTCTGATTCAAACATACTGCCAACTCTTTAACTTCTTTTAAGATATCTATTGCTTCTTCGTCGCTTATTTCTGTACCATAAGGTTCGGGTTCTTCATCACTTGGCATCCAAGCAACTATCCTATCTTTACTAGTAAGAGCAAAACCTCCACCAGTAAAATAGTCAGCCGAAACTCTTCCATCAACAGTTGTTATCCAACACCTGCAATATTCAGAGGGAACACCTTCACTAATAGGTGTCCACTTCTTCTCTTTTTTCTTCTCGTAAAACGAGCAGGAATCCGCAACGTATTCGTCTTTTACTCCGTTTGCTTTGCACAAATCTTTGTGAATACAACCCTCACAATTTACCATCTTTACCACCTTCTTTCGGAATACACCTAAGAGAATGACACTTCAAACGAATTAACACATCACCTTTGCCCAACGTCTACACCAGTAAGTCATAACTGTAACATAGGAAAGATAACGATTGTCTATCTCACAATAACACGCCACCTGTCCTCTCTCTTTTACTCTCTTACATCTTCGACAATTACAACAAACCTTGCCATTCTTTACACTCATTGTTCTTCCCCTTCATACGGTTTCGGTAAAGGTTGCCAAGCGATAGGTTCCCTTCCGCATAATGCTGACCAATTATTGCCGTTAAATCTTTCACTAACAAATTGCGATATACCACCTTGCGTTTTAACACAAACAAGTACGCTTTTTCCTGCTTCGGGCAAAATCACACCAACAGGAATCCACTCTCCTTGCGGTCTTTTTTGACCATCTTCTAAGCCTTGAACATATCCAATATCGAAGTTATCTCTGATCTCAACTGTCGGGGCATTGTCGATAATTTCAAAGATTTCAAAATAATGTTTATATCCGTTATCTTGAATTGCCTTTTTCAACGCCTCACGGCTAATCAAATCGCCCTCGGTTAAAACAGGTGTGCCGTTTGCGATTGCTACATCTACTTCATCTACCGTCATTTTAGGATTATTAACCGCACGTTGACATGCCTTATACATATCTTCGTCAATATCAATTATTACTTTCATCTTCTTTGCCTCTCATATTCCTCTCTCCTATCTTCTTCAAGTTCAAGATAGAAACCACATTTTTTGCAATTATGAAACGGATTTCTACAACAACAATAGTCGTGTCCGTAAATATTTGAAAAGAAGTGATACAGTTTGAGTTTTATCTTAAAAAACAACGGTTCTTTCATTCTTTATCACCTCTCATACTCTTTTAAAGAAAAATTCATAGTTCCATATTTTTTATGTTTAATATACTGATAGGCATATTCAACCAAAGCACCTATCAATGTTGAATGTTGATAATAATTTGGTTCACCTTGACAACATACAATCACATTGAATTTAGGGGAATTGCATTTTCTTCGTATCATTCCTTCTCACCCCTTCTTCTTTTAATACCCTCATAAATCATACAAGCAAGCCAACCTGCAAAGAATGTTAAAGCCCATTCCATAATATTACCTCACTTTCTCTCCTTGCGGTCTTTTCTGACCATCTTCTAAGCCTTGAACATATCCAATATCGAAGTTATCTCTGACTTCAACCGTCGGGGCATTGTCGATGATACCTAAAACTTCATCTTTCATTATCCAAGTGTTTACACCATCATAAGAATAAGCACATTCTTTAAGCACCTCTTTCAAAGCACTACGACTAATCAAATCATTGTTCATTATTTACCACCTTCTTTAAGAACTTACCAAAGTCTTCAAGATCCTTATTGTTCTGTTCTTCGTTATATTTAACCAAAGCTTCTATATGACCTCTGGTTAAAATATACGCACAATCTTCAATTACCAAGGTAGGCATACCACTTTTTTCAATTTCATCCCAAGCTTGTAATGCTTCAATACCTTTATTACAAGCACCTTTATAATCTAAAGGTTTTTCAAAAGAATTAATTACCATATCCGGATATTGTTTAAGTATTTCAATTGCTTCTTGATTATCCATCAGTCTTTATCGCCTTCTTATTCAAGTCACATCAAAGATTAGGCAAATCCCAAGGATCTGGGTATTCATCTTTTACTATTTCATAAATATAAGAATCCCTAAATTTACCACTTCTATCTTTAAAACACTCTGTTAAAACAATCTTTTTTTGCAGTCCATATAGTAGAATCTTTTAATTTATTAATGAGCTTATCATATCTTTTAACAGCCGGATTACCTTCTATTGCCCGGAATTCAATTCTATGAAGATCATATTGTTCTATTTGATATAACGCTTCCCGAATAGCACTGGTAATTGCAAAACTAGGCTTTTCTCTAAAATTAATAAGGCCTATTCCCCAGACACCTTGAGAATAAAAATCAACATGAAATCCCAGATATCCTACCAATTCCTTTGTCTTTTCTTCAATAATTGCATATTGAAAATGTCCTTCACTTGGCTCTTCATTAATATAAAGTCTGCCAAATTCAATACAACCATTAAAGTAAACAGCCTTATCAGAATATCTCAAAAGATCATACTGTTTCATCAATTCATCTTTATAACAAATAGCCGGTACTAACATACTAAATCTCCTACATATAACTTTTCTTTTTTTAACAATTTTAAAGTATTTCTTTGTTCATCTGTTATATATTCCGGTCTTATTAAATAGTTATTCCACAAACTAACACAACCGGATTCATTACATAACCATTGTGTAAAATCACAATAATATTCTTTAGGACAAAGTTTATTTAATTGATCTCTGCTAATGTTATACTTCTTGCAGCAAACATTAATAAGGAATTCCTGATGTGAAGGAACTGCATATTCAACATGACCATCCGGGAATACAATAACTTCCAGATAATTAACATATGTTTTCTTGTGCATTTCCAGATCAAACTTAGAATAAACTCCGTACATTACAACCTCTCTAACTTTTTCCACAATGTAAGTTCTGCCTTACATATACTTTTTGATACCATACTTAACTTATTTAACATTCTGGTTATTTCATATAATGAACAGTCTTTTTCTTCTACCCTTCTTTCCAACATCTTTAAATTCTTATCAAAATGCTCTAAATCACTTCTATTGATCTGTTTAAGACGTTCCTGTATAAGATTAGACATAAACACCTTTTTATCACTTAAAGGCTCTTGTAAGTCATTTAAACAGTCATTAATGATATCAGGATTGAAGTTTAAATACATTCTTGATACCACCTCTTTTGTAATCATATTCTCCAAGTTTTTCTAAGAACTTGGTAAGATACATTTTAGCTTTTGCTGATTCATCTTTAGAAAATCCGGAAAGATCCAGAGCAGTTTCCCAGGAAACCTTATCAATTTTGTAATGCTGATATAACAACAAGATCCTTAATGCTATCTTACTTTCTTCTAATGAAGGGATTTTAATTGTTTGCCCTTCATAGTACTTAAGGATATTTACAAACCCTTTGCTATCCAAAAGATATGCTAGTTCATTCAATGTAGAGTATCTAGAATCATCTGACATAGCAAACAATAATACACACATCATTGAATATGTGTCCTCTTTATTTAATCTGTCAAATATATCGATAACCATCTATATATCTCCATTCATTCAAGTTCATCTATATATTCTTCTAAATAGAAATCTTGCAATAACGTTAATGAGTTATCACTAATGTCTGGTCTAAGATCCACCATCATACGATCACATAAAACTCTGTATAACATTCTGGCATACATTGAATCTTCTTCGGATAAACCAAAACAAATGTATCTGTTATGATAAACAGAAATCAACAAAGTAATCTTGGCATTTAAATAAGAAACTGTGTCCATAGCAAATCTAGAACCAAACATTACAGAATCAACTAAATCAGGGAGTGTATTCAAATAATTCCAGTTATACATCTTAGCAATATCTTCATTATCTATTGTAGATCCTGCTGACATTTGAAGAATTGCTTTTTCCAGACGTTCATTATTCTTGGTGTCAATTATTTGTGTATTACTTATCTTTGCCCATTCAGTCAATGCTATAGGATAGGCTTTGGAAATATACATTATCCATCTTCCTATAGGTTTAGCATTAGGATTAAATAATCTAAGATAAAGAAATTCAGCTAAGATAGTTCCTACTTCTTCTGCATCTGCATAGCAATTACATTTCCTATGTCTATATAACCAAATGGTAGATAGATTTTTTATCTGCATAAAAAGATCCGGATTTTCCAAATCCCCGGAATTTATATATGCATGTATCTTTTTTTCTATCGGCACCAGATCAATCATATTGTTTCCTTTTAATAGGAAAGGTCTAGGAGCTAACCCCTAGACCCAACCACTAATCAAGTTACAAGAGGTGGTTCAAGCACTCTTCATAACATATAACACATTTTATAAAATTTAGATTTCAGTATTTGAAAAATATTTACAATCTTTCATCAAACTGTCTTTATAGGATTCTGTAATAATCTTTTGTGCTGGGTAAATAGCACATAAGAAATCAATTAATGCAACCTGTAGGAAATAGAAAAGATCCTTATTATTAGAAATCAATTCATACATATTATCTTTTCTATAATTAGGTGTTAAAAGTTTCTTCAACTCTTCCTGGGAAGATAATTGAGGATATGTCAAAAACATAGTTTCTTTAAGATAATCACCAAATTGGTACCATGTACCAGTAGTAATGAACCCCACACTCTTTTCCGTCAAATACTTAACAAAAGAATCGGTTTCATCAATCTTACCACCTTTAGTTACATCTATGTGGCAAGGAATATCTACCATCTTGGGTGACAACTTAGACTTATGAAGTTCTACCTTAGATTCATTTCTGACTATAAACAGATCTTCATAAATATCTTTAGAAGAACCAAACACTATATGAGTATGACACAAATGCTTGAGAGCATTACCACCACCGGATTCTACTTTAGCAGGACCACCATAAGGATTAGGCTTAACCATTACCTGATTAATCAATCCTAAAAAGATAGGTAACTTTTCCATATAAGGAAGAACATTGTTAAGATTATGCTTCAATGTTCTGGTATCTTCTCTTACTGTACCTGCACCTAAAGTAGACTTTCCGTTTTTAGCAGCCTCTTGTTCACTATCAGTTGATTGTGCAGCCAAACTATCATAAATAATAAAAACAGACAGATCAGGATGATCCACTATAGCATTTTTTAACTTTTCCAATAATGCAAAAAGATTACCAAATGCTTTTTCCATAGAAACAGAGGGAAGTCTTAATACTTTCTCCATATCAACACCTAAAGCAGTAAGTCTATCATTATCCATACTGGATTCCATATCAAGAATTACAGAAACACCATTAGGATAATCTCTCTGATAGTTAGCCATACACTGATAAAGAAATGTAGACTTACCAGAACTAGGAGGTCCAGATACTTCACACATAATTCCTAAAGGCAATCCACCACCCCAGATACAATTAAGTACCGGCATTGGTGTAATTACCTTAGATCTTGAGTGCATTAAAGATCCTTTATCTGCTATTACAAAATCAGTATCTTTTGTAAGTTCAGAAAAGAAGTCATTATTTAAATCAATAGCAGTATTATTAGAAACTTCTTTCTTTGGTCTAGCCATTTTCTTTTCCTTTCTAGATTAAAGTATCTGGTAGAGAAAATCCCTACCAGATATTCATTAATCATTAACCATGCTTTTCCTGACATTCAGCTTCACAAGAACACAAAATGCACTTAGAAGAATTATCATCATGCTTACCAAAACAAGGTGGCAATTCTGAATCTTCACTAGTCTTAGTTTCCGGTTTCGGTTCTTCCTTAACTTCATGATCATCAAGACCATCTACTTCAAAAGGAAGATCATCATCTTCACCCAGATCAAAAGGCATTTCTCTGGTTTCTTCAACTTTCTTAGTAGGTGCTGGTGTAGGTGTAGTCTTTGGCGTACTAGGATTTACCACTTTACTTCCAAGATATTCAGCTCTGATCGCATCTGCTGCTGCTTGTACTGTTGTACGGATTTCATCAGTAGGCCTTGGTGGATAGAACAAATCATCAAGACTAGGGAACTTACTTATTTCTTCTTCATACTTTTCATCAGTTTCAAAAGCATTGAATTCTCCTCTGAAAGTATCAAAAGACACATTAAATTCCGGGATGCTCTTACCCTTAGAAATCTTTTCAATAACAATAGCAATTCCCTTATTAGAACCAATCACCTTGTTAAGATTTTCTCCGGCATTAACAATTAATCTGTTGATCTGATCATAAACTGTTTTAGGGTACATAAGAATGACAATATCACCCTTCTTAGGATCACCTTCTTCTGTGAAATATGTAGCTTCATGATCAATTACCTGGGCAATACAAACACCTCTGATCTTATAGCCATACTTCATTCTGGCTCCACACTTTTCATCTACTTCCAATGCACTCTTAATAGCACTACAAATAGGGCAATCTTCACCATATTCCTGTAAGCATACTGCTTTCTTCCCTTCTGAATCAATAGCATGTCTTACTATTCTTCTCTGGATAGAACCAGTCTGTTCATTATAAAAAAGTCTTACTGTAAGTTTACCATTAGGACCAGTATACACAAAAGGATATGGGAAATCAGTTCTGTTTTCACTATTGCTCTGGCTCTCTAACTCTTTCTGACTCTTAGCCTGCAAAGCTTTAAAATCTATCGGCATATTATTAAATCCTTTCTTAGTGTCTTTAAATTTTAATCGTCATTAGTAACATCTAAACAAATCCTTATGCACCGGATGGATAGTCTCTTAATATGATCGTCATCATATTACAATGAGTATGTATTTCTACATAGCAAAGGTATCTCACCTTAAATCAAACCATTGGCCTTACCTCAAATCTTTTCTTAATCATCTATAAAATCAAATAACTTAGAGTAAACTTCACCAACATATTCCTTTTTGTGATCTTCAATATAAGTTCTAAACTTCTTATAACCCATATCACATGCATCAACATCTTTAGGCATTTTCACTCTATAGATCTTACCTTCATATCCAGAATGTTCTAACCATCTTAATAACTGAATAGTTCCGAAATTCCCAGCCTCATCATTATCTAAAACACAATATAAAGATTTTGGATTTTTCTCTATTATCTGTCTAAGTTGTTCATCACTAGGATGACAACCATAAACTGCTACACAATCTTTACCACCACATATTGCCGTTATTACACCTTCAACTATTATTATTCTTTCTTGATTTTCTTTCTGGTTCTTCAAATTAAATACAATGTTTTTCTTATTAGCACCATTAGGATTCTTATATTTAGGTATTTGATTTATAACTGATCTTGCACTATACATATCAGTCCAGCATCTTCCAAAAACATTATTAGGGATCACTATCCTACCTGCTAAATCTTGTATGCCTAACCTTATGTCATAAAAATCTATCAGTTCTTCCGTTATACCTCTTTTAATACAATAATCATAAGCTACAGTTCCTTTTTCAATTCTAGTAACTGGAATATAAAACATATTATCTTCATCATCACCGAGTTCTTCATCACAATCAGAATTATCAAACATCTTCAATAAATCTTTGTATATACTGGAAGGTGTTTCTTCTCCATTTGATACGGTTCTTAATCTTCCCTTAGATCCACATTTGAAACAATAAAATTTTAAACTTTCTTCATTCACATACAATTTATGATCATCATCAGCCTTACCCCTTTTTCTTATACAGAATGGGCAATTAAATCTTAATTCATTATGTGAAGTTTCTCTTATATGATCCGTTCCAAATCTTTCTTCTATAAGATCTAAGTTATTCAACCGGAGCTACACCACCATTCATCTTATCTAACTTCTTAGTTGTTTCATACTCTTCTTCTGATATGTGAGATAACCTACAACATTGACCTTCAAACTTTAATCTATAAATCTTACATTCTTCACCCCTTCTGTTTTTAGCTACATACAAAGTAAGTACAGAACTTGATTTAGATGGTTTACCGATAGTAAGCATCAGATCAAGTACCTTCTGTTTATTAGAAGATTGAGCCAAGGATTCAAGTGGTGGTATCTCATACTTCCAGAACTCTCTGGAAATCTGTGAAGCTATCCACACTACTGATCTGTTATTCTTGGCAAATCCTGCCAACTTATTATAAATATCTCCACCAGACTTATACATATCATCAAGATTGTTATCAGATAAGTTTTCATCATAATCTATGATAATCTCATCATAGTGAAGATTATTTGCTCTTTGTATAGTCCTTACTTCATCTATCACCTGATTAGTAGACATTTCCTTTTCAGCATGTACTACAACATCAAGATTAGATAAGAAACCACTCATATTATGTTTTTTAATAAATGTAGCAAGATCCTCAGCAGATAAACCTACCAGAAGTTCAAATTTAACTCCGGTCAAACAAGCTAAGTATCTGCATATAATATCTAACTTAGAAAGATCTCCTAATACCACATGTAATACTTTATATCCTTGTTGTATCGAAGCTAATCCTTGATTAACAAGGAACATACTCTTACCACATCCTGGGCAAGCAGCAACACAATTTAGAGTTCCGGGAGTTAAGCCTTTGTAAGCAAAGATATAATTAAGATCATTAATAAACAGTTTGATTATTCTAGGTGAATCTTCCGGTCCTAATTCTTCTTGCTTTATCTTCTTAATAGTATTCACATCAGCAAGATTAAAAGGTTCTGATAAAGTGAAATTAAATGATAAAGCATCATTAAGAGAATCAACCATATTATCAAGATTTATCTCACCATTACTATTAACATTTTTAACAATAACATTTAAGGCTTTTTCTGACTTACATCTCCTTATAAACTCAGCAGATTTATTGATAGCAAATTCTTCTGATGTTAAAGTCATATTATGTACTTTGTCTAAGGTTTCCAGAATTTCATCAAACTTGCCGTACTCTACTGAATATCTTTCTCTAAGTAATAATGCCAGTTCTCTAAAAGAAGGTATGGCCAAGTACTTTTCATAATGTTCTCTTAAGCATTTATATATTAATTTATAATGATCATTATCGAAAAAATCTTCCTTAATCTCTGTAGAACATTTTGCTAAAACACTTGGATATTTTTCTAAGGCAGACATACATACATCTTGTAATTCACTACTTGAACCTTTCATGTCAACCTCCAACTAACTAATTGCATATTATAAAACACAATCCGGGATATTTAGATTTAATCAGAATGTTTCAGTCTATCTTTAAGCAGATACAGATAACGTTCCATAGAAGTTTGAATATGAGTTAAGTACTCTATGATGTTATTAATAGTAGACAATTTTTCTTCCAGATCATAAAGTTCTTCAAACTTTGTTCTTAACTCTGAATTAATAGCTTCACTAGATGGTCTTTGCTGCCTAACCAATAGAGTATATTCCGGATCTTTTATCTTCCTATATGCTTTATTCAAATGATCATATTGAAGTCTTAAAGAATAAATACACCAAGAAAGATTCTGGCTATCTTGTATTATTTTTTCACTCTTACGAAAAACACCAGGCTTATCATTAGGTGACGTTTCCGTAATATCATTAAGACAATACTGTATCATATCCAGTTCTGTATCTGATAACAGTTCATTCTCTTTTAAGAATTCATATAAGGGTTTTAAATTAATATTCATACTCAGACGGTTCTACTTTCTTATACTGTTCTTTTAACTTAACAGTTCTCATTAATTCATCTATTGCAAAATCTGATATTTCTAGTTCTGAAAGTTGTTTTATTGCATTAAAATAACTAATAGCACTGGTACTGTTATTTATTGTAGCAATAATAGAATCCAGTTCACTTGGTTTAATCTTAACCAAATCCAGATCCATCAACTGTAGATTTATATTATATCTGGCTAAATCTAAATTTAAATAGGCTTTTCTGTAAGATACACCTATTCCTTTACAAAGACTTCTAAGTTCCTTTTCAGTTTTAGGATATACAACACCATTTTCCTTACAAAACTTATACAAACGCCATAATCCCTTTATATTGCCCTCTCCTACGCCTACACAACATCCGGGAATGTTATCACTACTATCACCTAGCAAAGCCTTACAAGACACAAAATCGTGCGTATTTTGATAACCCTCTGTTTTTAAGAATGATTCTAAAGTAACATACTCACTTGCTTTTGGTCTTTTTACATCACAAGTAGCAGAAAGTAATTGCAACATATCCCTATCATCAGTTAATACTACAGATCTTTCTGATATCTTTGATAAAACATACATAAGATCATCACCTTCCCAACCTGCCATCTTGATAACCGGAATACCAAAGAATGGAAGAATAACAGAAAGTCTGTCTCTTTGTTTTCTATATTGTGTTACATAATCATTTTCTACTTCATCTGGTGTAAGAACCATCTGTTCTTGTTGTACTCTTTCAGTTGCTTTTTTATAATCAGGATCTAAATTAACTCTTCTTTGGTTTAATCCCTGGTCAAAAACAACTATAGGAAAATACTCACCACATTTTCTTACTTCACTATTTAACATTCTAAGAAATTGAAAAATACCACCAGTATGTTCACCTTTAGAGTTAGTAAGAGCAAATACATCAGAAAGATGTAATGCTCTATGTAACATAAAAGAACCATCTATTATAAAAATATTCTTCAAAAACTTACTCATGTTCTTCTTCTTTCCTACTAACAATTAAAATACATGGATATCCTTGACCTGGCATCCCACCACCAATAGTTAGTGTAGGATGAACTTCATAAGATAATCTACATTCCCCACAACCCTTGGCATCTATACCATAAACATCAAAAGAAACATCTTCGTATTTATTTGTTTTCATAAAACTTTTCCAGATCTCCTACTTCTCCGGTAGTTTCATCACCAAAATGTTTTCTTGTTACTGCCATAGGAAATTCTTCAATTTCACTATTCCAAACAGGTTTACAACCAGCTTCATAATAAGACAAAGGAAAGCCACCAATACCATCAAACAGACTAGCCATAGTAGGTTTATAATCACTAGGATATTGACTAACCATTCTCTTAGCCATCCATTTCCAGAAAGGCAAAGCAATGGAATTACCTAATGCTTTATACTTTACTGAATCTGAATCCTTATGAAGTTTTCCTTTAGTATCATACCAATCTCCAATATCACACCAATGATCATAGAATCCTTGAAGTCTAGTACATTCCAATGGTGTAAGTCTACGAACAATAGAAGAATTAGCAACATACATATCATTAGTAGCTTCTTGAGTACCTAACTTATCATAACCACTAGCATTAAGACACCCAGAAGTTTTTTGATATGTTTCTGAACCAGAACAACATACCGCATGTTGTTCTACTGTATTTAAAGTATACATAACCTCAGATTCAGAATATCCATCACCTTTATGACTATCTCTTGATCCATTACCTTCTAAGCTATAAATATGTTCTTTCTGTTGTTCTTTATCATAGCATACTGCATGAGGTGTTCCATGACTTTCAGATGCCATTGTAGGTGCTACATTAATGGTATAGTTTCCTTGACCTTTACCGCCTTGTTGATCTATTCCATAAACATCTTGTGTTTTAACAATTTGAGGATCTTTAAAATCTCTGGCCTTTAATGGTGCTGCTACTTCTTCTTCTGTACTACAATGAAAAACTTCACAAGATATAACAGGTTCACCACCGTGAGTAGTAGTAAGAGTAGGTGTTACTTCTTCTGATACATTACATTGTGACTTTCCAGCACCTTGATCTACAACTAATGTAGGTGTTCTAGTTTCTGAATTATCAGTAACATTCAATGTATCATTAATATTACATTCTTCCCAACCTTGCCCTTCTTCTGAATTTTGAGGGTGTCCTGTCTTTCTAAATGTGAGTTTACTATCAGCATCTTTAGAACATTGTTTTACAACTAAGTTCGTCATATCAGTAGGTCTGTTCTCATGATCTCCTACAGTAGCAAAAGCAATATCATTTCCAGTAGCTCCATCAGCCTTATAGTTTGTATACACTACTGCCATACCACCTTGATTACATGCCGGATTACCACCATTTAAATCTAAAGTTCTTGCAGTATCAGCTTCATAAATTCCACTATTAGGATTATCTGATTTCATAGCATTACTATCATAAGCAGATATACCATAAACTTTAGTATCATCTAAAACATATGATTCTCCACCACCATATCTAGTTTCACCAGAATACAAACTTTCAGCAATACCATTGGAAGGTTGTATATGTTTACTTTGTACTTCCCAAGAATTAAGACAACCTTCTTTAACAGTTAATACTTGACCACCAGTAGTAGCAGAATTTCCTGATCTGGTTGTTAATGTAGGTGAAATATTACCGGAAATTCTACCAGATTTTAAATCACAACCATAAGACTTTACATCAGATTCGCTTGTTTCTGCAATGCTATCTCCAATTGTGGTGGAAGTGTCTTGCCCCTTTTCTTGGCTCTGTTCAAGATCCCTATACTCGCTTTTGCGCTCAAAGAGTATTTCAGGTGCGGATTGTCCTCCAAAATCTGCGATAAGCGAGATTCTTTTACGTCTTTGGGGGACTCCCCAAAACTGTGCGTCATGTACTCTCCAAGCGATAGACCATCCATCTCCCAGAACAACCCCAGATTTAGACCATTGCGCTCCTTTCGGCAATCCAGGAACATTGGTGGTTGAGTCAATGATGTTGATTGTTTCTTGCAAGACACACCTGAAATCTTCTCCGTTATTGGAACTGAAACATCCAATGACGTTCTCCCACACCATATATCTTGGTCGAATAAACTCACCTGTTCTCCCATTAACTCTTTTGTCATAATCACGCATCTCCTTAATAACTCTTATTTGTTCAAGAAACAAACCTGATCTTTCACCATCTAATCCTTTTCTTTTTCCAGCAACACTAAGATCATGCGCTATTGGCAGGGACTTCCACCAGTAACAATATCTACCATTGGAACTTCCATTCCATTGATTTTTGTAATATCACCAAAGTTAATCACCTGCTATCATCACCTCCTTTAAATAAATATAAAATATTAATTATCTGTTTTAGCATATTCCCAGATAAAACCCTTAGAACTTTTCTGCTTACCTACTCATTATTCCTTTTAGCTTCTTCTTTTCTAAGCAATCTTTCAAGTTCCCTTTTTCTATTAGCTTCTGAATATTCCTCCATTTCTTTTAACCATTGTTTAAAATTAGAAAAAGCATCCTTTTCTTCATCAGATAATACATAACCTGTTTCAGTAGCAGCAATGACAATATCTTTAACATCATTAAGCAACTTAGCAGACTTTCTACTTAATGCTATAGGCATATTCTTACCATTCCTTTCTAAATCATATCTAACAATCTATCACTAAGATCATTAAATTCTTCTTCTGTTATTTTTTCCTTACTCCAACAATCAAGTATCTTACCGGAAATACTGGATAATGTTTCCACACTCTTTCTTGATTCTTTTAAAGTTCTTAAAGCATCATCCAGTTCTTTATAACATTCACTATGGTTCATAATATGTTCCCTTAATCCTATGAACTATGTTAGATACTATTTGAGTGCATACAATATCTTCCGGACTTCTTACCAGATCATATGGAATATCATATCTGTCAAGTAAGGATTTCACATCTTTAAACAAATAAGAATCTTTAGGATCATCAATAAGAATATTTATGTTCTGATAGCATTGATACTTCTTATAAGATAAGATCTCAAACATATCCGGTTCTGGTTCTTCACTTTGCCTATAATAAACCGATTGTAACAGTAATGGTGATATAGAAAGAATTACATCTTCCTGTTTAGCTGAATCGAGTTTATCAACAACATCACCTAAGATCTTAAGAGGATTTTTTGATACATCTATATTAAAACTTCCTATTATCTGAACCTTAATATCATTCTGTACCAGTTGAGAATAAAACAAAGAAAGATATTTGTCTTTCTTGCTTCCGGGTACACCAAAGATATTTAAAACTATCATTCTTCTTCATCCTCTTCTTCTTCACCAAGTATCATAAGAGGTGCTTTTAAAAACTTAGTTATCAAATTGGCAGCCTCTTTAAGAGCAATTGCCGTATAACTGAATTTGTATTTGTCTGATCTATCCTCAGAAGATTTAACCAGATCTTCATAATAATGCATCAGCCTAACAAGTTCATCTCTGGATTCAATCAGATCCATAGTATCTCCTTTAATATTAGGATCTAGTATCTTTACTTTATTAGCAGACACATAATTCTTACTCTTACCCATCACTAATTCCTTTCTATTTCTTCATTACCTTCAAAAGGTTGTTTGTAAAATCATACATAGTATCTTCAAGATTATACATACATCTTCCTTTAAAAACACAAGTAATACATTCATTCTGTTTATGTGTTCTACAATAACTCTTTACAGTAGATAATGCATTTCTTAACTGTACTTCCGGATTTTTAGGCCTACCATTAGGATTACTCATAATCTCCAATTCCTTTTCTTCATCATATCTATAAGATCTCCTAACCCTATAATCCAGGGAATAAACACTATCACTATAAACCCCAAAATTCCAAATAATGTTAATAACGTCTTACCTAACACAAATAACCTCTAACATATAAAACACAAATACAAAAAATCAGATTTATGATGTTTATTTAATTATATAGATGAACATCAATCTATTTCACATTCATCATCATAAATATATGCATATGACCACAATTTTGAACTATAACCAATCCATTGCTTAGTAAAATTAGACTTAACCAAAAAGACACACCATTTGGACCCATCCTCATAGCTCATAGTCTTAAAAGAAGATAACAAAAGGGTTTCTTCACTAAGATTAGGATTGTCATTAACTTTTTTATTGAGTAATGCTTCACAATGTTCTGCTTTAACAAATACTACCTGTTGAACTATATATACTCCACCAAAGATCGAATAAACATAATTACCGGCATCTAGGATTTCTTTCTTTATAAGTCTGTTTACTTTAATGACTTTCTTAGATGGTACATATTCTTCTTCCGGGATTCTAAGATTTCCGTATTTAATAAGAAGATCAATGTAATTCAGATAACCATCATAAAACTTATAATCTGCTTTAGATATATCATCAGTAAGAAAATCCTCACTCTTAAGCATTTTGTTTATCCAGTATTCTTCTTTAGGAGTAAAAGTTTCCATACCAGGTCCTCACTTATTTTTCTTCATTAACACACTCTTCAAAGATGTTCCTATCAGATCTCTGATCAAAATATGGTTTCAAGAATGTTGCTATCATTGTTGAATCAATCAGATTTGTTCCCAGTTTATAATTTTTGGATAAAATCTTCAACAACTGCAACGTAGAAAACTTGTTATAAGTAAGAGCCTTTTTAAGCTTTTCCAACTTTTTAAGAGATTTATACTCCATTCCAAAGGAATTAAGAAAGTCTACCAGTTCCTGACTATCTGCCAGATCCAAGGAAGCAATTCTCTTATCAGATGTAAGAACCACATTAACCTTAGACTTCTTAATGATTTCAAGAACTTCTCTAACAGACAATTCCTTATCCACTAATGAATCATCTGTAAAAGTAGCAAGAGTTCTGGAATAATACTTCTCAGCCATAGATACCTCTACAACCGGATCAAATGTAGTCATAAACTCATAGAAACTCTTGGATTCAATAATAGGCATACTGAACGTAACATAACAATCATCATCTGTTTTGATACCTTCATAGGCCACATATCTACCCTTAATAGGATCAATATCAACCAGTACTAGTGATACACACCCGGTATCTGATATCTTTTCATTAATAACCTGAATAACACCGGCTTTATTAACATTAACAGTAGCAGCACTAAAAGTGTTATCAAACACATCATAATTTACTGAAATATCTTCTGTAGAACCATCAAAAATAGCAAATACCACTTCATCTGCAACTACACAGTAACGATATTTGGATAATCCTTTAACATTATGGTTTTCATAAAGAACTTGTTGTCTTAACTTATCCCACAACTCAGGAGAATTTTCATGTAATTTCTTACACATACTGAAAGGAACACCCATAAGATCATATAGAAACTCTATAGCTTCCTTACCCATAGGCAGCAACTTTATGTTACCGTCATCATCATAGCACTTAAGCAGATCCGGTTCTTCAAGTATTACGCCTGTAAAAGTACACTCTTTGATCAAGTTATTAAGCATTAGCAAATACCTCCATAGATTTAGACATTTTATTCATTAAACTCTTCTTAAACTTCCACATCTTCATATGGTTAAAATTAAGAAAATATTTTCCTATCACATCATCAAGATACTTCTTGGTTTCTTCCAGATAAGATCTTTTCTTTGAACCCAGACAATCAACATAGTTATTGTATTCCTTCTCAAAGAAATCAAGATTACCTACCAGATATCCTTTAACAACCAAATAAATCCTTTCCTGCTTATCAAGAGAAGCAACAAAGGATCTTACATATTCTTCATCAAGCATTATTAAATCAAATCTGGATTCTTCTTCCATCATATACTCACTAACATAAGTATAGGTTTCTACCTCATCTTCGAAGTAGCAGCATACATCTTTTTGAAACTTAGCATTATCTCTGACAATATTCTTAGCTCTGTTTTCAATGGTTTTCTTTACCATTTTAATTTCAGAAAGATCTTCCTGTATCAACTTTAACCACAACTCCTGTGTAAGATCTTCAAAAGACATACCGGAAAATTTGTAGTAACGACTAGCAGTTTTGTTGATCATACCTTCAATCTGGTCATAATAGTTCATCAACTGCATAAATATACCTCCTGTATTAACTTGTTAGAGCCTGTATATCCATTCTATCAGAAATCTCTTTGGAACAATGTATTATTTTTAAAATTCATTCACAAACAATTTTTCTACCATTTATGCAAAATGCACAAAGAGAAAAGAAACAAAAGAGAAATATAAGTTCTGAAAATATTAAACTCTTTTCTTAATAATATTAATAAATATATTATTAAGTAATAAAAAGAATAAGTAAAAGATAATAATTAAGTTAATCTTTAATTAGAATTTATTCTAGTTATTAGTTACTAGATATATTCATTCCTTGCAGTCATTCATATATCTACTATCTAACAACTATATAAATTTATAAATATAAATATATATTTAAGTGTTACTATCGTAACACAACTTAAATATTAAAATATAACGTGCGTATGTACGCACATACGCATTATTATTAGAAATGTATTCTGAAATGAACTTTCTGAAAAATGTGTTTAATACTATAGAGAAAATTTTAATCAGAAAGGAAACAAACGTCTTGAAAGTATTAATCTATTCAGATCTTCATTGTTCATACAATTCAAGTATTCTTCCATTATTTAAAGATTCAAAATCTAAATATACTACCAGACTTGATATGATCCTTAAAACCGGAGAATGGATAAGTCAAATAGCAAAAGAAAAGAAAGTAGATATGATCATTAACGGTGGAGATACTTTTGATAACATCATAGTTAAGACAGAAGAATTAGAATGTGTTTCTGAATTCTTTAAAAATTTCCAAGATTTAAAGATTCCACATTACATTACTGTAGGAAATCATGAAAAAGTAAATGATGATTTCAATGCAGTAGAAATTCTTAGTAATTATCCGGAAATCAAAATCATTAAAGAACCAACTAAGATCAATGATAAGATTTCTATTCTTCCTTATATGGATTCCAAGAAAGTAACTAATACTCTTTTGAAAACCATTAGTAATGATATTCTTGTATCTCATGTTGATATTCAAGGATCTTGTTTAAGAGATTCATATATCTTGGATTTTGGAGTAAACCCGGAACTTTTAGCTTCACATTTTAAATTTGTAGCTAATGGCCATTTACATACTGCTGAACATCTTGAAACAACACAAAATGAAGTCTGGAATATTGGTGGTGTATCTTCGATATCTTTTGTAGATAACCAGGAATACCTACCATCACTTGTAGTTCTTGATACTGATACTTTAACTTTTGAAAGAATAGCAAATCCTCATAGTATTTTGTTCAGAAGATTTACTGTTGATTCTCTTAAGGACCTGGCTAAGATCCTTAAGGATTTAGACAAAAACTACAAGTATGCATTAACAGTCAAATATACAAACTATGATATCAAAGCAGATGTTCAGGAAACTCTGGAAAAGAATAAGAAGATCATAGCATTTAAGTTAATTAATGCTTTTGTGAATAAAACTAAATTAAATCAAGATACATCATCTTTGGCAGCAAACTTAGATGTTACTTCTAAGTTCATTGATTTCTTAAATGAAAACACAGAAAATCTTAAATATGATGCTAAAGAATATTTATCCATTGTGAAAGAGGATTAATCTATGCAAGTTACTTTTGAAAAACTTCAAATTAAAGGTTTCAGATCTATAGGTACTTGTTCCATTAATTTGGAATCAGAAGGTATCATTTCCATTAAAGGTGTAAACAATTATGAAGAAACAACTTCCAGTAACGGAGCTGGTAAGAGCTCAATAATGGAAGCTATTAACTGGTGTTTGTTTGGTAAGACTTCTTCTGGCATTAGTGATGTGGAAAATAAGTATTACAATCAAGGTTGTTTGGTTATACTTGATTTTAAGATTGATGATACCGGATATTCAATTACCCGGACATTAAACGATCCTAAACTTAAAACTACCATTATTCTAAAAAAAGAAAATGATGATATTTCTTGTAGAAATAAATCAGATACAGATAAACTGATCAAAACTATTCTTCCTTTTAGTCAGGATATCTTTTTATCTACCATTTTCTTATCACAAGGATTTAGTGGAAGAATGTCATTGCTTACACCATCTGCCAGAAAAGAAAGATTGGAAGTTCTTGCTAACATAGATGAAGAAATTAATAAATTTAAGAACAAGATTTCATCTAAGCAAGAAGAGATCACCTCTAACCTGTCTACAATCACGCAGGAACTCGCCAAGATGCAAGGTGCATTGTCTGTATATACAAATGAAAAGAACGCATTAGAAAGCAAATTAGAGCAATCTAAGGGCATATCTAGAGAGGATTTGGATATACCTGTAGATGCACTAAGTAAAAAACTTGAAAAACTTGATTCTTTGATTAAAGAAAATAGTTCATTGCTGGAAGAAAGTGTTATTACTTATGAAAAACTTTCTATGAAGTCTAGTGAATTAAATAAGAAAAAAGCAGATATTGAAACTCGCAGAAATAAATATCTTGAACACCAGAAGATGGTAACAAAAAAGTATTGTCCTACATGTAATCAAGAAATTAAGAATAAGGAAACTTCTGATCGTTTGGCTAAAGAATATAAGGAGCTTCTTATTAATCTTGATGATGAAGAAGTTGCTTTGATACAAAAAGGATCTATTATCTTATCAGAAATGAAGAAACAAAAGGATCTTGTATCTTCATACAAAGAAAAGAAAACCAGTTTGCAGCAGATGTTTAACCGGGTTTCTAACACTCTGGACACTTATTATAAAAACAAGGATCTTTATAAAGATGTTCAAGCAGATATAGATAAGGCTAAAGAATACCAGGAAAAGATTAAGGTCCTTAATCTCAAGCTTCAAGAAATATCCGATAAGCAGGCTAAGGTTGAAATTAAAGTAAATGTCATTAAACATATTCAGCAATTAATCACTAAGGATTTTAGAACCTATTTACTTTCTGATGTAGTAGCATTTATGAACTCTAAGCTTAATGAATATTCTAAGTTGTTGTTTTCTAATGATACTAATCTGATCCAGATATCTACGGATTCTTCTAAGTTAGATATCTTCTTAGGTGATACATTTTATGAGAATTTATCCGGTGGTGAAAAGAAAAAAGTTGATCTGGCATTGGTACTTGCTCAAAGAGATGTGGCCTTACAACTTTCCGGGTTTCAAACTAATATTCTTATCTGTGATGAAATCTTGGAAAACCTGGATGAACAAGCAAGTAACACGGTTCTTAATCTTCTCAATACTGTATCAGAAGAAATAGATAGTCTTTATATTATTTCTCACAATAATTACAGTATTCCGGTAGATCAGACCATTGTAGTTACTAAAGGAATAGATCAAGTATCAACTGTAACTATAGTCTGAAATTTGATAAAAGAACAATGAATTTGATATAAATTCCTTACCAGTTTTTGTAGAATATCTATGCAAGTTAAAACAAAGCAAGTTACAAATAGGAGGTACATTATGGCAAAGTTCAATTTCGAAAAGTACACAAAGGCTTATGCAGTTCTTTCAATTCAGAAAACAGAGATCGAAGAAAATATGAAGGTTCTTAGAGAAAAGATCCATAAGGCTTTTCTCTTGGAGCAGAAAGATAAGATTACTACAAGGTCTGCTACTCTTTATGAAACAGTTGGTAGCACTTCTGAATCTGTAGATCTTAAGAAACTCAAGGAAGCAGCACCGGAACTCTATGAAGTAATCAAGGGAAAGGGTTTCATCAAAACTACTACAAACTCTGGTGCCTTTAACATCAGGGTAAAGCCAATCCTTGTAGAAAATAATCAAGACATAATCTAATACTGTGTATTCTCCTTTTTTTGTTAATAGAGGGTTCTAGTAATAGAATCCTCTATTAATTTTAGTAAAGAATTTGATAAAAATACAACAAATATTGTATAGATAGAAATTCTTTTTCTATATAATTAATACATAAGCAAGTTAGAGAAAGGAGAACATAATATGATTCGCAATAACAATAACAAGGTAAGTTTTGAGGATATTCTGTTTTACAATATCCATACAGAATGGATTTGTGTAATGGAAGTAGAAGTTTTTGAAGATGGTGCATCTTCAATGGGTTGTCTTTATGAAGGTAATTTAATGGATTTCCGTAAGCAGGCTATCAAAGAACACCAGTATGATCTTACTGCTTATCAAGTAGGTTCATTTGATGATGTTAGTTGCTATAAAGGACATTCATGTACTTTCATTTATGTTTATCCAGTTAAGGAGAAGATCAATGGTTAATAAAGAATTAATAGGTAAGGAAGTTCTGATCCTTGTAGGTTGTTATCAAGGGGTTTGGGGAACAGTTACGGAAGGTTTCAATTTTGATACAGATGTTTATTACATCATAGCTTTGTGGAATAACCCGGATTTGAAATTTCCATATAAAGATTATGATTTCAGAATACTTGGAAAGGATGAGGTGATCTTATGATCTGGTATGTAGTTATAAGTGTTATCTATGCAAGTTTCTTAGGAATACTTGCAGTTTTGATTTTAGCAGAAGCAGAGTGAAGGGGAAAAATCTTAATATGATGGAAAAGTATTTTGAGATCAAAATTATTGAAGAACTTTTAGGATATGCAATCATTGGTTTTGCTATCCTATTAGTGATTTTGATTATCTTTGGAGTCGGTATCAAAAACCTTGTAAACAAGATCCGGGATAAAATCAAGAAAAGAAACGAAGAAAGCCCTTGAAGAGGCTTTCGAGAAGGGGAAGGCTTATCAGAAAGAGGCTGACGAACAAAGAGCGGAACAGGAATTCCAGATATTCTGTGAAAACGTTGTGTCCGGTACAGATTTTAAGAAAGGGGATTTTTGATATGAAATTCGATACTTTTACTGAGAGGGACTTGCTCGAAAGCAAGGTATTAAAGACTAATGACCGTGAGGATCTTGAAAAATATATCCTTACTAACATGAAGGATATCTTTGAGGCGTACAGGGCTTATAACCCTAATGGTACTTATTTGATAATGAGTATCATCGGACACGAAGAAAGCGAAGAGGGGCTTTACTTATTTGTGAGGAATGACTATACGAGTAAAGATGAGGATATTCCTCTTAATGCTTCTCTTATCGTTAAGGGGGTAAAGAGTATGAGAGGTGATAAAGAATGAACGCAAATGACAGAGTAAAAGTATATAAAGATCTTTTCGATTGGGCGGAGAGTACCAAAGAACAGGTAATTTATCTTCAATCAAGAATGTATGCTGTGCGAGTTGGTATTGATATGGTAGTTCTTGTAAAGGCTAAGAATTATGACGAAGCCATGAGAAGAGTATGGGAGGGATAAGGGGTGATAAAGAATGAACATTACAACAGAAATAAATGATTATTCAACACCATCACAACCCAAAATTAAAATCCATAATCATTGGTGTGATGGCAACAAAGTAGAGTTAGAAATTGATGGGAAGAGATATACAGTTTGCGGTAGTGAAATTATATCCGCAGTTAAAAGATGTATGCTCAATACGTTTGGTGAGTAAGAAGGTGAAGAAAATGACAACTAAGTTGGATATAGCAAAAGCAATAATTGAATAGCATTATGCTGTTGCTGACTGTGGTTTGTTTGAGTGTCCAGGAATTGGTGGTGATTCCTTATGTACCATATATGATCATATGGGATTGACCATAAGGATTTGCTATGAATGGAGTTATTTTGAGGTTTTTGGACTTACAAAAGAAGAATTTAAGGAATTGGAAAAGTATTATGAAAACTTGGGAAAAAGGATGAGTGCTAATGAGTAAAATCATATATGAAGGATTTTTCATTACTGGTGATCAAATAGGTGCTTCTATCGGAACTCTTAGCAGAAAAGTTATGCACAAGCATATTACTACAGAATTCAATCCACCGGTAATACATAATGATCTGTATGGAATTGCAGCCAGATTTACCATTACTGGTTATGGAAATGATGGTGATAATGAAGCTTTTTCTGTAGAACTTAAAGAATGTGAAAATGAAGAACTTGTTAAAATAGTTAATGCTATCGAAGTTCCACATATTACATTATCAGTAAGTGATACCGGATTTCCATTAAATAGTAAAAATCTAAATTTTGGTGGAAATTATGTTCCTACAAGAAAAGCTCGGATCTATACAGTAAACACTATATTTGGTGGATTTCTTACAGAATCCTCTCACATTAATGGTGGTTATCCAGTAATAGATCCTATGCTTAAGCTTCCACTTTAGCCATAAAAGGAGAACTATACTATGATCAAACATTTATGTGATATCTGTAAGAAAGAACTTAATTCAGCAGGTATATGTGTTGGTGAGGTTAAAGTACAAGGGACCAGAGAACATCACCAATCTGTTGCTAGTTTTGTTGGAGAAGAAGTGTGTCCGGTATGTATTGATAAGATCCTATCTTTTATTGAAGGAGTGCAGCAGAACAGATACTTTTTGACAGGTATTCTGGAAAACAAGGATTGTAAAACAGAAGATGCTGACACCTGGATTAAAGAAGAAACTGCTACTGGATATAGTGTCAGGTGTCCAAAATGCCAAAACAGATGGGAATATAGATTATTAACATCATATTGTCCCTGGTGTGGAGCAGACTTAAGAAAGGATAAGGGGTGTAAAAAATGAATATGAATGAAAAATTTCTTGTTGTAGGACTTTGTGTTGTAGTGTTTGTTATCATCTTGGCAATACTCTTAGCAGTAGTTATTGAAAAAGATATTAAGAACACTAGAGAGCAATTCAGAAAGGACCGTAATGCAAAGATAGATGCAAAAAGGAAAACATTAGCATCTCAGATGGATCAATTATATTGGAGATATACAGAAAAAGGTTTTGCACCATCTCTGGTAAAAGAAGAATTCAACAAACTATTTCTTGAATATCAAGCATTAGGATCTGTAGATGATTATGTAGACCTTAGAGATTCTTTCTTAACCTTACCAGAAAATAAATAATACCAGGAGATTTAAAATGACTGTTAATGATTTTGTAAATAAATGGTGTGAACAAGGAAACATATATATTGTTCCAGAATGTTTTCTTGATGAGTGTATTGAAAGTCTGGAAAATGGTAATGAAATAACTTGTAATTATTCATTCTGTATGTTTAATCCTAAGTATTCTCAATTCCAGATTCACAAGTATTTAAAAGATGAAATAGCATTTGCGGAAGTAGTTACTTTCTATATCTATGGTAAATCATTAGTTCTTTTTATCAAATATGATATATAAGGAGAAAAAGATGAATTCAAAATACAAGCAGTCACCATTTCACGTTACACCGGAGATGGTTAGATTAAGAAGTGATCTAGACATGTTAGGAATTGAATGGAAAGATCAGTCCTCCGTAATACCGGAAGATCATTGGATCTGTAGGACTTGGTTTTGGATTAATCATAACAAATGGTCTGTAATACACGGTTATGGTACTTATGGTGGGTATTCTTACTGGTTAGACCGTGACGATATGAGACTGGAGCTTACGACTAGTACTCAAAATGGTGGAGAACCAATAGGTTATCTTACTGCTAAGGAAATAATAGAACTGGTAAAAGAAGAATTGGAAAAATCAAAATAATTTCTTTTGTGTTTTATATTATAGAACCATCTAGTTAGGAGATATTTTATGATCAGATGTGAAAAATGTGGTAATTATATAAGTTCAGTAAAGGTAAACAGATTTATGCCGGATGGTAGTGATAAATTTTTTACAGCGGATCTTGTAAAAACTACAACATCTAGTAATGCAGTTTATATTGATGTTGATGAAAATTGGACTGGATATGAATGTTCTGATGAAGAAAAGCCAGATACCATTACATGTCCTTACTGTAACAAGTTTCCGTTTGAAGATCCGGATATCCAGGAATTCAAAATACTAAGGCTAGTAATGTTTACGGTTGATGTATAAGGAGAAACAAGATGAAACTTAAAGAACTTATCAAAAATACTACCAGTAATATTTGGATTACCTATGGTGAAGATCCTAATCAGATTAGTAGACCAGATATTAAACTTGATCTTACCAATCCATCAGAACATTCTCTTTATATTGAAGATGTTCTAACTGAATATTTGCTAGAGCATGAGGTTTATCTTATCTATGCACCATGTACTGATGTTATCTACGTTAGTTTATTCCTGGATAATGATAAACCAGATGAGGATTCCTAATGGCTAGAAATAACAAATGCAAAAATTGTAAATGTTTTGATATTGATCAAATAGGCAGCAAAGGTGGTATTTATGGAACTTGTAAAGTCTATGATCATGGCTTTAGACACAAGGTAGGTTGGAGATTAGGATCTAGTAAAGCATGTTCTAAGTTTAATAGAAAGGAAAAATAACAATGCAATTATTACCATTAGTTTGTAGTCAGTGTGGTGGTCAGTTAGATCCTAAAACCTTCACCTGTAAATCCTGTGGTACATCATTCGTTTCTAAACTGGGCAATCTGACATTCATTCAGGTTGAAGTTGGAGATATGGCAACTAACCAAGTGAATATGTATATGGAAAAAATACAACAGGAAATAAAAGCCAATGTAGGAGAAGACGAGAAGTTTATCATTCTTCCTACAAGAAATGGCATAGGTGCTGTAACAGTAAAGCAGTTTAAGTATTTAAAGGAGTAACAAAGATGGGTGACGAAGCCGAATACTTAGAACAGTATAATATCGACGATTATTTCGACGACCTCGAAGGAGAAGATGATGCCTAATATTACTATTAACATTCTTAAGATAACAAACATAGGGAAAAAGGATTGGTTTGAATCTGGAAAAGAAGGATCTGTTGAATATTCATTATTTAACTTCAATCACATTATACCAGAACCAAAATCTTCGGAAGAATGTGATCCTAAATATAATTTGAATATAAATCCGGATTCTAGCATCAAAGAGGATGAAAAACCTTGGTTTAATTGGTATCAATGGCGTATTGATAACTGGGGAACCAAGTGGAATGGTTATGATTGCCAAATTCTCAATGATGATGCTATAAAATTTGAAACTGCTTGGAGCCCTGCAGTTGAAGTAATAAAGAAGCTTTCCAGGACACACTATAAGGATCAACAGTTAATATTATTTACTAATGATGAAGATAGTGACTATTGGTATGCTGATATTTATCTTAATGGAGACATTATAGAAACATATCGGTTAAGTAATACCATACCTAGATATGAAAGTAATGATTATTCTTATCTTGATATTTTGAAGGAACTTGAATGTGAATTGCAAAGTATTCGGAAAGGAATCCCTATGACTATTAAACAGGATTTTTTAGATGCCTTAATGAACTGGTATAATCATACTCCAGAAGTTACCAAAGAAATTTTAAATACTTGGTTAAAAAGCTATGGAGAAGAATGTTCTAATCATATATCTTGTGATGTATCAGAGAATTTAACTTTTAAAGATTGTGTTTTTATGGATCTCATATTAACAAATGAAACAAGGTTTGTATTTATGTATTCGCACTTTAATATGTGTTCTTTTGTAAATTCACGATTCTATGAAGTTGATTTTAAACATTCTGTATTTACAAATGTGGAGTTTCGATCATCATCTTTTGTAAATTCTACTTTTTATTATGCATGTTTTAACGATTGTACCTTTATTGATAATATTTGGGATCATTCAGATTTTGAACGTGCAGAAAATCCACCAATATGTCCTATGGCCTGTCCCACAGAAGGAGGATTTATCGGATGGAAAAAGGCAAGACTTACTGATGGAGCTTTTCGCTTAGATCAACAATGTCTTATAAAACTATACATTCCGAAAGATGCAAAGAGATCATCAGCAACTGGAAAGAAATGTAGAACAAACAAGGCTAAAGTTCTAGATATTACCGATTTACAAGGAACATATCATTTTGAGGCAGCATGGTCCCTTTATTCACCTATTTTTTTATACGAAAAAGGAAAATATGTTGAAGTTACTGATTTTGATGAAAACAGATACAATGAGTGTTCTTCGGGAATTCACTTTTTTGTAGATAAGGAAGAAGCCATTAATTATTTGTGAAAGGAGTAAATTTATGATTAATACTCAATTAGATCGATTAGAAAGAATATTTGGTAAAGGAAACGTAAGACAATGCACTATGCAGCCAGATAAGACTTTTATTACTTCACAATATGGTAATGAAGAATTATGTCACCATACCGGATATGAAGTACTTGATGGATCAGAAGATCTTCCTGGAAACTGGTGGAATGTTTATGTAGACATGTCCGGGAATTACCATTTGGGAAGATAAGGAAAACTAAAATGGATAAAGAAAAAAATATTAGCATTTCATTTGAGTTGTTTACGTCTATTATTATGATTGCGATTATTGTGAGTTTTTTCATAGGTATGGTCGCAGAATATTACTTTGAGAAAAACCATTCTAAGTTCTGTCCTATCTGTGGAGATAGGTATGGTATTGATTGTGAATATTGTGAGCATGATGGAAATAAACTACAGTCAGTAAGGAAGTCTAAGGAGATAACTAAGAATGAAAAAGAATCTTGAAATTGAATTTAAAGTTGATCCTGAAGAATTGGCGTATGAACTGCGGAACATGACAGAAAAGGAACAAGCAGAATTTCTATATGAGATTGCAGGAATATATCGAAGAAATCCATCAAAATTTTTAATTCAATTACAGGATATCTCAGATGAAATAGAAGGTTCTGCTGATTTATACAATAAAGCATCAATTATAGCAACCTTGGAAAAAATACTGGAGTATCTAAAAGATGAAGGATCTTCAAAGACTGAAAAACCTACATGGGTTTTTAGTATAAATACTGCCACTCCAGATTGTCCTCATGGCATGTATAAATGTTCGTTGTGTGGTGGTCGTAGTGCAGAAAAATTAAAAGTTTGTCCAAACTGTAAATCTAAGATGGATATAAAGTCACTAGGAATATGTTCTGGAATGTAAGTTCTTGCGGGAGTGATAAAGACAATGGATAATGAAGAATATTTTAAAAAAGTTATTGAAGAAGAATTTAAAAGACTTGGAGTAAAAGAACCGAATAAAGAACGTGTAGAAAGAATATATGGATTCCTTATGGGATTGCTATTTTATAATTCAGAAGATGGCAGTATGTGAGGTGACAAAGAATGACAAATAAAGAAGCAATAGATTGGATAAAGTCATTAATAACAGAAATGAAGAAAGATACAACTGGTCCACTTCATGATCCGGAATATAAGAATGAGGTTTATGAAGCACTTAATAAAGGTATCGAGGCATTAAAGTATATGGATCAGAAACAGAAAGAAGAACAAGATGCCCGGATCTTTGCAGCACTTGCTTCTGGTAAAGAATATTGGAGACAATAAACAATGGAATATTACTGGGATTGTTTTGAAGAAGAAGTTACAACCACCATTGAGGATATTGCACCACCTGAAAGATATATAAGACTGCATCAAGGAGAAACTGATGTTTTTATAGAAAGATGGTATGTTGGAAATTATTCTTTTCTAAATGTAGCATATTCTCAATTTGATAGAGAAAATGGTAGGGTTTATGGAATTCGCAAACGTGTAGCAGAAGAAAATGATGTTACATTACAGTATATGACAGATTGGACTGTTACCAAGGAACATTTTAAAAGAATGATGGAGAGTTTAGAAAAATGACAAATGGAGATATTTTCAAACTATTTAAAGAAAGATTCCCAGAATTGGAAGTTGATGATTATAGACCATTAGACCATGCATTTGCAGAAGAAAGATCTGGAATCACCATCTGGTTAAAGAATGGTGATATGCTTCTATATTTTCCTAATACAGAAGAAGTGAAACAAATGACAGATGAAGAAGCTTTACATTGGCTTAATGCACTTCCAGATGTTTTACCATCTAAAATGCATAAAGATGCAGTTGCTGCTTGTAAACAAGGAGTTCAAGCCTTAAAAGAAAGAATTCTCTCCGGAAGATGCAGCAAAACAAAATGAAAATCTGGCATTAGTCAGAACTGTTGTTGTAAAGCCAAGAGTAGAAAAGATGCTTAATAAGTTTGTTGATGAAGGTCTTATTCCTTCTAACTGGGGTCCAAGAGATATGGGTGTTATTATGAAGAACATTAGCAGAAGAATTTATGAAGATTGTGTAAAAGAAACTAATGATGTTATTGAAACAGTTGGTAAGGATTTTGGTAAGTATTGTGCAAAAGAATGTGCTAATCTTGTTAAAGAAATTCTTACAGAAAAATCTGGATTTTAATGCAAAGGAAGAAATTGTGAAATGGATTATAATAGTGGTGTAATTTATGAGAAAGTTTGATGTTAATGAAATAAACCTTGCTATTGAAGAAGTTAAAATACAAAAAGATACAATCATCATCAGTTGGAGCTCAGAGATTGGTTTTGGAGAATATGTAATAAGATGTTCCGAAGATCATCAGAAGTTTTTTGCTGAAAGTGAATGTATGGATAAGGATAAAGACAAATCATTTGGTACCAAGCTTCTGGAATTATGGATGGAGCAGATAATAATTCACTCATAATTGATAATGATTTTGATATAAAAACAATAAATATTGTATAGATTAATGTACCACTTTGCTATTATGTAATAGGAAAAAGTGAGCAAGTTACACAATAACAGGAGATACACAATATGACTAATAAAGAAAATCAGATTAGGAAATCTTGTAACAGATTTATTGAAAATTACAAAGCTATGGCTAATCAAGCTCCTACCAGATTTGATCTTGTTTCTTACATTACCGGCTATGATCCTAAGTGTAGCATAGCAATGGCTAACCGGATAATAATGGATCTATTTAAAGAAGGAAAACTCAAAGCATAATACCAGAAGGATTCCAGAAATGGAATCCTTTTTTAGCAATGAATTTAATATAAAAACAATGATTTTTGTATAGTTTAAAATGAATAATCTATATAATTATTATGTAAATGAGGCAAGGAAACATAAAACAGAAAAGGAGAATATCACTATGAAAGCAGAACTTTTTAATGACCATTTTCTTACATATGAAGAACTGGTAAAAAAGATTGAGTCTTTACCCATACATACGGATGATAAAAATCTTATCAATCAGCCTATTTTTCAACAGGCTAAAGATGATCCCAGATGTAAGTTTTTCCTTACAGGCCTTGTTTCCAGAAAACCTTACATTATTATTACTGATCCGATCTTTGACACTCTGGATAACAAAATAGGTTTTATGATCAGTCTATATCCAAAGGAACTGACAGTCTTTGAAGCTTTAGCTCCTAGCAAACATTTTTATAATGATTTTATCCGGGATGGTTTTAATCTGGGTAGTTATCCATTGGATATTGATCTTAAGGAACTCATTAAGAAAATAGTGGATTCTTATGGTGTTTGTCCGGAATGTGGCAGAAGAGTTGGTCCAAAAAACTTACATCAGGTAGGATTTGCAGGTTGTTGTTGTGCAGACTGCTTACCGGCAGCAAAAGAAAAGTATGAATATCCCGGATGGTGCAACTAAAAGAAATACAGGTGAGAATATGACAAAACCGGAGATCTTTGAAGAACTCATTAAGACACATAAAGGAACTACGGCAGAATTTCTGATCTGTTTGTTTTCATTCTTACTGGAAGGTTTCTTCATCAAGATCACATTTCAAAACAAGCTATATCTTACCTGTTTTATTCTTTTTAATTGTGCTGTAATCACTCTTAAGATATTAGTAACCATCTTCAATAAATTTTCTGGATATCTGGAAGAAATCAAAGAAAGAGAGAGGTTTCTGAACAACACTTAAGAAAATAATAAATATTAAAATCAAGTTTTGTGTTGTATAATATAGGAAACTTCAAAGAAAGGAATAGAAAGTATCTATGAAAATTGAATTAGAAAATCCTAAGTGGATGGTTCATAGATTTGGAATGTCTAATGAATGGATAGTAAAATGTCCTATCTGTGGTTATGACTTTTTAATCTGTTCTTTTAATAGACCTGTTCCAGAAGATTTGAATTGTCCTAAGTGTGAGACTAAATTGGTACATGAAGATTGATATAGTAAGATCAAGACTTAAAGAAAAGAGGATCATCATTATGTTCAGTAACTTAAAATCAGGTGATTATGTGTATGTAGGATATGGAAAACGAGGAATCGAAGGCTACCATTACCGATTACTGCAAGTTAAAGGGATCTCTCCTAAGAAGAAATGGATTTCTGTAGAAGGTGGTTATCATTTTAATTCAGAAGGTACTTCTATTTCTGAAAACAGTTCCGTTCATCTTGAACTTGCTACACCGGAGTTTCAAGAAGCACTTAGGCAAAAAACCTATATTGAACATACTAAGTATAGAATGTTAGGCCTTACTGATATTACTTATGATCAAGCGGTTAAGCTCAATACTCTTTTAGATGAATGGGGGTTAAATCATGTATTTCAAAAATAAAGCAGGTGCTTTAGTACCATATGATGTTGATAATATCCCTTTTCTTAATATAAAGGATGAAGTAAAGGTATTTGTATATTCAGTAGGATCAATTGAAACAAATTGTAGCAGTATTCCAGTAATTACGATCAAAGATACAAAAGGTCCTACCTTATACAGAATTCCTAATGATTATGAAGAATGGATAAGAACTTGTGTAGGATTTGCTGTTATGAAACTTAATCCATTTCCGGCAGAAGTAGTGTTCTCTAATAAAGATGGTAGATACTACGCAGATATTTTATAAAGGATCTTTTTACAAAGATTGTCCTGGTTCTCTAGGAAAACCACAATACTAATAAAAATAAAATAAGAAAGGTAAAACGCCTTTCTTGTGACAAAACTTTACACCATCTAGGGAACCAAGAGAGTTTTTGAATAATACACATATTTGATCAGAAAAGGAGAAAAAGAGTGATAAATGGTAAGTGAAAATTTTCCTAATATAAAAATTGGTTCAAAAGTTTTTGTATATTGTTGTGGAGTGTTAGCAGAACATGAAATTAAAGATATTTATATTCTTAACAGAAAAGGAGAATTAATTTGTGAAGTTCTGACTGTGATATCCGGTGGTACTTCACAGAATATGCCTCTTCGTTTGTTTATAGAAGGAATTGAAAAAGCTCAAAATATGAAGATAAGTGATATCTATAGATAATACATATACAAGGATAAGGATCTTGACTAATGGAAGATAATAAACCAACAATCAAACAACTGGAGTATGCTAAAGACATAGCCTATGAATTAGGCCTAGAATTGCCTACAGATCAATCTAAAGCATCCATTGGTGCTTTTATTAGTGAAAATCTTAAAGATTATAAGAAAGCTCTGGGAAAAGAAAGATGGTTTCATAGACATGATTAAATCTAAAAATCATAAAATGTGTTTAGGATTATAGGAAGAAGTTTATCTTCTTATGATCCTTTTTAAATAAAAGAAAGGTGGTAAAGCAAATGTGTAAAAACTGGCAGAAAGATCTTACTAAGGAAGAACGAAAAGTGGTAGATGCTGCTATGGAAAAACTTCATACATTAATTGATACCATTGAGGCTACCGGAACACCATTTGAAAAGATCTTCAATAATGATGTGATCAAATATGATGTACTGGGAAATAATTTCTTTACTTTTAAATATAAAGGACCATCCAGTACACAGGTAAGGATTTTATACCATTTCAAACGAACCTCTGAAAATTCTTATGTTTTGGATATCCATGATGTATATATTAAACACAAGGATCTTCCAAAAGGAAAAAAGAATGAATATATCCGTATTTTTGAACAATATGTTGAAAACTATATTAAAACTCATTCATAATACCAACTGCTGAAAGGAGATTTCCACATCAATGACAGACACACTTGAAATTTATAAAGGTGCTAACCGCAAAGCTTATGTAATCTTTAAAGACTTGGCCTTACCTAAAAAAGAAATGATCAGAATAGCAAACAGAAAACACTTCCATGGTACTACAGAATCCCTAAAATGTGTTTCCGGATATATAAAGAATGATGAATTATTCCTATCATCAAGATATGTAGAAGGAACTCAAGTTGTTTGGGTTGTTCTCAAAAAATAATACATTACCATATTTGGCGTCTAGAATGAGTTTTAAGCGCATTGAAAAAGAGGATTAGAATTTACACTAATCCTCTTTTCTTGCGTCTTAGAATTAAATCTGGTGCGTAATTTGGTGTATTACGGTTCTTCTTCATCCTCTACATCTTCTGGAACATCTTCTTCATTAGGATTTCCTAACATAAATAATGATAATGGTGCTTGACCTTCTCTATACATATAGAACTTATCATCATCATTGCAAGGATAGAAGATATTGTCTACCAGATCTACTACTCCCAGATTGCCATTTTGCATTTTAGGTACAAATGCTTTTAAAAGATTAAGGTTTTCATCATAGATGGAGAGTTTATAGAACTTTCCGTAGTTTCCATAAAGAGCATCAACCATCTTATATGCACCAAGAATCTTGCCATCTGATAAGGAATAGTCTTTCGGAGCAAAGAGCATAAATCCGGTATATGTTCTTTCTTCTTGACTTACATAGATCCTATCTGGTTTAGTAGCAGGATAGAATTTATTAGAAACAAGATCCCTTACACCAGAAACACCTTCATAAGCTTCCGGGATAAAATCAGCAACTACATTACTATCTGCATCTTTTATCTTTATTTCTTGAACTGTACCACAGTCATAAACAAATGGAGCAATATATGTGTAAGCAGGAACAAATGGTTCATCATTAACACTATCTCTACCATTCATTATATAGAAACCACCACTAGTTGCTTGTGTATGTGTTCCGTTACCAGGTAATACAAAAGTATGAAGTGTATCTATATAAGGTCTGATATCCTCATTAGATATTACTCCTGTGTTATACTGAATACCTGTCTGTAAATTGAGGAAATTACCGTTATTACCATCTTCACAGACAAACAGACCTTCTGTGTTAGTAGCACCTGTACCACCAATGACTGTATAGCATCTACCGAAATGTTTATCAAAACTTCCGGTTATTTCAAAAGTATAATCAGTATAGAGTTCCATATCATCAACATAGATATATCCGTCATCTACTGAACCATAAGTATCAGTTGTCCAAACCTGGTTCATTGAAGGTGTTATATCACTTCCATGTAAGGTGTAAGTATGCCTACCTTCCACAATATCTAATGGTGGACAATCATCACTAGATTGTTGTCCTGCAAGTTCCATTCTTAACTTACCTGTTTCTCCGTCAACAACTAAGAACAATCCTCTATACTTATAACCTCTGTCATCAGGTGTATATTGATATGAACCACCTGCTATAGTCCACAGTCTGCTAGGTGTAGAAGAATTCAATTCAGCATCTATTTCATAGGTATATGTGGTTTTAAGTTCCAGATCAGGAATAGTAATCCATCCACCATAAGCTTGAGAATCACTATTAGTATAGATAAGAGTACTTTGCATAAGGTAGTAATCAGCAAGAACTTCCTTAGTATGCAAGCACCAGTACAACAAGAAGTAAGACCAGGACACATTAAATTCACTTCCTGAATATAATGGTAAACCGGAATCTCCTACAACTGGAACATTACCATTTGTACTTCTAAATGTATAATTGTATTTCCCTAAAGGTTGTTGAAAATACTTATTAAACTTTTCAGTATAATCTGCAGGTACAGAAACCAGTTGTGCTAAAGAAGTAGAATTATTACTGATAGCATATATATGATCCGTAAATTCTTTTGATGTACCATTATAATAAGGTGCATCAATTCCCGGTGTACCATCTGAACCTATTGCTCTAGGCATAACATACTTCTTTACATTATTCCAGTTCTTGGTTTTATTATATAAAGCATTAATAGGATCAACCATATAAGAAAGATCTACATACTTAATAGGTTCACCTTGTACTGGTTTCTTAGAAACAGATTTATCTGTATATGTGGCCACAATATCTCTAGTTTCTAAGAATTTACTCATATTTCCCGGAGTAATTATAGTTCCACTAGGAATACCATTTTCAGCATCTGCTAATTGTAATGGCAAGTCTTTAAGATGGATAACATAAGTGTTTAACTTTTCACTACCAAACTTAGATGTAACCAAAACATTAACAATATAATAGCAGTCTGTAGTATTATCTTCCAAAGTATCTTCTATTGGTTCTAACGGATCATAATCACTATTAAGAATATCTGTAAGATCTATGATGACTGAGTTTTTATGAGATAACGTACCATCACCAGAAACACAAATATAAGTAGAAACATACTCTGTAGAATTATCTCCTATGGAATATGTTCTTTCTACTTCTTCCATATCCTTACCAATATAAGTTATTTTCAAAGAAGAATACTCATAAGTATCTTTATCTATACCATAGTTAGTATTAAGATCTTCCGGCAGAACAAATGCTATTCTAAACAAAGACTTTTCTGTATCAGAATCTTCACTCCAGAACCACATAGCATCTTCTGATGAAGGTGCTATCATTACAAGATCTGATAATCCCATATCAAACTTTACATAATCACTTATTATCTTTTCTTCTGTACTGTAAACATATGTAGTAACAGGGTTCATAGTATATTTGTAACAGAAGTAAGGTGTAAGTGTTATCTTTAAGTTTTTACCAATAAGATCAGCACCAACATCATTTAATGTAAATTCACATTCTGTAGGTGGTTGTCTTAATGAAATGTTATGTGGCTTAGTAGGATCTGTACCTTTTTTAGAATAATTAGCAGCACCTCTCCAAATGTAAATATAATTAGAAGAATCATCTATATCTTCCAATTTAATCTGCATCATATTAGAAAGACCGTAAGTACCATTAGTAGTTTTATTAAAATCCCACTTTAACTTAATCTTATCAGATCTATACACACCAACAATTTCATTAGCAGTAGACCATGTATTTCCGGCATCACTACTCCAATATACATTGTTAGGTGCAAACATAGGTTGTACTCTGCTTGATATAAAATTGGAAATTCTGGTAGTAGTTGTATGATCAGGATATTTAGAATTCCAGAATTCTATTTCCAAAGTATAAAAAGCTGATGCACCTGGAACTGAAATAGTACTCATAGGAAGTGTAAGAGTACTACCCATAGTATGTACTGAATTTTCTTCTGGGAAGAATACAGTAGGTCCCCCACCATACAATCTGGCAATAAATCTGTCTGCTGTACCATTAGTAGTGTTGTTATTATAAGAAATGGTTATAGATTTACTGGTAAGATCATAATCTCTTACAATGCCAAATGTGGAATCATTTATAGGATTTCCGTTTAATTTTAAGGTACATTGCAAACCATTTTCAGAAGGTTGTGGATCATAAGATACAAAATTAGATATGGTCTTAGACACATTAGAATATGTAAAATCATGCCAAGTACCGAAGTTATCTTGAATTCTATATACCGGAGTGATCTTTAATGAATATTGAGCATCTGGTTTTAAATAGGTACTTACAAAAGTACTGTCAAAGAACTCCCTCATAAAATCCACTCTGATTGAATTTTTGCTATAAGTCCTTGTAGCAATACTATGATACCTAACTGGAACACTAGGTTGACCACTTGCTATAAATTCAAGTTTGATATGTGTAGGATGACCAGTACCATTCCAGTCAAAATCAACACAGAAACCAGTACCAGTCTTTAAAGATCCCGGCTTATTGTTTTTAACTGTATTTACCGTACTTGAATTTCCTATAAACCCATCAACATACATTACCTGGTTTTGTGGCTTAATATTTCCTCTTGTTCTAAGCCATTCATATCCAACATTACTTGATGAATCTGTTACCTGTCTTTCAATGTAAAAAACAATCTTTTCCCACTTAGAATTAGCGGAAAAGGGTTGATTGTTTCCTGACTCCAATACTTTTATAAATGGAGCAAAACTATAATTTCTGCTCCATGTTTGTGTCCAGGATCTTCTACTAGTAGATTTAGCATTTCCATCAATAGACCAACCGGCAGGTACATCTTTATTTAAATCAGCAGGACCAGAAAGCCACATACCACCACTAGCATTACATTGAATATAACTACTTAATGCTTGTTGTACTGTTTGTGCTGGATATACGGCAGTCATAAGAAAAGGCTTATGAAAACCAATATTGTCTAAAGTTGAATACCAAGCATCATACCAAATCTTAAATCCACCATCTTCAATAATTCTCCAAAATGGATTTATATTATTTGCTTTATCTTCAAACTGGAAACCCATATTACCAATATTAGAGGCTTCCCAGTTATTACCTGTTTGATTTGGTGAAGCATTAAATAATTCTTCTGGTGTTGCTCTATTCATATGTTCACCTCAAATTCTTTATTAATTATATACTGCATTAAATACTCTATCACCAGTAACATCACCAGTTACATCAAGATTTCCGGTAACAGATACATCTGATTCTATAATTACTTTTCCAGTAGATGCTGGTTTAATCTTTATATCATTTCCAGAAACAGTAAACGTAGTATTTCCTATAGTGATCTTACTGTTATCGATAACTATGTTTGTTGTACCACTCTTAAGAATAACTTTTGTATTACCATTGATAATAAGTTCATTGTTAGTTTCATCAAAAACAATATCACCAGTAGAATTACTGATAGTATCTTCTTCAATTGAAAGAATAGGATCTGAATTATCACTTAAGACTATCTTTTCATTATCAATAAGTATTTCTTTTGTACTGCCAGTACCTTGGAATACTACATTACCTTCCTTAGTATCATCAACTGTTTTAGAAAGATACAGATCTGTTAATGTAGTATTTAAGAAATCAGATAATGATTGAACTGTTACATCACCATTATCATCAACATAAGCTATTTCATTTGTGGTTAATGGAAGTGCATTTGCTACAAAAGTAGTATCAAGACTGCCACTAACTACTTTAGCAATCTGTAAAGAAATCTTCTTTTCATCATCTGTACTAGGATCTGTATAATCTACATATACACCTTTCAAAACCGTTGTATCTGGTGCATCAGGACCATATATCAATGGTGGTGTAGAATTATCATAATTCAAATAGATATATACATTAGCATCAGTAGGTACACTAGAGATTGTTTGTGTAGAATTAAAAGTAATCAAAGTACCATTAATATTAACTTTATAATCTGCAGGTATTGTTAATGTATTAGAAGATAAGGTGAGTCCGGTACTTTCATCTACTACAAAGTTCTGAACACGAATTCTTGTAAGAATATCCCTAAGATTGGTTTCTGATGTAGGCTTACCATTCTTATTAGAATTTGAACTAGGAAATGCATAAGCATTTGCATTTTTAATGTTAGCATTATATGACATATCTTATTTCCCCCATTTATGTGGATTGAACATATGAATGTAATGTGATTTCCCACAACACATCAATAAAATCATATGGTCCCTTTTCTGTAACTATTGGATTATTGTGTTCATCTTTAGGAACAAATCTACTTAACAAATATCCATCTTCCGGATGATCACCAGATCCTTGTGAATACAATGCCCACTCCGTTATTTCAGTAGAAATACTTGAAGTCCCAGAAAGTACATTTGATGGTATATAAAACTTCAATCTTAAAGTAACACTTTCACTTACTTCTTCACCATATTCAGCAGCATCATACTGTTTATAATAAACTTCTGTACCTTGTGTATATGGTGAAGGTGAATCGTTTACACTACCATCTATATACAATGGGTATTCCAAATGATCATCTGTAAAACTAGGATTAGTTGTACCAGCACCTACTCTTAAGTAAAATGGACAATATGACCTCATAGATTCAGTCACATCATTTGCTTGTGCATTTGTAGGATTTTCAGGAAGTAAAAAGTTTCTTCTAAGGAAATTATAAAGGCCAAGTAACATCTGCTTAGTTGCTAAGTTATGTCCTTGTATTTCTTTATAGTCACCAGTCTTACTATTTACTACTCTTATATATGTAGTAGAACCTACAACAATATCTATACCATTCATAAAAAATCCTTTCTTTAAGAATTAGGTTGATTAACTTCACCAAATCCAACTTCATTTACATCTCTATAATAATATGTGTTAGCAACAAATACTGGTGGTGTTTCTTGCTCTTGTAATCTCACATACTCACCATCAACAAGTTCATAATAGTAAGTATAGAACAAAGACCATCCATCCGGTTCTGTAGTAAGAACAAAGAAACTATCAGCATCTGGCATAACATGATATCTACTTGATGTATGAACATCAAACTTAGCAACACTAACAATATCTTTAATAATTATATTATCTATTGGTTTAACTGACTGTGATGGTACAATTTGCATCCTTAATCCCACTGGTCTAACCACTTCAACCAATTCATATAATTTAGGTGGTATGTCAGTATTAATAAAGATCTTAAGTATGGAATTAACATCATCAAAGATTACATTAATGTAATTAATAAAGCCAGTACTGGATCTAAGTAAATTGGTACTATTTAATGCTACAGCACATGCTAATATGATACCTTCTTCACTACCCCTTAATCTAATCATTAATGGATAATATTTAATAATCAGTCTATTAGCTTCATATGATAAGGAATAATCATAATCATATCCCACATATGAAGCCAATAATGGAAGGTATTTACTAGGACACTTATCAGCATTAACCAAAGATACAATATTATCAACATCACTCTTTTCAACATTAGTGATTATATCTAACAATCTCTGTATAGCCTGATAATCTCTGGAAGTAGCAAAGATCTTAGGCATATTGTTTTTAGTATGTATAAGCATCTGATCACTTCCTTATGTGTAAATGTTTTCTTCTGCTATCTTAAGATCATCAGTACCAATATCCGGAAGAACCATATTCATTACATTCTTCTGATAAGTAATGTTTAAAAGACCATCATTAGGTGCTGTTACAAAAGTAACTGTTATTGCACCAGTAGAATAATCTACAGTACCAGAATGGAATGTGGCACTTTCACATCTTAAACCACCATTCTTATCATCATAAATAATATTAGTTCCTTGATTATAAGACATTGTAATACTACCCGGTTTAATAGGTGTATTCAACGTATTGGTATATGTTGTACCTACTGATGTAGCAGCAACATTGTACCTACCGGTTATAGTAGTCTTATCAATATCATGTGTTATGGTATCATCCGGATTAACAAAGAAATATTCTATACCATCTATATCTATATTATAAATAAGATCAGATACAGAATGAATAACTTGAAGAAGTCCACCATATCCTATTATTGAATTGTAAGCTATATTATCTTTTGAATACATCTGTTTAATGGCCGTATCAATATCTGTTTTGATATTTTGAGCAGTATTAAGATCTACTTTTTCCTTAAGATAAATAGTTCCTCTTACAGTCCAGTTGTAATAAGTAATGTTATCAAAATCTACATTCATCTTTAACAACATTAACTTATGATTTTTCAAAGATGTTATGATATTGGTTGCCAAAACATCATCTGATACATCTGCATATGCATCTGATTTTGTTGTATAAATTTTAATACATGCCAAATCAAATGGATTACCATTTCCATCAAAGTCACTAGGATCTGGATCATTTGTCATATCAGTTACTATACAATTAGCAACTCCAGGAACTCTCTTAGTTGCCTTTTCAAAATCAGAAGTAGTAATCAATGTATCATAAGTATTGATGTAGTTTACAACATTATCTCTAGCTTCTGCTGGTGTTTCTGCATTATATCCATAAGTACTGGTAGAATTTGACACATCAACATCAGAACCATTAGCCACATATTCTTTACTGTCAGCATAGAACCTAGTTAATCTATCTGCTTGTATTTGACCATCAATACCTGCAGAAACTAAATAGAATAACTGGAATTGATTTACTTCGAAGTTCTCCCAGTAAGATGGTAACTGAATATATGGATTATCATTATCATCTATCTTAAGCTCAAAGTAAGTTCCGGTATATGTAAGTGCATCTATATTAGCAACTTGTGTCCAGGTTCTAAACTTATTGTCAATAAGAATAATGGAAGTTTCATCTACAGTCTTATCACCAATGTAGATCTTATCTCCGATAATATCTTCTTTAACAATATTAAAATTGTAAACAGAACTCCAAGTATAATTACCACTAGGAATCAAGGAAGCAGTATTAATAGTAGGCGTTCTTGGAATACCTTGAATAGCCTCAATAGTAACGGCAGTATTCTGGGTTAATGTTACTTGTTTTCCTATATAAGTATAAGTAATGTTATCCTGATCTGAAATAAATGTGGAAAATGTAGGAATGATAATATTTTCCGGTGTCTTATTAGTTAATGTAATCTTACATCTAGCTGATTGATACCAATGAAGTTTATATCCTAAGAGTCCAAACACTTGAACTGCATTTTTTCTTTGTGTAACAGATGCCGGATATACTTCAAGAACTGCTTTATCATGATTATAAGAAAGCATATCACCGTACATAGCCATTTCTTTTATAATTGCTACACCCGGATCATTTTCATCTGTTGTATTCCAAGTTTGTGATACATTTGGTACAGCCTTAATAAGATCACCAAAGATAGATAAATAATCTCTGGAATCTACTTGTAATTTAGAAACATCTATAGCCATCTTTTATCTCTCCGTTCTTTGCATAGCAAGTGAAAATGTACTTGTAGTTCCTTCTGCTTTTACATAATAACTCATTTGTATTATAACAGTATCTTCATCATAAATTAATTGAATATCATCTTCTGATATTTCAATTCTTCTTTCATACAATCTAACTGCATTACATATCTTAGATCTTATCAGTTCTTCCAATAAAGTTCCTTGATAAGTAAATGTCAGTTCCAGAAGTCCTGAACCATACATAGGATCTCCCAACATTTCTGTATTCATAGAATTCAAAAGAAGATATAAACAATCATTTATAGATGCTACACCACTTTCAAGATTTACTTTACCAGTCGTAGCATTAAATATTTTAGGAAATGATATAGTTCTTTCCATTTAATCACCTCTTATGATCCTGTATATCTAAGCACATAATCCCAACCCTCACTATAGATATACATATCTCTTACATAGACTTCATCTCCAGTTTGATCTCCCTTTTCCGGGTGTCCTCTGGAGCTTGATGCATGAACAATCTGATTGTTACCTATATAGCAAGCAGTATGGTATATCTCATTAAGTAATACATCACCTCTAAGCAATTCCATACTAGCAGAAAATGGTATAGCAGTAAATCCACATTGAACAAATGCAGAACGCATATTTCCAGTATATGTAGCACCAGCCTCTTTTACCCCTAATCCGGCAGCAGAATACCCGCTGATCACCAAAGAACTACAGTCATATGCTCCGTTTCCCCACCTCATATTAGCATCTTGTGAATAACCATATTGAGGATCATTAGCAATATTAATCATCCAGTTTACGGCAGTATCAATAATACCTTGACCAGTAGCAGTAAGATTGTTAGAAACCCCATTAAGATATGGTACTGGATCTTTTGCGTTACCATTAACCAAAAGAGTAAAATCTAAACAAGCTTTAGATACATTTCCGGTATGGCCAATATATCCGATTACATCACCAACTTCTACTTCAACATCTGTTTGCAATGTAGGAAGTTTAGAACTAAAGTTACTTAAATGCATATATCTGGTTTCATACTTACCGGATTTAATAGATACCCATTTACCATTCTTATTAGAATCCTTATAAGCTTTGGCAGTTCCTTTATGTGCTGCTCTTACTTCTTTACCTTCAATACCATCTTCTTGAATGGTGATATATGGATGAATATTTTTTACATAAGGAACTTTTATGTCTTTTACTTCTGTAGGAAAAGCAAACGTAGTTTCTAATGACAGACTACCGGACAAAGTAGAAGAAGTAGCAGAATTTAATTCTGCTTGCATATCCATAGTTTTTACTTTGTTATATACTCTAATTCTTCTATCTCTGTTATGATATTGATTTCCACCTAACCAATGCCCACCATTAAGAGTTTCCTGGTGTAATCCGTCTATAGACTTATTAGAACACAATTTAGCAATCTTCATAGCACCTGCAGGTGACTGGTTATACATATCACAAAAATAGATTTGTGCTTTATAATCAGTAACACCTACACTCTTACCTTGTTCTACATAATTAGACAAATATTCGTTTACATATTCATCTTGACATTGATGACCTTCGGTAGAATTAATAATTTCTTTAATTGCATTATAGTTGTTATCACCTTTAGTTACATAGAAGTCTTTCCAAGATTTATCAATAGTAAATGTAGCTGAGTTAGCATTGTAGATTGAAATATAATTTGAAGAATTTCTTTCTTTAATCCTTCTCATTAATTCTCTACCATTATCTGCATGCCATTGAAGAACTCCAATAGAAATAGCATCTACATCAAGAGGATTGATGTTAGCATAATTCTTGCCACCACCTTCTTGTTCAAAGATGATATTTGCCATTACAGACAATTCAGATGAACCATTAGCAATGATCTGATTATTATTGTCACTACCAGTATAAGAACCTTCTACTGTTTCATTAACTTCACCTTTCCCAAGTGAACCCATGTAAATAGGAGCTCTTACATCTCCACCTTCAAATAAAACCCAACCTATAGTACCTACAGATGGAAATATCATTGGAAGATCACCGGAATACAATTCTTCTAATGAACCACTGGTAAAGTTATTACCATCTTTAAACAAAATTGAACACATAGATGCCCAAGGATAATTACCGAGATCATCCCCATAACCAACCATATCTTCTTCAAACGTTCCATGATAAGAAGGTATGTATACTTGCACTCTATTCATTTGTCTAGGATCATCAATTCTAGTTACTCTTACTTTGAGTGGTGAATTAAAACCCTTATAAGATGAATCATTAGTAGCCATTGTTTTATCCTTTTCAATTACCTAATTGGTGTCAAATCTGTTCTATTAACATAAATTCCAGAATCTGTTTTTTCTTCTACCTTCTTATTTGTATTAATACCACTAGGAGTAGTAGAAGCAGACTGTTTAGACTGGTTCATTAATTGTTCGTACTTTTCATTAGTCATTCCTGGTACATAAACATAATCTTTACCACTAAAGGTTAATCCGGAATTCACTATAGCATCTCTATCAGTAGTGCCATTAGACAATGCCACAATAAGATCAGCATAATCCTCATTCTGTGGTGACATTCTATATTCAAGTAATCTTCTTGGTAATTGAGAATACCAAGAACCACCTTTAGGAATAACCACTTTTACAAGTTCAAGATTAGTAACAAAACCACCACTGGTAATGTTACTCTTTGATCCGGTAATCATATATACTCCAGCAGTATGATGTTTCTGACCATAGATCAAAGGATTAACTTCAAGATAACCACCTATCGGAATATCTGCAGGAATTCCTACAATTTCCAATTGAGCAGTATAGGACCAGTTTACTGATTTTGTCCAAAACTTTGTAGTATTACTAAAATCTTGTTTTACAAAATCACCTACTTGATAATCTTCCATACCTTCTGCTTCTACTAAAGTACCAGTATTATCATACACACTTCTGGTGGTCAATATACCTTCTGTAGTAGCAATATTAACTTCACCTTTAAAGTCCACATCAAAACCAAGAATAAGATTATTGGTAGAAAAATCTTGATGATTACCACCCCAGTCAAACGTAAATATGATCTGATTTTCATCACCAAACATTTCTTTAATACTGGTTTCTGATATCAATGTTCTATGGATAGCAACTTGTTTTCTTCCTTTTACATCTATAACTTCATACCAGTAGTAAGCAGTAGCATCATCTGTATCTACTATTTCTGAAAGAACTGTATCTAAAAATTCAAAAATGGTTACATCATTCAATGAACATTGTCCTGTTACAATTTCACCATCTTCATTATAAACATATCCTAGATCTACTTTTTCAACGTGATCATATGCATCTTGGTCTATTGTCAGATCATATTCTTTAGATATGCCCAGATCAAGTCTGATCCAAGACGAAGAAATATAATTAATAGGATTAACTTCTTTGGCAAATCCAAAATTGTATCTTTTTTCTCTCCATCTGGCACCAGTACTTATACAATTAATCGTATAGTACAGATAATTATCTCTAATCTGTAATGAATATCCAAGAACTAAACATTCATATTCAGAAGATAAAAGATTATATCCTGGAACTCCGGAATATCCATATCTAAGCATACAAGGTTTATTATCAGCAGTAACACCAGATAATGCTTCATCTATAAAATTAACTCTATCCATTGGTTTAGGAAGATATGCAAGCGTAACAGTAAAACTGTTAGCAGTTCCTGTACCTTCACCAGAATATGTTATATCTAATTGCATAAAATAGTCTAAGGAATCATAAGTAGACATTTTAAGATCCCCTACAATGAATTCAATAAAAGGAACACATTTACTTCCTTGTAATGCTACAGGAAGTTGTTGTACTGCCTTTTTAAATTGAACCATTCTATTTAAGCAATAAGCACCACCAAACTTACTCATTTAATTACACTTCCTTTACCATAGATACTCATTAAAGGTGGGCATCTAAGAACCGTTCCTAAAGGTACATTAAAAGGATCAATGACATTATTTGCAAAAGCTATTATCCACCAGTATGGTGCATAACCATAAATGTTATTTGCAATAATATCTAATCTGTTTTCCGTTTGCACATCTACTGTTACAAAAGTATCACCATCTGATAATGGTATCTCTACCGGTTCATAAGTTTTATGATAGTAAACACCATTTAAATTATCCAAAAGCCTTTCAGTACTGTCATATCTGGAAAGGCTATCATACTTTCTAGGTGTATAATATTCCAATTCCGGATATATCTTTCTTCTAAAAGCAATGATACTTCCTATGTTGTCATAATAAAAATTATCTTCCATAACAACACCTCTTATGGTCTAATCGGTGATCTATCAAAAGGATTAGTAGGTACAGATGTAAGATTGTTAGCAGCAAATACTTTATCAGGTACATCTACAAAACTAAGTGATACATCACATAATTGATAAAATCCATCTATGATTGGTTTTTGCCAGTTGTAATTTATACTGGTCACATATCCTTTACATCTAAATTGTCCAAACTGGAATGTGGTAATTGGTGGCAACATACCAGTCTTAGTATATTTAGGATATACAGACTTTCTCATTTCTGAAAGAATTCTATCTATATAAGCTTCATCATTACACATTTCTCTATGTAACTTTAAGGATAATCCAAATGTTCTATATCCAGTTCCTGTAAAGGTAGACAATGGTGATGATCTACCTAAAGGAGCTTGTGTTACCCAGTTTGCATCTTGTGATTCACTAATACTTTCAGGATAACAAGGTAAAGCAAATATGTTATCAGAAGGATCACTACCAGTACCAGTATGATTTACTATCATCCAACATTCAGAATTTAATCCCTTTAACGGAGATTCTGCATGTCCATATTGTTGTTCTCTAACGAAAGTGCTGTTATTATCCAGTCTATAAAAAAAGTATGGCAAATAGAACACTCCCTTCTTTTAAGAATAAATAGTAATGCTTGTATTGGATTCTTGATCTTTTAACAATGCAGTTTCTGTTTCAACATCAATATAACCTAATGCAAATGTTATCTTTCTTTTCTGTTGATATCTTAATATAGCATCTCTAAATGTTTCTGTGTAAACACCTTTTTTATCTATATGATAATCTCTACATACAGTATCTAATAAATCTTGAGCATATGCTATATCTTCTTCATCAGAATATTCACATATAGAACTACCTAAAACATAATCCATATACTTTGTATTTACTAGCCAGTAATTAAGAATAAAACCAGAAGTATCTATTATAAAACTTCCATCAAAAGTACTGGGTTTCTTCAACACTAAAATAGACTTGTTATAAGTTAATCTATCATAATCATAGCTAAGAATAATGGAATTAGCAGAACCAGAAGTCTTATATATGGTAGGTACTCCTTGTTCTACCTGGATTAATTCATTGTTCTTAATATTGTTAGAAAGTTCTTTCAGATTTGGATATTGATATGGTGAAGAACCAACTACTATTTCTGGGTAAATAGGAACTGTAGGATCTAATGGATCATATTCAGTAGCAAATCTATGTATCAATATGTATTCTGTATCTGGTAAACAAGGCACTATCATACAGCATTTAGCATTAGTAGAATCCTTCTTTATCATTGGTGAATTCTGATCTAATTTTGTACCAGTAAGAATATTTGATGTAGAAAGATTTATTAATGAAATAGCATCTGCTGGAATAAGATTTTTCCTAGTATCTTTACTTATCTGTATCATATATCTTTCTGTATTAGATACATATGATACAAATTGAGTTATGGACCAACCATACTTTCTTACATACTGAAAAATATCATTCTTCCTTAATGCTTCCATATCATCATCTAATTCAGGCAATTGTGATACAGATTTAGAAAGAAATGTAATGGAATCAGACAGAATGGCAACTTTAAAGTTACTTAAGTATTCTCCAAAATCATTCATTACATGAATATAAAAAGAATTAGCATCTTCAACTTTTGGAAGATTATTATACTCAATAAGAGTTTCATGTGTATATGCATCATATATTCCACTAACTCTTAAAGTAGAACTGTATTCATTTTGAAGAAATGCTTCAAGATATCTTACTTCAAGATTTGTATCACCATAGTTAAGATTCATAATCTTATCTCCTCATTATTGGCCTTAAACTAGTATATTGTTTTTTATTACCATCACTAAGTAATCCGGTTGATCTATCAAGACGGAATGAAACAGTATCTTTTCCATCCTTAATAGCTTCTACTATCGCAGATCCTACTACATTAATAGCAGTAATGATTGGTGTATAATCTCTGTTTTGATTACTTAAATTAACACCTTGCATTACTGCACTTGCTAATTGAGGTATAGGTGTAATGATCTCTGGCTGTTGTTCTGCAACCCAAGCTAATTGTTTATTCTTTACATAACCACCTATTGCATATCCAGGAATACCTGCATTTTTCATTTGTTGTTCAGCAGTATTGGAAGATACCTTTCCGTAAGCACCATATAATTGATTAGCAGTACTATTAATACTGCTATAGTCTGTTGAATATCCACCAAATCCTAAATAGCCTGCTCCACTTACAAGTCCTTTAGTTGCAAGACCAAACACCGGACTTCCAGTTACTATGCCAAGTCCAACACCTAATGCAGTACCAATGGTTGCATTTTTGCTTTTTTCATACTCCATGTACTGTTCTTGGCCTTTAGTTTCTTGCTCTTTCCACTTAGCAACTTCTTTATTGTAATCTTCCTGAGATATTGTACCCAGTTTAACTTGTTGTTCTAAGTTTTTAAGAGTAGCATTAGCATCTGCTGTATAATAACTAATATCCCTATCTTCTAACAACAAAGCAAAATAACTTACAATCTTAGAAATATCTAAGGCCATCATTTGTAAGAAACCATTTATTTGAGTAGCAATAGTTAAATTATTCTGCTGATTTTCTAATAATTGATCTCCGGTCTGTAAGAAATCTTCTCTTAACAGATCTTCTAATGATTTATATGCTCTGTCTGGTGATACACCATTTCCAAGATATTCATTATATTTTCTTTGAAATTCTGCATCAATGATACTAGGATTAGACCAAGCATTTATCCAACTATAACCCATAGCACTAGACACACCACCAGTAAGTAAAGCACCAGTAGGAGTGCCTTTTCCGGGAACACCAGAAAGCATCCCAGCACTTTGGCCATACATTCCTAAGACTGTATCAGCAAAATCTGTATAATCACCACTTAAGATCCTAGTAGCAGCAAGTCTTTCAGCAGCAGAACCACTTGTAAGTTTTCCATAAACATCACTCCATACACCACTTGCTGTTGTTACTAAGTTCAAAGCATCTTCTGTTGCCATACCACTATCTTCAAGTGCTGATAACATAGCAGATGCTTTTTCGTTTAATAATCCTTTTTTAGCATACAGTTCAATAGGAGCTAATTTATCTACAATGGTACTCATACTACCCATTGTAATCCTAGAAGTTCCGGCATTTTCTCTGGTAGCTTCTACAAGTCCACCTAAACTATGAATGATCTCATTCATACCATACTGTTGCAAATCCATAAAGATACTTGAAGATGTATCTAAATTAGGTGCAACTTTATTAAGTATGATGCTTTGTAATGCTGCAGATCTGCTATCTTCTGCACTAAAGCCTTTAGATAACAGTTCAACTTGCTTTGTCCACCATTCTGTAGATTTAACATTGTTCTGCAATTCTAATCCATACAGATCAGAAATCTTAGAAGCCATTTCATTGTTATACAAAGCATTTTGTTCATAGTAGTCATCTGCTCTCATTAAATACAAACCAAATTGACTGTATGTATTTTCCTGAGTTTGATAATGCTCTGTAATGGATTCACCAATAAATGATGTAACTTCTCTAACGGCAATCATTATCAGTTCTACAATAGAACTGGTAACTGATTCTTGTTTTTGGAACACACGAATAATATCAAAAACATCTCTCATCAGTTTTTGATTACTCTTACCAACTACTAAGTTATCTACAGTTGTCTTTGTAAATTCCTGAATACCGCCATAGATATCTTTTAAAAATTCATTGGTGTTCTTTTTTCCTTTTTTATCAGATTTGTTTTCAGGATCTTTACCAGATACAGTATCTGTTTTGTCTATTGCAGTTTGTAAATCTCTTTGTGCATTTGCTAATTTTTCATTTGTCTTACCATAGGCAACAAGAAAAGTAGCCATAGCAGTACTAAGATTTAAATTCTGTTTAACAAGATTAATGGTAGTGTCTTGTCCGGCATCAAGTTCAGTAAGTGCCTTATAAATATTAGTAATAATAGCAGAAGTAGAATCTTCTTGTGGCTTTTGTTCTTTTCCTGGTTCTACATCAGTTTCTACCCTACCACCACTAATAGCATCAAGATATTTCTGGTGTCTTTCTTCTAATGCTCTATAAAGCTTATCATAAGAGTTATAAATAAAACCATTAGTATTAGGAGCAAGGAGCTTAGTATAATGTTCCTTCTCATTCTTAGAAATCTTATCCAGATATTCTGTTTTATGTAAACCTACAAGAGATTTATATAAATCTGTATATTCATCTAAAGTGGTCTTGTTATTACTATGTACTGATTCTTGAGTTTGTTTATTTACACCATTAAGATCACTAACAGACTTGGAGTTATCAATATATCTACTCCTAGAACTGTTATTACCTATAAACTGTGCATTTGTGAATTTAGCATTGGTAAATTCATTTCCTGACTTCTTAGCCATTGTAACTTCTCCTATAACCTATCTAGAATCAATTCTAAGACACTTCAAATGTTTCTTAGTATAATTTCATTCTGAATTAAACAAAAGAGTTCTGAGAGGTATTTGGTGCTTTTTAGACCTTTTACCAATCAGAACCCTCTCCTTTTATTTAGCCTTCATTAAATCTGCTTCTTGTTTTTTGATCTCCGTTATTGTTTTATAGATCAGATTTCTATCATAAGGACTGATTTCATCAGTATCAGATAATGTGATACCGTTACAATAATAACTGATCTGCACTTGTTGTTTTACTACATTGTCATAAAAGATTTGAGTACTCAACCTACCTTCATCAGTCATGGTAGGATGGTCGAAAAAACTCTTCTGTCATTGGAAGTTCTCTTGTGAACTCTTTCTTACAATGCTTACAAGTACATGTTACATTCTTATCTATTCCAAAACCTTCTGACTTTTCTTCGTACTTTGAACTAAAGTATTGGAAATCTCTGGCATGTAATCCTTCAATATAATTCTGTAACATCTGTGGAACTAACTGCTGATCATTAACTGATATGATCTTATGTTGCTGTTCAATAATAAATGAAGGATCTTCTTCCATTTCCGGAAACTTCTCTAACTTCTTTTTACTTTCAGCAAAGATATCTTCTACATCTTGTGCAGTCAGAAGTCTACATTGAATTGTATCTTTTGACATAGGTAATGGTCCTATTTCAAAAGGTTCTTCAAAATCTTCTGGTACTTCTACCACATTAAGCTTATCCAGATCTACTGTAGTAGTTGTTACTTTATTACAGTATGGACATACAAAACTTACATTGTAATCACTACCATATGTTACTATTCTAAGTTTATACATCAAGTATTGAAGATCAAACAACCTAAGTTGATTTACATCAAGATCAGGATGAGATACCAGACAATTCTTGATGATCTTAGATATTGTTTTCATTCCAATAGAAGAAACTCTTAACTTTTCTTCCTTAGTAGTCATTGCTCTAAGTGTAAAGTCTCTGGCCACAATCTTAGGATCATAAAGAGCATATCCGGGGATTTGATAAGTTTCTTCATAAGCAACTCTTTCAGACATTTTGATTTCCTCCTAAATAAAATATAGATGATGATAAATATAATGATAGGTAGTACCCTAAACGAGTACTACCTTTTCATTATAAAACATAATTATTGATTTTTGTATGTGTTGTTAAACATATCTGTAGGATAACAGTTATCATATGTGAAAGAACAAGAAATCTTTCTTACATCATTGGTACCCTGAGCAAACTGACCAAGATCAAGAGAAGAAATCCAGCAACCGTTTAACTGCCAAACTCTTGCAGATTCACCGGAAGGATCATACTCAATAAGATATGCCGTTCTCTTATATCTGGATGCCCTACCTACTTTTTGAGATCTTACATTATAAACTTCCTTAAACCAAGAAGATAAGATCTTTTCTGTATCAATTCCAAGAAAGTCATTGAATGTAATATTACCACCACCAAAGTTAGGAACACCAGCATACTTTACTTTGTTGTTTGCATAAGGAACTTCAATATTAGACATTTCAATATTAGGTGCTGTAAAGTCTGATACTGAAAGAGTAAGAAGATTTCCTACATTAGATGCAAGTTTATTCTTACCAATACCCTTATCATTGGAATCAAACTCATAATAATCTTGAAGTCCGGTAATCTGGAGTTCAAAGTTATTGGTTCTTTGTGGCTCAAAGGAGTCTTTACCTACCATATGGTAAGTACCAAGATTATAGTTTAAAGAATAATCAGCCATTAGTATTCACTCCTTTCTATTAGTATGACTCTTCAAATTCAGCAGAACTATTAGTAACAATGAAGTCAATATTAAAGTTTTCTGCTGCTCTAGCTAACTGAACAATAATAGTACCTCTAATGGTATTGTTATTAATATCTTCATCTGTTGTAGTTGTTGAATCCATTATGATCTTATAGTTCTCTAAAGCACCATCAGCAGCAATAGATGTAAGATAAGGATCTAATTGAGCTCTAAACTCATTCCAAGTCTTAAGATTGTTGTTTTCAAAAGTAAGTGATATGGAAATATCACGAATCTTTCTCTTAATCTCATTTGCTGTAATACGAACTGAAAGATCCTGGAAAGCACTTCTTCTATCTGTTGTACCATCAACCTTATAAAGAGTTTTCTGGCCAAAGATAACATAACCATAGTTTCTGATCTTACGAATAGGATTGATATATCTAGGTGCTGTCTGCCATTCTTCTGCCATAATAGAACCTACTTCAAAGTAAGCCTTGATAGCTTCCGGTACAGACGCTCTGTTTACACCGGCAGGTGCTAACCAAATAGGATTACCATTCTTTAATGACTTAGCAAGTTCATACAACCAGATAAATGAACTAGGAACTAACTTCTCACCAGCAGTATTTCTTGATGCAGATACTGTAATAAGCGGAACTCTAAGATAGAGCCAAGGTGCTACAGAAGTAGCATAAGAAGATCCAGCACCTTCTGTATCAAACTGTTCCATAATGGAATCAAAATATGTTTCCTTAGTAGAAGGATTTACTATTTCATCACCATCTAAAGTATACGGAACATCAGGAAGTACAAGACAATCCCTTCTATAAACTGCAGCAATCTTTACCAATTCTGTAATAGCAAGTTTATCAGTAGCCTCTGTTTCTGCATCTGTAGTACTTGCATACTTACCACCAAGAGTAAGGAATTTAACATCATGGATATCCTTATCTCTAAGTTCCTTGAAAACATCTTCTGCATTACTACCTAACCAAGTCATAATTTCCGGTTCTGTAGGATCTACACCACCAGTAAGCGGATATGTCTTATCAGGTTCTGTACCAGTAGAGAACCAGTCACTATTGATAGCAAAAGAAGTTTCGGTAACGATCTTAACAAGATCACTTTCAATACCGTCAAGATAGGCCTTAAAAGCTTCATCAACTTCTGTTGTTGTCATTCCTACTGTGATAGAAAGAGGTTCACCAACACCATTAATCTTAATACCAATCTCACCTGCTACTGTTACTGCATCAGATTCAATAGTATAAGTAGGCTTAACCATAGTGATAACAACATCATTACCAGTAGAACCTGTTTCAATTGCCGTTACTGTAAACTGTGTTACCGCAGGAGTGGAATTGTCAGCAAAGACAACAGATGCTTTATGTGAAAGATCATAATCATCAGTTTCACTATCGTATGTACCAACGATTCTTCTGAATAATACAGGAAAACCATTAAGTAACAGATTGCAAGCATACTCCCAAGCACTCATTGTAGTTTCTTCATAGTTTGGACTGTAACCACCAAACATTGCTTGAAACTCTGTAAGACTTCTGCAAAGATAAGCCTGATCTACCGGTCCTGTAATAGCAGCACCTGGTACATAAACAATATTGTCTGACTCATTTGTAGTAACATTGTACTGAGTTCTGTCAATTTCATTTATAATGACTCTCGGCATTTACTTAATCTCCTTTTTTAGATTTAGATTTTCTTCCTCTTTTATTTGAAGAAGTAGAGGGAGTTACTTCTTGTTCAATAGGTTGTTCAACAACCTGTATCTTTACAATATTAAAGGAAATCTTTCTTTCACGTTCTAAAGATAGGATCATAGATTTATTAGTTTCAAACAAACCAGAATCTATGTTTTTCACTTCTTTAGCCTTTAAAGAAAATCCCTTAAATGGAATATAACCATTAGTTAGATTTTTAATCCTGAACGTATTTATCACCATCCTTAATATAAAGATCAACACCACCAAAGTATGTAGGTTTATTCGCCATACTCTTCCAAAGATAAGCATCATCAGAATAAACTGATAATGTTTGTCTAAAGTATTCACCCCTATTAACATGATCTGATATATCAGAATTATCTTCAATGTTACTGTCAAAGAATATGTTGAAGTTATGCTTTAGATTAGTTCCATAAGGAATATCGACTAACAAAGTAGGGTGTGTCATATAGTAGAAAATTAATTCTCTTACTATATTGTCATTTTCTTCTCTATGTTTAGACCACACATCTATCTGCCAATTAATAGTAATCGGAATTGCCTGTACTTTTACATTGACATTAGTTTCCGGATCTATAGATAAGAGTTCACCAGTAAACCTCATAGGGTGTTGTGAATTACCTAAAGAAGTCCCGGTTCTTAAGACTGATATCATAGGCATCTTAACATCATCTTCATTAAGTCTGCCTATAGTAGCAAATACCCTATCCGGAGGACAGATAAATATTCTACCATCAGAAAAGATACTTCTTAGATCATTTACTAATGCTGTATCATACAAATAAAACATTTATCTTTTCCTTTCTGTCATACATCTAAGATGTAACCGAATTCCTTATATGTTTTCCAATAATCTTCCATATTCTTTTCATATCTGTTAAATTCTCTACTCAATAAAGTTGAATACTTGGTTACATTGTTTCCTTTATCAATAAACCTAGCAACACTTTCTAAAGTAGTATTAACTGTATATGGAAGCATCACATCAGTTCTTATATATATCTGATATGTTAATCTTCTTTGTCTCCAAGTAATACATTCTAAGATCTTATCAATTACACTTTCTACATTGATTGTTTTAGGTTTATCAGTCCATGTTATCCATGTAGCATTTAATAAACCTTCTTCAAGTAACGGATATTTAGTAGGAATTAAACCATTCTTTATATCCGTTCTTAAGCTTTCTACAACCTTATCACAAAACTTAGCAAGTAAGTCTTTATCATAAAGTTCTTCTTCATCTAATGTAAAATTAATTTCCATTGGTTGTACTCTTTTTAGGATTAATGTAAGAATACTCATCTGGATTAGTAGTCTTACTTTCATCTATGTAATTGAAGTTACTATCAGAATAGTCATTCTTAGGTGTATTATCCAAAGTTTCAAAGATAGGTGCTATAACACAGGTCCAACTATCAGGATATTCCAAAATAGTATTTATTGATGTTATCTTAAACTTTCTGTACTGATTATTTAATGAATCAATTGGTTTAATTGACAGTACACATTCAGTACAAAGATTAGGTGCATCAAATGGTAATATAGCAATATATGGTTTATCATCCGGAAATTCACTTACCCAGTGTAACTTCTTTAATGTGGAAGTCTTAGGATTACTATCAAAGATAATATCCATTTCCATTGGTTCAGATAATTCTGTAAGCATTTCTGAATGAATGGTTGGATCAAGTTCAATAGGATATTGATAAAGAACAGGTATTCCACGAAGCACCTAAAGACGAGACATTTCCTTGAACCAACTTCTATATAATGTTACGTCTCTTTCAGTTAAATATCCCATCAAACCATCACCTCACTTTCTTCACTCCAAGATACTGCTATTATTCTGCTATCAAACCCAAACTCTTTAATCTATTCTCAACTCTAATTCTTCTTCATTATCTATATCATTTTCTTCATCATTGTTATTAACAAATTTATTCTTGTTAAGTTTACTTCTACCTGGTTGTGGTCTTGTTCCATGTACCGGATCATTGTGTTGTCCACTACGATTAATGTAAAAGTTAGATGCATCTAATTCATAGATTTGAAGAATATCATAGTAATATTCTTTAATCAGGTAATTCACTACAGATGCCAGTTTTCTTACCCACTTTTTATTCTTTAAGATCATTAACAAATGCTTACAGAATGAACCCTTATTATCTTTAGGGTTTCTTATAGGTGCTGGTCTCCTTTGTTTCTTACCATTCTTATAGCCATTTTTAGTAGCCACATAAGAGAATCTATAATAGAAGTCAGGACATGTGCAATTAACTTTTAAGTCTTTTTCATCATCTAATGATTTATTTAATGCTGCTTCTACAGTATCAAAATTAACATTACCTCTGTGTTGTCTGTCAGCCATTTGAGCTATCGTTTCAATTACATTATTGAATTCAATAGTACAAGTGTATTGATTAACCGGAATCTCTACAGTAATCCTATCAGTAAATATAAACTGATCCACATTAATCTGCATCTTTCCTGTTATGTGATACTCTTGACTTCTGGCAACCCTTTCAGGTGATTGATTAAGACTTTTTAAAACCAACTCTCTTCGATTCAATTCTGAAATATAGTGAAGAGAGTGATTGTGTTCTTTTGTTGTTATCATACAATCACTCCCCTTCATTCTATATTATCTTATGTTTCTACGATCAGAAGGTCTACGAATACTTCTTCTAGCCTCTACTGTACGAGTAGCCGGTCTACGAATTACTCTCCTTTTTGCCTCTACAGTTCTTACAGTTCTTCTGGCTAAAGGTTTCCTGGCAATTCTTCTACCTTCTACAGCAGACATTTTAGTTGCAGGTCTACCAAGAGTTCTTCTTGTTGCTTCCATTCTTCTGGCAGGTCTACGAGCAATTCTTCTTCCCTCAACAGTTCTTCTTGTTGTAGGTCTACGAACTACAGATCTACCCTCAGTAAGCGGAGCAGAATGTACTCTTACAGGAGTTTTCTTACCTTCTACAATAGCACTAGTCTTGAAGTCATACTTAAGACCTTCACACTTAATGACATTACCTACTGTACGGATATTAAAGATAAACGGTGTTTTCTTGGATTCAACCTTAAAAATACCATTATCCTTAGCCATCATAATGTTAGAAGCTCTATTGTACTTACATACAAGATTAGCTCTAGACTTCTTACCAGACTTGAATGTGATTACACCCTCAAGTGTAAGTATTCTGGTCTTAGGTTGAAATCTAGCATTAACTACATTAAATGATCTAGCATTGTTGTAGTTTTCTCTTACGAACCTATTAAGGTAAACATTGAAAGACTTTTCATCAAGATTAAGAGTTGATTCAGCAACCTTTCTTACTCTAGGCATTGTCTTTCTTGCAATTCTACCTTCTCTACGAATAGGTCTACGAATGGTTCTTCTTTCTCTACGAACCTTAGTAGCCTTTTTGGACTCATCAAGATCTTCATCATCTTCTTTTGAATCCTTTTCATCCGGCTCACCAACAACTTCTACATCATCAAGTTCCTCACCATCAAAATCAAAGTCATCTTTATCTTCACCAGATGTATCTTCACCCTGAGCTTCATCAGCATCAACAACTATGCCACCAAGTACAAATCCATTTGCTTCTTCACCACAAACCGGACATGTATCACCATCAACCATTTCCTTATCAGAAAAGAATGTCTGGCCACAAATAGGGCAACCATAGATCTGTTGATCAATGTATTCATCAGTCTCAGGAATTTCATTTGCAGGTGTATCATCAATGATATCCTGGAAACCCTTAGCAACAGGTGTCATTTCATCAGCATCAAGATTAGGATCTACTACTACTGCGATATCATCAGCAAATTCCATTGTCTCATCATCTTGAACATCATCAAACTTTTCAAAATCATCTTCTTCTGATTCTGTCTTGATCTTCTTTGAAACAACCTTTTTCTCAACAAGTTTCTTGTTTGTGTTTGCTGTCTTAGGAGCTACAGTTTTCTTGCTCTCTAAACAAGCTCTCATTGTCTTTTCAAAAATACTTGCCATTTTTAGCAATCTCCTTTTAATAATATTTTTTATTTTGACATTTCAATATCATTGACAATGTTATTAATTAATCAAGTGGTAACAGAAGGTCCTTATTATTATTTAAATAAGTTCTAATTTCTGTCAGCTCTGTTTGAGCCTCACTTAGCAATTGATCTGCATCTAAGTTATATGTAGCAGAATTTAAAGTATACTTACCTCTTACTCTACCTAAAGTTTCTTTAGTTAATGCAAGGGATAATCTCTTTAATAAGTTCTGCCAGAATGGTTCGATAATTTCTTCTACTGATTCATAATCAGGTGTATACACTAACGTAATAGAAGCAGGTAAAACTTGTTGAGCATAAACATAGAGTTTTTCTTCTCTTTTATCAAAGTAGAATTCCAGATCCGTTGACAATGCTTGTTTGTTTTGTTGAACCATTAATCCTCTGGCATAATCACCAAGAGTAAAGGAGTTATTCGGAAAACTGGATCTATTTCTTGAAGTATAGATATACATCATATCTTGTAAACCTGCTACAGATATATTCTGCTGCGCTCTCATCAAATAGTGTATATGACTTACTTTCTTTCCTGTCAGATCAATTACATTTTGATATGGAACCGTCATTGTTTCTACGTCAGCCATGTAACTTTTTAATTCCTGAAATGCCATATTAACAATACCAGGAAGCATGTCTTGTATTTCCAACCATACAACCGGAGCTCCAAGACTTATCTCAATATAAGATACATAATCTTCCATTCTTAATCCGGTTCTAGCCATATCATTACTCTACTTTCTTTTTCTTTGTAGTTTTCTTCTTAGGTGTTTCTACAACTTCTTCTACCTTAGCTTCTTCAACTACTGTTTCTGCTACAGGTTCTTCTATTGTTTCTACAACCTTTTCTACAAGAACTTCCTTCTTAGGATCTTCTTTTACTTCCGGGACTTCCTTAAGAACTTTCTTTTCTTCCTTAACAACAGGAACTTCAACTAATCTCTTCTTACGAAAGTCATACTTATCAGTAAACATTTTCTTTTATCACTCCTTTCTTAAATATTTACTCTAATATATGTCTATTTCACACCAGTTTCGTTTCTAATGCGTTTCATTATAAAAATAATATAAGCACATACATAAACTATGATGTGTCTTAGAATTGAATTTAGAGTGCTTTTAGATAGTGAGGTAGGTAGGATGCAAATGGACTTTAAAAAATACAGGAGGTTGTTGTAACTTTTTCTTATCAAGAGAGACTACACCCTACCTACCCAGAACCACCATCTATGGAGTCAATCATTTAGGAAATGCCCCAAAAACCTAAATGATTATTTGTTTAACCAATCTCTACAGAAAGTACTGATCCAATGCTATCATACTTGGTTACTTCTGACTTTGCATAGAAAGTATCAGTTGCCCAAGTGGAATCAGAATTCTCTACAAAATCATCACCGGATTTTACATAATAGTCTGTATAGTTGGTTGACCAGTCATCTGGTTCTTCTGTAAGAAGTGTATATACATCTTCCGTAACAGATGACGGATAACCACCAAGACTAGCATAGTAAACTGCTTCCTCTGATGTATCAATGTTAAGAACTATAGAATCTCCGGGAATAAGTGTTTCCCAAAGATTTACTCTATACATCTGAAACGTTACATTGGCCGTACTTATGTTTGTAAGAGTTGCTTTTGTAACATTAGAATAGTCTATTACTGCCATATCTGGGTCCCCTTTCTATTAAGCAATAGTAACAGAAAGAGTTTCAGTATTAAGTGAATCGTAATAAACAGCTTCTTCTGCTTCTGAAATCTTCAAAATAAGAGTATCACCGGCCTTAACAGTTGCCCAAAGATTTACTCTGTAGAGCTGAACCGTAATATCAGCAGTACCATTATTTACGATAGTTGCTGTAGCAACACTAGAATAATCAATAGATGCCATAAGTATTATTTTCCTTTCTTTAAATTATAAGAATATCTCTAGGCTAAGTTTTATCCTAGCCTAGAGTTTATATTACTTAAGATTACTTAGTAATCTGACCAGCAACATACATATCCTTATTGAGAATCTTCTTAGCATACATTGTTGCCCAAGCCTTCTCACCACGGAAATCAGCAGTCATGATCGTATCTGTTGATGTTACAGGCATATAAGGGAGATAGAAAGCACCAGCATCAAACATGTTAGTACCCTTATAACCCATTACAAAATAATCTGCCGGATAATCAGGGTTTACATAAACCTTGATATCACCAAGAGTTCCAAGATAGTAAGGACCATTTGCAATGTTACCAGAAGCCTGGAATGTTCTCATTACCTTAACAACAGTAGCAACTCCAAGTCCACATACCATAAAGTTTGCAGATACTTTTCTTGTTGCTGCGTTAATAGCATTAGAACAATCAATGATCTTCTCAATGAAACCATCATAGTGATCTGCAAGAGATACACCCGTAGGCTGTACCTTAGACCAAGATCTCATATAAAGCTCAGGATTTGTATTGCCAATAGCGGTCGTAAGAAGATCGATTGTAAGCTCATTATCAATTTCCATTTATGTTACATTATGATCGTTTCCATCATAATTCTTTATGTCACCATAAAGATCGGACTATATCACGTTCTCATTAACTGTTACCATTAATAAGAACCCTCGCATTTCAAGTTCACTTGAACCTTACTCTACTCGCTTCTTCATGTAAGTCTTTCTCTTACATTATGCTTTCGATAGTCTCTGAGCTACATATCATAATCGATATATAGTTGCTGATTGTCTTAAAGGTGATAAGTCTTTAAGAGTTTCCAGCAATTAACGAGGTTTTCATAATAATTTCATAAGGTTATTTAATGCTCCAAGTATATGTAGCTTGACCACAATCATAAATTTCAACGAAACCATGTTGTAGCATTAACTGTTCATTACTTGTTCCTTTTCCAAAACATCCATAAGTTTTTCCTAGCAGTTGATCAAAACCTCTTTGCCTTAATAAGTTATCTGTAATATGTGTTTGTGTTTTAGGATTATACCAATGCTTACCTATTGTATAAGTTTTGTAAGTAAATCCTAACTTACCATATACAGTTCCTGTAAACTTAGAAAGATCACAATAACTTATAATACTTTCCGGCTTATAGGTTTTCAAAAAATACTTAAAAAGTTTTTCTGATCCACCAATTACACATTTACTTGAACAATAACGTAACAATTCATATTGATACTTTTTATTGTATCTACTCTTACCAAATGTCATTAATGATACTATTTGATCTTCATAGATTAATGCAACCCTAATATCAGAATTAACATTACCTTGTAAATGCCAGGTGTTAAGATAATCTTTACTGGCCTCAGAAGATATTTCTAAAATCTTACACTTTCTGGCATATATTTTTGATTTAGGTGTTATCAAAGATAATACTTTATCTTTATCATCCCAGTCCCAAATATTTATACATCTAAATCCATTTCTTTTTGCAAGTCTTGTTTTTTCGTAATGATATCTCTTATCTAAAGGATCTCTACCAAATATGCCCCATGTTGAATTATGTGTTGCATATGGATTGATCTCTATTAATGTATCACTACAAAGAAAATCATAACTCTTTCTATCAATATGATATTCTCTGCTAAAAGCTAAACCAACTTCTTTAAGTTTGTTTTCAAAATCTTGATTAGGACCAGAATCATTAGATGTTGTTAATCTGACTTCTTCTGTCATTAAATATGTCGGTACACCATATCTTTCTATGCAAGTCTTTTCTATCTTTTCCCGGAACTCCGGTACTTGCCCTACAGATTGTTTACCATATTTTTCTAAACAAGTTTTTCTTTTCTTATCAGAAATTTCAACCAAACGATCCTCAGAAATGTTTTTCCAGAAATCACTTACCTTTTGTTTGTGACTTTCTGTTTGTGCTATGTTTTCAACACCATACTTTTCTAACAATGTTTGCTTTACTTTGGTTTTAACTTCTTTGTTTTGAAATGGATTTTCAACACCATATCTATCTAAGTTTGTTTGTCTGATCTTATCTTTTATTTGTTCAGACTTTAAAGGATTTTCTGTACCATATCTGGTTAAACACGTTTGCTTACTCTTTTCAGAATTATTATAAGTTTCAGATCCATAACGGTCTAATTTTGTCTTAGCAGTTTTTTGAACCCTATTCTTTAATGTACTTTCTGATTTATAAGCAAAGCCTTTATAAAAACCTTCCGGTATTTCCATCCCTTCACTTATATAGATGTTTTGTTTTCCATCTGTGTAACATTTAGAATTTTTCTTTGCCATAAAAATCACCTTAACTAATTTTTATATTTGAATTGTGGTAATCTACATTGTTAAGGAATGTAGAAATAGTTTCGAACCTACTGTCCCACAAAACAATCAAATTTAAAATGTTGAATGTTTTGTTTCTTTTTTTTATTCTATCACACTATTAACCTTATTTATATATTATGCCACAAAACGTCTATGGGCAATTTCACCAGAAGCCTGTGTAGCTAACAGATCCTCAATAGACTGGCCATATTCCTTAGAAAGCTCATACTGAGCATCAAAGGCCCAATATGCTCTAAGTGTTCTAGCCTTAGCCTCTACAGGTACTGTCTGCATCTTAAGGCCCATTTCCGGAACATTTGTAAATCCAGCAGCACCTCTAGCTCCGTCAATAGCCTGATTGCCATTGTTAGGACCACCAAATGCACCAAAACCATTAGATCTTACATCTTCATTCAAGAACCAATACTTAACAACTACTTCTGCATTATTGCTCGGAGCAGTATCAAATGTAACTACACCACTAGCAGATACTAATGCACCAGGATTTGTCTGGCCATTATCAATCTCTACAGTAACCGGAGATCCACCAACTGTAATGATCGGAAGAACAGACTCACCAATCTGGGTTGTTACTCTTGTGTCAACCGGTGTCCAAGCAAGATTAAATACCTTGTTAGAACCATCACCTACAAACTTCTCACCATTTACAAATGCAGATGTGTAATCCTTATCAGAGAAAGAACCCTTAAGAGCTCCATTAAATACCTGACCATTTACTACATCACCCTTATTTGACTGGTATGTGTAATCAAGGTAATTGATCATCAATTTATGTTACGTTATATTCGTTTCCAATATAACTCTCTATGTCACCATAGAGTTCAGACTATATCATCATCTTATTAACTTTTACCACTAATAAGATGCTCGGCACTTCCATTCTACTTAGAATGTACTCTACTCACTTCCTATTCAATGTCTTTCTCATTGATAGTGTTTTCGATAGTCGTTTAACGTTTCTTACAAGGTCTATTACGTTTTTGAAACTTCCTACCTATTCTAAAGCCTACTGCTAAAAACTCATCTAAATGTTCTGGTTTTATAAATTTATCAATAACTTCATTAGTTATCCAGATTCTACCAGTACATCTAGTAGTTGCACTCCTAGAAAGTCTTTCATGTTTAATTTCATACGGTGTTCTGCTCCAATAATTCTTTTGAGCAGAACCTATTTTGTCCTTAGTGCCTTGATAACACTTGTGACCTTTCTTAGCACCAGCAAATCTACTATGAAATTCCTCATCAGTTTTAAGTCTATCTAAAATATATTTAGAATGTTCTTTTCTTATATGAGTCAGTTTAGATTTTGATAAATACAATGCAATGTCACCACCATCACCGCCAGGGTGTATATTATAAAAATCTTTAGAGTTCAATGCATCATATTTAGCAATATAGAATTTTTCCTTTTCATTAAGTTCTTCTAAAGTATTACAAGCTTCTAACATAACAACTTTAAAATTTTCTTTTCCGTGTTGTTTTATTGCTCTTAATAGACACTTTCCAGAACCTACATACTTAGTAGTAAATTCACTAGCTTTGTGCTTACCAATATATTTTTTATTATTGGTAATATCAGTAGTCATATAAATATAACCATACATACTTTTAATCTCCTCTTAAGATTAAGTTTATATTTAACAAGGTAGTAATCTCACTAAATAAGAGGTAGTAAGAAATAGTTTCGAACCTACTGTCCTACCTTATTACCTTAGATTATATCATAAAGTAATAAGTAATATTTAATTGTAAGACTTCGCACAGGATTGTCTTATATCTTACCTCAAATATAAGGTTTCCCCTGTTTTCACCGAGTTTTCTTAAGTTATCACTAACTTAAGCGGCAGATTGTTTACCGATCCTATTATCCATAGGCTGTACTGCATAAAGATCAAATGCAATAAGATTCGGCAATGTAGCCGTAACTAAGTCCAATGCATATCTCTTATACTGCAATTATGTTACAAATAAACCGTTTCCGTTTATTTTCTCTATATTACTATAGAGTTCAGACTATATCACATTCTTAATAACTGTTACCATTATTAAGAACCCTAGCACTTGAGTTCACTTGAACCTTACTCTACTCGCTTCTTCATGTAAGTCTTTCTCTTACATTATGCTTTCGATAGTCGTTGAACTTCATATCAATGATATATTCCTAATAACCAACCATCAAGTAAATACTTTTCTAAATCATCTGGTTTAACAAATTTATTTTCTTTACCATTGTTAATCCATTTTCTTCCAAGTCTTTGACTTGATAGTATTTGTTTTGTCTGTGTAGATGCTTTTCTACCTTTAGCTCTTTCAGACATTTTCTTTTTACTAATTTCAGAATGTTTCTTACCATAAAAAGGATTATGATCACCAGAAGTAATTTTACTTATATGTTGCTTAGTTTCTTCTGTATGAGTTCTTCTGGTAAATGAAACACTCATGTTATGTTTAGTATCTTCACTAAATGGTAATCTACCTAAAACAAATCCTTTATTTAAGTATTCATCTAATGTTTCTTTTGTTGCCTTAGTTTCTATATGACCATCATTAACCCAACATTGTGAAGATATTGTCTTAGATATTTTCTTTCTAGTATCTTCATCTATACTTCTAAGTTTTGCTTTCTCAGATTGCTTACGTTTAGTTTCTTCTGATCTTTTAGAACCTTTAGTAGAACCATTAGCTCCATTTGCAAGATTATAAAATGATTCATCTTCTATAGCATTAAATTTTAAAATCCAGAACTTTTCTTTATCATCTAATTCTTCTTTTGAATTACATTCTTCAAGAAGTTCTTTATTAAAACTTTCTGTACCATACTTAGCAACTGCTTTCTTAATAAGAGTTCCAGATCCTAAGTATTTAGAATCAGTTTTAAAATCCGCTGTTCTTTGTCCTATGTACTTTTTACCATTTACTTTATTGGTTATTAAATAAATATATCCATACATATCTTAAATCTCCCTTAAAGATTTAATCTATATAATGAGGTAGTAATCTTACCATTAAGGGTAGTAAGAAATAGTTTCGAACCTACTGTCCTACCTTATTATTGATATAAAGCTGCTGATTGTCCTAACACCGAGATATTAAATATTAGGAGTTTCCAGCAATTCACTAGGTTTTCCATAATATGTTACCATATTATGCGGCAAGTTGTTTACCGATCTGACCAGGGTTAGTAGCTTCAAATGCCTTAATACGATCTGCTGTATTCTCTAAGCAGTTAGCAAGAACTACTTTCTTTTCATAGGAGAGAGGCTTACCCTGAACACTCTCTACCATCTTAATCCTCTTGGCATACTTACCAATGAGGTACTGTGACTTTTGATTCATCATACTTGCGATAGCCATAGTAATTAATTCCTTTCAAATTTTATATTATTTAAAACCAGTAAGGAATTTCATTGTTTGAGCATCTTCCGGGTTTAAACCGGAATAGGATTCAAGTTTAGCAGAAATACTACCATTAAGAGCAATAGGAAGTTTATTCAACCTCTTCTTTTCATCTGCCAACTTTTCTACCACCATATCAATGTCTTTAGTAGTATATCTACCATTCAACATTGATGATGCTCTATTCCTGTCAATTCCTTCTGACACGCATTTAGCATCAAGATACTTAACAAGAACCTCAGAAATTTGCTTCTTTGATTCATTAAGTTCATTAGATACATCTTGTACTTTGTTTTCAGTTAATGCTTGTTTTGAATTAACTTTTTCAAACTCACCATTAAGCAGATCATTCTCTTCATAAAGAGAATTCAACTCATTAGATTTATTTGAAATTTCATTCTCCAATTCAATAACCCTTGAATTACTCCTATCACAAGATTCAGATAACCTTGTGATCTCATCTTTAAGATCATCATTCTCACTAATAACAGCATCATAACTTTCATTAAGTGATTTGACTTTTCTTTCAAGAGAAGAAATCTTTTTCAATGCATCTTCAAGTTGTTGCTCTAATGATTCAGTTTTTCTTTTATTAACTCTTTCAAGCCTTTCTAACTGAATGTTCTTCTGATCCAACTCGTCATTCAAATCCTGATTAGTTCTTTCTAATCTTTCTGTTTGAACTTCAAGTTTTCTCAATGTTCTTCTTGCAGTTTTAGCTTCACTTTCAAATGTCTCAGTTAATTGCTTACTTCTCTTAGCACCAATATTATTAGCCTTTTTAAGATTTTCAACCTGAGTTTTGAGTTGTTCATTCTCTTCTGCAAGTCTACCCAAATCATCTTCTAAGTGTTCAGAAATATTATTTCCACTTAAAGAACCACTAGAAAGTTTATTATCAATGGATTCAGTTATTAAATCCAGATTTGGTACATTTACCGATTCTGCTAATCTCTTCAATCCTACTAATTCAGATTGAGTTGTAGCATTTTCTATTTCTTTCCTAAATACATCTGTTACCTTTGCTCTGGCCTTTGATTCAACTACATCCGGTCTTGCTGATTTAACTGCCGGTTGTACTACCATATCATGACCATAATAACTATATGTATCAGGATCTATGATTATTTCACCATTTCTTTGAATTTCATCACCAAGTCCTCTGGAAGAAACTCCAATCTTACAACCATAGTCTACAAGAGATTTAAGAATTCTTCCTTGTGGTGTATCAAGAATATCAAACTCTACCCAAAGAATTCCCTCATCCTTTCTAATTTCCATATTAGTAAGAACTGCACACACTTCCCGAATGTCCGTATCAATACGGTCAGTTGGATGATTAGCTTCGCAGAAACAAGTTTTGGATTCCATCATTTCCTTGAAATCATCAGAAGCCATTACCTTTTCCCAAAGTTCTTGATTGTATAATCTACCATTTCTAGTAGGTTTTCTTAAGTCTCCTCCAATTCCTGCAAGATGGCCTAAACAATTAGGATTCATTGGAGAACCAGCATTTTCAAGACAACCTACTTTTTCTGTTAATAATATACTCAAAATAACACCTTCTTTATTATGATGCTTTGCCTTTTACTAGTTTACCTTTAACATAACCATTAGACAAATAATTTTCTAGTTCCATAGGTTGTACCCATTTATTTTCTATTCCATTATTTATCCAAATTCTACCTTTAAAAGTTTTAGATCTAGCCTTAATTTGATCAAGTGATTGTTTTTTGCCTAATCGTGAAACAGAAATCTTATTCTTATAGCTTTCAGAAAGACCTAACACCCACCCATCTAAAAAATAAGATTCTAAAAATTCTGGCATAATTCTGATGGTTTCTGCTCCATTATTAATCCAAACTTTTCCTTTACCACTTTCTCCTTGTTTCTTTCGAATTTCTGTACTAAGGTTTACTAGTTTTCCTAAAACCCAACCTTCATTTAATAAAGATTCCAAATCATCTGGTTTAACAAATTTATTTTCTTTACCATTGTTAATCCATCTTCTTCCAAGTCTTTGCTGTGTCATAAGACTTTTAGTTTCTTTTGAAGCTTTTCTTCCATACATAGGATTATTTTTACCAGACATACGTTCTGACTGTTTCTTTTTATAATCTTCTGTGTGTTTCCTTCCTTTAAATGATTTAGATTGTATTTGTTTTCTTTCCTCTGTAATACCTATTATCCAGCCTTTAGAAAGATATCTTTCTAAATCTTCTGATCGCACATATTTAATCTTTATACCATCATTAATAGCAATTCTATTATAACTAGGTGAATGTTCACCTTTAAAGTTAGCATGATTTTCAGAAATCTTTTTCCTGGAGTTCTCAGTATGATTTTTACCATACATAGGATTACCAGCACCAGAAACCCTACTAGACATTTTCTTTCTTGCTTCTAAAGAAAATTTAGTACCCTTTCTAGGATTGCCATTAATACCACCAGTAGCAAGATTATAAAAATCATCAGATTCTACTGCATTATAATATGCAATCCAATATCTTTCTCTTTCATCTAACTTTTCTTGTGTTTCACACCATTCTATAAGTTCTGTTTTAAAATTTTCAACACCATACTTTTTTATAGCATTAGTTAAATAAGTTCCAGATCCTTTATAGTTTTCATTAAATACTGAATATGCATGTTGTCCTATATATCTTTTACCATTTATTAAATTGGTTGTCATATAGACATATCCATAGGTATTCACTATCAATTCACCTCTATGTTATTTAATTACATAGTTTTAAAGTATTACCACAGGATCTTATATCAATCTGTGATAATACTTTTTAGGAATGGTTAAATTAGAATCGGACATATTGATATACATCTAATTCTCTTTTATTTTAAATATATTTGTTTTTATTGTAAAGACACAATTCATTGATGGATATAAATATATACAAATAGAAAGTTATTTTAAATTTCTTTAACACTAATACTGGTATTAAATTCTATAAATTCTCCTTCAAGAGATCTAAGAATCCAAACAGATAGTGTAACTAAACATCCTTCCTTCCCATTAAAAATTATTCCATCTGCACAATAATCCACACCATCATCACTGAATATACCATGAGTATGCATACTGCAAGAAAATCTGGTAGTAATAGCCTTACCAGATTCATCATGAAGTAAATCAAAATAAAGGATCTTTCCATCTTCTAATGCTTTAAAGACATCTTCTGCTGACTCTTCTACTGTCTCAGATATTCCTATATTACCAGAGGTATTCCTATATATGCTTCCCTCATAGGTTCCATGAATAGTGTAGAAAAGACCCAGATCAACATTACCATTTTCATCTGGAGGAATTGGTTTACCATTAAGACTTATTGATTTAATAGCACCTTCACCACTAGTGGTAACTTCTATTTTTGTATCAAACTTAGGAGTGAAATTTATATCTGGCATATTACATTACCCCTTCCTTTACATTATCTAATACAGTTATTAACTGTTTATTTGATGTTGCTCTACTACCATCACTAAACTTAAGACTGATCTCAATATAAGTAGAAAGATTATATTGTACTCCGGTATTCTGTGTAGGAAGAAGTCTAAGAGTATCTTCCTGTGATAATAGAACTGAAATTATTTTATTATCATAATCAATGGTACAATCATTCATTGTCTTGTTAATTACCGGAACTGATGTTCTAGTGATTTGACTAATAGATACCCAGATATCAACTACTTCAACAAGAGGTATTTCTTCCGGCATATTCATTGTAATGGTAGGTGTTGTACCACGTTTTATTTCTAATATGTTATCATTCATACTCTGTAACCCCTCTATTTTCGTTTCTAATGCTTTCTAATTCTTCTTATGATACTTTTCCTATCTTTTTAATAAAAGCCTTAGAACATAGATTAAAGGCATTTACACCATATAGTACAAATGCCTTTTATTTACTGTTAAAGATACAAGTCTGCTAATTCATAATCTACAAAGTCTATTGCATCATATGATGTTTCAAAAACTTCTTTCTTTTCACCATCTAAGAAAACAGTCCAGTCTATCTGATCAAATTTTTCATTGTATTTAGGACATACAAGAATTTTATGACCATCTAGTTCTCTAGTAAACTTTCTAAGTGTTTGTTTTCTACCATCATAAAATTGAGAAGTTGTTGATACTGTCCAATCATCATCAAAAGATTCTTTAACCAATCTCTTTGATTCAGTTTTTGAGTGTTTACGCCATCTTTTCCAATAATCTTCATCAAAATTATCTATAGCATCTTGTTCACCAGGAGTAAGATCGTCATATTTCATAGCATCACCTGATCTGCCCCAAACTTTTCTTTCTGCTTTATTATGAGCTGAAATCCAAGCCTTTTTAAATGCATTAGACTTAATATCATCTATTCCATTATTTATGACTAATTCTTGTAGCATAGCATTTATATCAGACATATCAGGATCATAACCATATTCATAATTTGCCATTACTGAATATATCTTATTAACTAAATCTGTATGTGAAGATTCTTTCACATATGATTCACCATACATAGAATTGTACTCATCAATAGGTATGATTTTAGGAAGTTTAGGTGCATAAGTACCTTGTACTTTCTTAGAACCATACTGAGGAATTACTTTATAAATTGGTGTAGGATTTCTCCAATCACTACCTTGATATACACCAACTATCTTTGTAGCAGAATTATATACAAGATTATTTCTGTTCATATATCTCTCTGCATCTGATGTACCATGCATTGTTTTTGCTGTACCAAATGCTTCATCATCAAACTTTGCTTTAAGCCACTTAGCAATTAGCTTTGTATCATAGTTAGCAGATTCATTTAAATTAGTTATCATATCTCACTACCTCACTTACTTTTTAATGAATAGAATCAACACTAATTTCAAGGAAATCAGTACCACCATATCTCTTATAAGTAGTACCTGTTACCACCCAAATATCATAACTATCAGAAATATAATTATCACCTGTACCGTTCTTAAGTTCATCAAATGTACCATCAAACAGTACTCCCGGACAATCATCAGGATCATCTAAATAAGGGTTCATACAAACAACCATTATTTCATCATTACCATATCTTCTCTGATTTCTAGGGTTAGATATCCAATCTGCTAATGTTTGCTTACCATCAACTGATTCTCTCTTATATGATTCATCATAAGATGGTCTACCAATATCTTTGTATTCACCACTAGCAAATAACTCTCCATATAATTCTTCAATCATAGAACTTTGCGTGTTATTCATACCTTTAGAGTGATTCTTCAAATTAGCAATTGCTTCTCTCGCTGCTAATGTTGATCTACTATCTAAAGCATCTTCCAAATCGTATAAAAGATAATCTTGTGTCTTATTAAGATTCTTATTGTGATATCTAAAATAATCTACAACATCTTGAACATCTGCAAAAAATTGGTCTACTAAATCTGTATGTACTGATTCTCTTTTATATGATTTATCATCCCTAAATCTTACAGAGTTATAAGAAAGGCCTTCACTATCTGTATAAGAATTATAATCAATAGTAGCATCTTGATACTCGGCAATTTCTTGTTGAATAAGATTCGCTACAGTATCCTTTCCCAACTCTTTAATATACTGTTGCATATAATGATCTTTAAGAATATTATCTACTGTCCAGGTTTCTGGATCTGAATAAGTAAGAATAGAGTGCAACATATCAATACAAGCAGTTTCTCTGCTGTACCTATAAAACTCATCTGACTTCTCTTTAGGAAGTCTATTCATATAACCAATAGCATTATTCCAATCAGAATCACCATGATCTTTCAATGATTGTCTGATATCATTCCACATCTGTTTATTTCTTTGATCTATTTCTTTTCTTGTTGTTTCATTAAGAATAGTAATCATAGTGTATTATTCCTTTCTTTTATTCTAAGTAACCTGTTCATTTCAAATGCTACATCTTCCGGGAAATCTTCTAAGCTGCTAAAACAATTATGACCACCTGTATAATCTTTATCATCTTTAGCAGTTCTATAAAGAACACCATAATGAGCTCCAGGCAATGTTACATCTACTGGTTCTTCCCAAGGAAGATCATATGCAAAATATATATATGTATCACCACATTTAAAGAACCCGGAAAAATGGTCTACAGAATAACCATAATTTACTACTTCCCAACCATTCTCTTTTGCGATCTTCTTTACCCAACTTTTGAACTTCCTAGAAAACTCCTGCATATCTGGTGCATATCTTCTCCAAAAAGTTCTACCATTTATGTCTGATAAGAAATCTGGTTTCTTTGTAGCTTCTAATACAGTAATCATTTGCTACCTCACTTAATCTGTTGTCTTATAAAAATAATTCATTGCTTCCTTATCATTTCTATAATGCTTAGATATCTCTCTTTCACACTTATCCCAAAGAGTTTGATAAAGTTCACCATACTCAGGGTTATCTTCATAATGCTCCCAAATCTTCCAGTTAAGGACCATATACAATTCAGTTACATACTCAATATCATCTATCCACTCTCTCATAGCTCTATTGTATGTATCTTTAATTGCATTAGCACCAAATCTGTCTGCAATAGAAAAATCCATATAGAATGTAGTCTTTGGTTTATAACCAGTCATTGCTTCTATATTCCAATCATTCCACTCTTTAAGACTTTTACTCTCTGTCTAATATGATTCTCCTAAATACTCTGCATCAGAAATAATATCTACTTCACCATCATCAGATACATCAGTAACATATCCATACTTCTCAGCAAGTCTAAGTACTTCCTTTACTGCATAGTCATAAGGTTTAGCTGCTGTTTTACAGAAATTAAAACCCTCTTTAAAATACTCATTATCTGTATTAGGAAGATAGAATGTTTCATGATCTAAATCTTTAGAAGCGTCACCATTAAAAGCAATCTCCAAAAGATCAGCAACTGGTTCACCTTCTCCCCAGTTATCACCTAAAGTAATTCCCTTGTTCTTGCAATCTGCATATACATCTTTTACAAGTTCGACAAAATCACTATCATACTCTTTATCAGTTCTTTTCCAATAGTTAGTGTAACCCATAATAAAAACTCCTTATAATTAAATTTATTATTTATTAAATAAAGTCCTGTTTTGACATTCCAGGTGCGTTCCAGGGATCACTAGGGCTATAATCTCCATAAGTGGAACTAGGTGTATATTCATCATCATAATTATCCCAGTCAAATTCATATTGACTAATAATATCTTTAGCAATATCTTCACTAGCAAAATAAAGTGTCATAGTACCATAAGATGGTTCTGTAACAATTTGATTTCCTTTATCATCTTTTCTTAATGTTAAGTTGTATTTCTGAATAGTCTTAACTGGTTTAAAGTTTCTAAGGAAATCAGGTGCTACTATATCATCTATGTTATACATGGTAGTAAATACAACTTCTGATCTATTAGCCTTAAGAAGTCTTACAACATTATCATAAGTACTAATCATTCTATCAATCTTACTATCAGATACACCATATTGAATTGCATCTGGTATAGCTTCTTCTTCTCTTTCAATAGAATTGAACCACAAATCATTTACACTTTCGGTAAGATTTATCTTCATACCTTTTGATACTCCTTTCTTTTCTAAAGATAATAACTTTAACTCTGTCTTACCTTGATCATTCACAATTAATGATGGTTCAAATTCTGTACCACATTCATCACATACAACTAACGCACCATCATTTGAAACAGTTCCAATATAAACAGTATCATATCCACAATTAGGACATTCAACATAACGACCTATATATGCAGAAAAAACCTCAGTAACCTTATGTGGCTTCTTCCAATTCTCAAGAGAAAGTTCTTTGGATCTTAATTTTGTATACGAATCCTTAAGGTCTTGCAACAACTCTAAATCTCGTATAGATTTAAAAACTAAATTACCTTCACTAAATTCACCGCCACTTAGTAAGGAGTTCTTACGAAGAATATAAAGATCATCAATTACTTTTCCAATATCATCTGCGGATTTACTATCTAAAGCAGCATTTATTTTTTCTTTCCATTCATCAACATCATCATTGATATCAATTTCTTCTACTTCTATCTTTTCCGGTTTCTTAATCCATTGATCCTGCATAACGGAAAATACACCATTACTTAAAGCAGTAGAATTAAGATCTTCAACATAAAGTTCTACATCAATACCATGAATAGATATGTCATATCCACTATTGAAACTTGATTTTTGAAAATTCATAAGTGATTGAACTAACCCGGAATTTTCATCAATGGTATCAAAATTAATTACTATATGAACATCTACATCAGAATGACTTGTGTAATTATATGATGCATTGGACCCAACAATATAAATATCAAGCGGATTAAGTTCAAGATCAGTCATTTCCTTAACATTCTTCTTGAACTCTTCCACTATTTCTAATATCTTATCCCTTACATCAGGAATAAGCTTATCATTAGAATCCCACAATTTAGGATTTAATGTGTCATGTATTTCTAAATTTTCTACCAGATATTTTTCCATATTACATATACTTTGTAAGATCTTTAGTATCTTCTAACACTCTTTGAATTTGTTTCTTAATGAATTCATCTTTATTATCTAAAAGATCATCATAATCATCACCATTTAAGAACCATGTGCTAAAGGAATCAATTCTCACATAATCTTCACCCTGTATGGTGATTTCATCAAACTTATCTAAAAAGGCTTTCCAGATTTTCTCAAAATCCTTAGCACCTTCTTCATAAATTCTATCTATGAATGTAGGATCTTCTTTTTGTTTATCTACCCAGGAATTAGCAATATCATATGCCAGACCATCATCAATATCTTCCCAGAAGATTTCATCCAAGATATCTTCGTCATCAAGATACCTACCCTGGTCATCAATATAATCCTTTATTTTACCTTGAGTGATATCATATATTTCATCATCTTGTGATTGTTTCACAAGATCATATAAATCATCATAATCTTCATTAAGATGTATTCTTGCCATAATTAGTTACCTCTTAAGAATTACATAAATTCATCATAGAAAACATCATCAAACCAATCATCAAAAAGGTCTATGTCATCTATTTCACCAAGTTCAAGTTCAACATCATCCCAACAACTATTTATTAATATATCTCTTTCATCTTCGGAAATATATTTAACTGGTATATAATCGCCATTACCTCTGGAATAACACCAAACTTTTTTACCATTAATGGTTTCTTCTGTCAGTTTCCATGCCATTGTATCACGAATTATATTTTTTACAGCCTGTTCATCCATAATTCTATTACCTCATCTTTCTAACAATTCTGTATATTCAGTTCCACATCTAGGACATACTGCATACCATTCAACATTCCCAAAGTCCGGATCTTTATGTTTACGCATCTTGAATGGTTCATTATAAGTACACTTTATACAAGTACACCAAACTGTACCATCACCGTTATGCTTAATATTACTTTCATTAAGAACAGTAATCATAACCTAATTCCTTTCTATTTGCCTTTCTAAGACTTACCTTATAGAAATTAATATAATCAGTCATTTCCTACAAGGAAAGCCTTAGAACTCAATCTAAGGCTTGTTTATTTTTATATTATTTCCAGACCTTCTGCTCTGGCAAGTTCTTCTGTAATGCTAGTGATAGAGATTTCTTCTACATTTGCTTCAAATTCTACTATATACAACTCACCTTTACCTTTTTCGAAATCAGCAAGTTCCTTTTTAGTAGGTTTCTTAGCAAAACCATCTCTGGCATATGAACCACAAGGACGGGAAGATAATACAGAAATCACTATCTTATTCCTTTCGCTATCAAATTGCCAATCTGTAGGATTTTCCGAAAAAGGAGCATATATGTATTGTTTTACACAGTCTACAAAAGAATTACGGCTTATTCTATTCTTACCTGTAGGGTACCAATAGGCTACTCTATCTCCACGATTATCTTTTGCAGTTTCATCATAAAGATATGTACGAAACGCACAATTAGTTACTTCAAAATAATGTTCCTGGTACATAAAAACATTTCTCCTATCATTAATCTACAAATCTAATACACTTACCATAATAGTAATCAAATATCTGATCTGCATTTTCTTCAAAATCAAATAATTCTTTATCGATCATTTCACGAAGATTTTTATATCTCTGTCTATAAACTATAGCATTATCAACGTAATAAACCATTTCAGAAGCATCTAAATCTGCACTTACCTGGATATCATGCTCATATCCATCAGAACCATCTACAGATGTATACATTAGAGGATAAACATTATCACTACCGGAAGAATATTCATTTGGATAATCAACATCTTCCCCAAACTCTACTTCATAATAAGCAGTTATTAAATCAATTGCTTCTTGAAGATCAGAATTATAAGTATCATTCATAAACTAGTTTCTCCTTAATTATTCTTCTTCCTCTGGTTCAAAATCACCATAAAAACGCAATTGACCTACCCAACTATCAAAGTCATCTCTAGTCATATTCATAAATTCTTCAACTGGTACTCTATCGCTATCAGATTCCCAGGTTTCTGGATCAGTAAGAACAATAATTACATAATCACCATCTAAGTAACAATCTAATCCCCATTCTACCTTGCCCCAAGTAGCATCTTTAAACCCAGCATGTTTATAATCATCAGCAATATCAATCTTCATTCTACTAATGGAATAATCATCACCATACTGTTTTTCTTCATCAATCTCATCAATAAAGTAACCAACAATTTTGGCTTCTTCTTTCCATCCATTTCTTTCAAGAATCTTCTGAATGGATTCTAACTCTCCACGATCTGTAATGTAATTATTCATTACTTGTTGGAATAATTCATCTGGTGCAGCATCATTACCCGGAATATACAGATCTGTAAACTTGTAATTAGTTCTTTTATCATTAGGATCATTAGAAGTTCCTAAACCATTAAAATCTCCACGATTCCATTCATTTAATGGAATTTTAGTAATCATAATCTTTATTTCCCCTTTCTTAAATTATCATAAAAACCACCAGGTTCATAATCACTTAATGACTTACCATATTCAGATAATACTTGATCTATAAATCTACGAGTAAGAGATCTAGTATCTCCAAAATGCTTTACTTCTGTATTAAAATCTTTAATTGCAGCATCAATATTAGACATTTTATATTCACGATAAAAGTCATAATCGCCTAAGAATGATTGAGAAGTAACATAGCAATCAAATCCATCATTAACTAGTTCTACATAACCATCATCATTTGAAAAGCTTGCTAAGTCAATTCTATCATCAGCAAATCCAGGTCCTGTATATGAATACGAATTAATATCTTCATTCAAATTAATCTTAACCATCTTATTTATTTCTCCATATTTTCAGATTTAGTTTCTTCATGTTTCTCATCTAAATATCTGGTAACAAACATTTCCAGTTCTTCTTCTGACATATAGATAACTCCTAATACTTTTATTTTATTAAAACCATACCTTAATGTAAATTACTAAGATATGGTTTTATTTATTATTTATAGTATTTGGTAATTTCTATTAAACTATAATGTGAGTTTCTAACAGATCTTTAAAATCTTCTTCTGTGATTTTACCATCTGCCATAGGCTTAAGGAGTTTGTTAATCATATCTTCAAGATTATTATATTGAATAGAATCATAAAAATCTTTATCCTTTGCTGCATCATAAGCTGTAAAATTTAATGTGTAATGCATAAGGTCTATGATAGCACTACATGTACCTTCATACATTTCATCATCAAACTCAGAATATGTATTAAAAGGAAGTGCCATTACTAGAATCGCACTAGCACCTTCTGAATAAAGAACTTCACCAAATTCACGTTCTTGATACTTATCTATAAGTTTCCAAGCTTCTTCTCTTTCCGGACTTACAAATTCTTTTAAAAACGTAATCATACTGTTTTCTCCTTTATTTATTAAATAGCTTCTGCATCAGCATATGCACCTTTCCAAAGGCCATATACTTCATCTACCGAATACATACCATTACATTTGATATCCGGTACAAGCTGATAGATCTTATCATTTGGTATGATGATATCTTTCTTACCACATTCAAGTTCAAGAACACTGCCACCACCATTGTAACCATCAAAGAAACCACAACCCATATCATTGAGTTCTACTTTTACATCTGCATGGTTTTCTGCAACTTTAATCAAATCCTTAAGACTCATCTTACAAAGGAATGTAAGTGCCGGACAACCAAATGCATTTGCTGCTTCTTGAATAAGACTGTCTAAGAACTTATCCTTACCTAACTTATGATCTATCGGATATTCATCAGGATTAATAGCAGAATCTAATGCTTGTTGCATCTGCTCTACTGTATATCCTAACTGTTCACCTAACCAGATAATACCTGCTCCACTTTCAATCTGATAACCATTATCCTGGTTAGGATTTCTGGTGAAATCATAATTAGCATCACCATTATCCACGATCAATCTACAGTAATATTCCTGATCTAAGAAATGGTCATATGGAAGTTCAAATGTAATGTATTCATCCAGATAAACATCTTCACTACGAAGATCATCAATGGTTACATCATAATCATGATATTCACACCAATCTTCAAATTCTTTGTCTAAAGCATCTTGATAATAAGAATCTGTGTATAGATAACTTTCTTCAAGAATTTCATAGAATGTAGTGGAAGGATCTTTAGATTTGATAATCTTTAATGCTTGTTTATCAGAAAGTTCATCCCTATAGTCAGCATAGATTTCATACACACCATCCGGGTATTTATCTGCTTTAAATTCTTCTACAATACGAATAAGTTCATCTCTATCCATGTGTTATGTTTCTCCTTTATTATTTATTTTCAAAATCATTTTGCTTTCCATATACAGACTGTACTAGATTTTCAGAAAAACCCCAGTCTTTTAAAGTGTGTCTATACTCTTCTAAAGAGTTAGCAGTAAAAAGATATCCAGTATCTAAATTAACTAAATACCAATTTGGAAACTTTCTTATAGCAACACAAACACACCAATAGCCATTATAATTACAAAATGCTTGAGCATCTTTTAACAAATCCTCTTTTATTTCTTCATACTCTACAGAAGAAATACATGTTAGTTCTGGATGATTTTGTTCTTCAATCAAAATTCTAATCATAGCAATTCCTTAACTAATAACACTTAACAATGCATTTACTAAATAAGTTTCATAAGGTGGTAATGTTCCAAGATCTAATAATTCTTGTAATCCTTTCTTATCTTTCTTATCTGCTAATCTGAAATATGATTTGATTTCATCTTCTACTTCAAATGCATTATAAAAGTAATTACGGATATTTTCTTTATTATTCCAATCCGGATAATCATCATTAAACATCTTCTTACCAGTATCATTACAATTTTCATATTCATTTCTAAATACTAAAATCATTAAATCCTCTATAGATGTTTTTGATTCTATTATTACTCTGATCATAAAACTTATTCCTTATTCAATATATTTTGAATATTCTGGATCACCATCTGCTATATAGCAAACTTCTGCACTATTACCATCTTCATCCCATACAAGACGACTTTCTACATAACATTCAGAAAAATCAATCTGATATGGATCTTTTTTAATCTGGTTGTTTATTGTGTTCTTAAGATCAGTAATAGCATCTTCTTCATAATCATATTCATTAAACTGTTCTCCGTTATACCAAGCCAGATAATACAGATTACTATAATCTTCAAGATCTCTTGGTTTTTCACCTTCAACCATTGTAAGTTCCCAAGCATCATCAAAATAATCAATAAACTCTTGTGGATCTCTATCAATTACCTTTTGCCAGTATGCTCTATATTCTTCCTCAGTTTCACCATCTTCATCATCAAAAGCACCGTCATCATCCATCCAGCCTGTAGCAACGTCTAACCACTCATCAGCAGTCATAGAACCATAAATCATACCAAATGAACCACCTTGACGATCTTCTCCTACATACCATTTACGTTCAATCATAATCTTTTGCCTCACAAATTAATAATATCTAATTGTATATCCTACAACTCTACCATTAGTAATTGAAATACTATGGTGCATCATAGCCATTAATAATGTATTAGCATCTACCCAGTATACTTCACCATCTTCACCTTCCAGTTGATATGCTGTTATTTCTCTTTCAGGTGTATACATTGGATTCATTGAATGTTGTATCAATGCTTGACCAGTCCATCTTCCCGGCTTATCCATATAAGATATGATCGTATAATCCTGTCTGGGTAAATTCCTTGTGTTATAAAAAACTACCATCACATCACCTCTTACGGATAATCATTGAACACTTCATCCCAAGGACCATATGTTCCATACTTATCTATCATTTCCATAACTTCTTTTTCTTTATATTCTCTGGTAATAGAAATCTTACCAACCCAGTAATAAATTCCTATAGGAATTCTTTTATTGCCAGGTAAAGTATTATCAATTACTTGTTCATTCTTTTCATCTATTACCCAAGCATGGTTATGTTCAATTCCTTCTATAGCACCTTGGCCAGTTACAACTCCATGTACCAATGTATATCTCTTAGGATTTTTAAGGAACTGATGTAATGCTTGAACAAAACAATCACCATGTTGATTTTCTTCCGGGATTCCGGATAAATCTACATTATGCTCCAACTTAACCTTGATCATATATTAGTTTGTCCTTTTTTAGCAATGTTAATAGACTTATCATCAGTCTGTGGCATATACTCTCTATCTGGTGCATTAGCAGGTGGAAAGTTATCTCTCTTCAAAGTCATTGCATTTTTAGTGATGTAATCAATAGCACTTTCTTTATCCTTACATACACCAACCTTAACTAAAGATTTCCAACATACATCTTGAATGTTAGCAGCAACATACTTTCTAATAGCACCTTCTGACATTTCATATACATTGTTTACCTTGCTGTAAGACTTAGGTACATCTTTATTAGCAACGGCAATAGCTCCCTGGAAATTCCTTAATGCTCTATAAGGTGATGGTTGTTCATAGTTAAAATTAATAGCCTCAATCTTAGCATTAGGATTGATCATATATAACTGGGACCATCTGTGGTGTCCGTCAACAATGAAAGTCTTTCTATATGTAACAATAGGTGCTACGATCTTAATCGGTTCATCTACAAACAAATGTGAACAATCTTGCTTAAGAGGATAAGAAAGAGAATTATCCAAACCGATTTCAGACTGTGATGGAAGTAAAGATGTAACATAAAGACTTGTAGGTGTAGAACTCATCTTAACATCAGCAAGCTCACCATCACCAAAACCCATAGAAAGAAGATCATAGAGTTTAGGATCATTAACTACATCATTAAGCTCATCTCCCAGTTCTTCAAAACTGTTTTGCTGTAATGTATCGATCAATGTATCAAAATCCTTTTCTACATCTCCGGTAAGTTGAATATCATCTACATCACCAAATGTAGTATCAAATTCTTCACTCTTATCAGCTTCAATAAATACTTTAAGCATATTCTAGTAATCCTTTCTGTTTAATTAACCAGGTATTTTCTTACATTATCCATATTCATCTGATAAATAGGATATTGGCCATAACCACTATAAGCATATTCACCTGTAAATGTACCTAATTTGTATTTCTTAATAAGTGCTATGTGTTCTTTACGGAAATCATCACTAAGACAAATACAGTCATCCGGTAATGGTTCTATATTAATTGAAAGATCAGCAAACTCTTCACCAGTTTCTGCATCAACTAATCCTATATATAGATTACCATTACCTGCATATGTATCAGTATATAACCCTAAATCATAAACTTCATCATAAAGTTTATATTTAATCGTTTCTTTTTTAGATTCATTCAAAATATCAATCATCTTCTATTTCCTTTCTAAAATCGTTTCTAAGCACTTCTAAGTTTATTATACTTAATTCTATAGTTAATGCTCTAGAACGTCTTAGAATTGATCCTAGAGCATAATTTGGCTATATCCTTATATCTGAGTGAGTCCTAATTCAGATAAGGTTTTATTTCCACCTTGTCTTTCAGGAGCATTACCACCTAATATCTTATCTACATCAAAATCATCAAGTAACTTTGTGACTTTTATAGATCCGGTGATTACCCACGGAACTGTATCAGGATCAGGATTAGTTCTATATTTGTAATAACCATTCTTAGGAAGTCTAGGAAGTCCTGCTAATGAATGTTGATATTTATCACTTCTATAAGATGTACCATCAGCATTGGTTCTCATATAACCTTGTTCATCAGCTTCATCTTGATAATCTATATCCATTACATATTCACATTCTGCCCAAATAAAATCATAAGGAAAATATGGTGCATTATCATTTGTTACCTGAATATAAGCATCTATATCTTTGATGTAATAGATATTTCCAACATTAGATGCCTTAGCATACCTATTAACAAATGTAGAATACTTATTGATTATTTTCATTATCTGATTATCATCTACTGGTTTAACTATTTCCCAACCAAAAGATCTATCAAATTGCTTTGCTCTAGGTGTATCTCCTAAATGCCATCCAGGTCTATATGCTAAACTACCACTTCCAATAGATTTAACTTGTTTTCTACCAGTCTTGGATAATCCGGCAAATTCACCTTCTTCTGCATCTAACCATATGCCTAATGGAGTATCAGCACCACCTGGATTAGCTACCATTGGTGGATAAAGTTTACCATCTTTTATCCTGAATACCTTATATGCTATACCTCTTTTAGATTGTGAATAATCATTTTCAGATATCTTTTCAATGATAACTCTAAGCATACTTTATTATCTCCAACCTGGTGTTTTCTTTAATTCCTTTATTTCATCAATATGTTCATCAATACCATAAGCACTTGTAATGGAATCATTCTTTTTACAAAAATCATATAATGCTAACCAAAAATCTGGACTTTCTGTTTCTGTATTAAGATCTCTTACAAGATGTTCTTCTTGCCAAGCAGGATCATCAGATACAAAATCATAATATCCATTTCTAGCTTCTGCTTGTGGATCAGAATCAAGTAATCTTACATCATACATATCATCATCACCTAAGAAGTAAGTACCATCCGCTAACTGACCATAGAAAAGAGAAATTCCACCACCTGTATATTCTTCATTTACATACTTGAAATTCCACTTGTTTTTACTTTCTAATACTGTGATCATAATTAAATCCTCATTGCTTTACCAGTCTTTTCATAGTTTTCTATCATTTCTGCAATATGATCCCATGAATATGTATTAGGAAAATCCAAAGCTCCAAATTCCCAACCTATGATTTCAGTAAAAGAATCTGGATTTTTATCATAATCATCACAAACAATCATAACCATATCACTTGTAATATCTTTTGTTGCTCCTATAGGAACTAATTCATAAAAATCATATCTATGCTGATCTGTTTCAAGATAATAACCTTCATCATTACTCTTAAGGAAATAATAACCATCTTTACCTTTTACACTAAAATCTTTCATAATTAAATTCTCCTAGATGCAATAACACTACCATAATCATCCATAACAAGATAAGACCAACCATCAGCAAAGAATGTTTCATATGCATCTTTAATTACATCATAATCTTTAATTACGCCAGTGTTCCTAATGGTTTCTGCAAAATCCTTATCATCAGCAGTCCAGAAAATTTCATCTGTAAATGCCTCTTCATAAAATAAATATTCCAGTTCATCTAATATTCTTTTTGAAAGAACCTCAAACACTTCTATTTCAGAATTGCAAGTATAACAATCATAGTCTCCATTTTCATCAGAAAGAATAACTAAATATTCACCATCTTCAAATTTGTAATGATCCATGTTCTTTATTCTCCATTAACTTAAAAAATATTTAAGATCAGCATATGCAGTATCAATACTTGATAACATTTCTCTATCACACCAATCTTCATCTACCTGATCTGTGTTAGTACAGATATATTCATCAGAATCAAAATCATATTCCAATCCTATAAGCTTAATTAATGTATCAAGTTCTTTATAAACCTTCTTACATTGTTCATAAACTTTTGGTGTTATATTACCATATGACATAATTAATACTCTCCTTCCAAATTTTCTCTAATCTCATCAACACACTCATCAATCCATTCACCTACAGTTTGGTAATGTCTGCCTAGTGTATTCGCCTGTTTTAAAAGCATATCCATAAGATCAAGAAACTCTTCATCACTAAGGCCTTCACCGGATTCATTAACTATAGCTTCAAATACTTCATCTACTAACATAAATATAGTCTCCTTTATGCTTTTTCATTTACTAAATATTTAAAGACTTTCCTAACATCTTGGAAAACCTCATTTAACTTTTTAGGATCTCCGGCAGCATACTCATTCAATGCTTCTGTAATAGTGGAAACATTCATAATCTCAGCATATTCTATAGCATCTGATCTTTTTCCTTCATTTACTAATTGCTTAGAATGTATGAATGTTTGTGTTAATAACGAACTTAAAGCAATGGCCTTATTTTCATCATCCAGATTTTCATTTACCAGGTTCTTATACAATGGTGATGTTCTTCTTCTGTCATATATCTCATTGTATGTGAATAACTGCGGTAAACCTATATGTCTGTTAATAAAGATCAATACTTCTGTAGGTACTTCTGTATTCTCTGCTACTTTATGCATCATATGAGAAACATTTATCTTACCATTACTTTCTGTTTTGATCCTATTGAGATATGCATATGCACTATTCTTATTTATAGTCTTCATAGTATGAACAACCTTTCATTAAATTAATATCCTCTTTGAAGGTATCTGTTAAATCTTTCAATAGCCTTATCATCTGAATCAGCTCTTACCGACATTACAACATCATCATCTTTAAGAATGAGATATTCATTGGTATCACCAAATGTGGTATCTGCTATTAAAGTCCAAGGACCCTTTTTAAGAATGATCTCTTCATCTGTTGTAACCAGATTATTTGCTTCGTTTATAACTTCAATCATATATTATTTCCTTTCTAATTAGTATCTTCTAAGTTTAGATGCTAATCCATTTGTAAAGATCTTAAAATAAGTCTTACCTTGATATTCTTCTACAATAAAGAAATCAACTTCAAGACTTAAGAGGTTTTCCGGGATATCACATGGATATGATTCACAATCAAAGATCACTTCATCTGTACCATATGAAATATCCATATCATCTGTTTGAGCAAGTATACCAACCGGAATGTCTATATACTCACAGGTATTTAAAAAATCACTAACTGTCATAAACATTATCTCCTATCAGTAATCATTTAAACCATACTCTTCTGCTAATTGACCAAAAGATCTATATCCAGTAGTAGCATATAAAATGTCATACATTGTATCTACTGAATAACCATTGATCTGGCAAACAAGATCTACTGCTTCTTCTGATACTACTGCTGTATCATTTACTAGCATATTCCTCATTTGATCTACAGAAAGACTATATGTTTTCATACATTATCTCCTATCCCAAAGAAAACCATCTTCGGTATAACAACCATCATATGCACAATCTCTACCATAAGAATCATAATCAAAATATTTTTCCAATGTGTCTTTTCCTAATTCAGAAAGACTACCGTAGAGATTATCAACAAAATGTTCACCTAATGCATAATCACTTGAAACATCAAAATAATCATATGCATCAATCTCACCAATATCTTCTACACCAAAACGTTCTTTAGCTTCTTCTTCATCATCAACCCAAGAATACGGATCAAACTCTAAACGAATATCTCTACCATATGCATCATAGTCAAAATATCTTTCAAGAGTATCAGAATCCAATCCAGATGGAGAACCGTAAAGTTCATCTATAATAATTTCACCTAATTCAGAATCAGAATCTACACCTTCATAAAGATAGAAATCATCAGGATCAAAATCAGCAATATCATCAGCATCAATGTAACCAGCTTCTACTGCGTTCTTAAAGATCTTAAGATCATAATCATCAAGATCATCTACTGCCTCTGCTAATTCATTAAGACTAGAAATAGAATCATATTCATCAATATGTAATCCAGGAATATCAGATTCATAATCAGTAATGAAATATTCTTCATAGTAATTACCATCTTCATCCGGTTCATCACTAATACCAATTCTCTTATAGACTTCCTGGAGTTCTTCATCAGATACTGGAAGGTCTACCCATTCACCTACAAGTTCACCTTCATTGTATTTACCGAGATTGGTAAGATAAATACTTATATGTGACATATTATTCACCTCTTAATAATTAATATACATCTGCTAAACTTTGTGCTATATCCCAAACAAGATCAGCATCTACATCATAGTGCTGTCCACCAACTTCAACTCTATAAGATGGTGACATTATATTTGCTCTTAACAAGAAATTATATCCTGAATTACATACATCCCAAGCAATTTCATCACAGAATTGTTCAAAATCAATGGAAGCATTTTTAGCTAATTCTTGAATATCATCATCTACTAAAAGAGCATCACGAAGTTGTTCTTCAAATTCAGCAGTATCTTTTATATTACTTCCGTAATTATATCGATCTTCACCTTCTTGAATGATTTCATTATCATAATCCCACCATTCATCATCTTCAAAATCTGGGAAATCACCATAAGAAAGTTCTTGTTTGAACATATCAAAGAAATCAACTTCACCTTTTTGATCATTATAGAATGTAGCATTAGCATATTCTTTTAATGCAGGTATGTAATGCTCCATATCATAATCCCAGTTATATCCATAACAGGTATCATCAGTAAAACAATCATACTTCAAACCACTGGCTTCTTTACGCATTTCATCATAAGTAAGCCATTCTTTATATCCGGAAAAAGCATCATCAATATCCATATAAAGATAATCATTAGGATCACCGGATAAATAACCTGAGTTGTTATTTCTTGCGTACATAATTAGAAACCTCTTACAATTCTTGAAACTTGGAGTTTAGCATCTGGAGATAATAAATCATAGTCATCAGTACCTTCCATATCATAAACAGCCTGTACCCTCTTAAAATCCCTATCACTTAAATCCTGGATCTTCTTTGAAATATAAGACTTAGGCATAATAACCTTGCTCTCATCAATTGCTTTACTTTCGTCTAACGTAATTCTAACCATACTAGTTATTCTCCTTTTAAACAAATTAATAATTCTAATATATAAAATAAAAGCAATAGAATATATCAGATCCATTGCTTTTTATATCAAAAATCAAACTATACCACCTAAAGTATAGTTATCTCTAGCATTAATTATCTGTTGATGATACATATCTTCTATATCATCAGCACTAGGAATAGATGTAGCAACATACCATGTATTAAGGATAGCAACAATCTCTTTCTTACGATCATTTGAAGCACTAGACCATTCACCCATAAAACCATATACCTGATCTAACTGGTCAAATGAATAAGTCTTTTCCATTACATCAGTTTCAGTAAATGTAGCAGTAGATTGTTGTGCTGCTGTTCCGGTAAGCCAAGTAGAAATATTATCTAATCCTGTTTCTGTGAAATAAAGTTTCATAAAATACTACCACCTTATTAAATATCATCTTTAAACCTTACTGAATTATATGCTACACCTTCACTATCTATGTAGGTATCTTTGGTTATTTCAACATCCATATATTCAGCTATCTCTTTTTGAATTAATGTAGCAACTCTGATCTTACCTAATATATCAATGTACTTTTTTATGTATCTGTTTTCCATTATATCATCTACGGTCCAAGTACTAGGATCTGAATATGTGAGAATGGAATGGATCATATCAATACAATTAAGTTCTTCCGTTTCTCTACGATAATTATCATAATCATTATCCGGTAAGATACCTCTTAAATCTCTGGCAAGATTAGTGGGTTCTCTATCACCAATATCTGATAATTTCTGTCTTGTTCTGGCATAAAGATCCTTTCTTCTTTGATCTATGCCTTTTCTAGTTGTTTCAATTTCTACCTTAAGCATGTATATAACTCCTTATCCTAAATTACCTGTCTTATCATCAGGACTGGTAGGAAGTTCCAGAAACTTTGTTCTTAAACTATCCATTACTCCATTAACCCCTAATGCGTGATAATTCTGATATACATTCTCAAAATCATCTTTAACATGAATAGGAGCATAACCTAATGCAGAATAGGTTTCCCACATCTGTACCATTGAATTTCTTAATGATGCTTGTGTACCTAGCTTAACTGCTTTAACATTCTTAATAACAATCTTAAAACCAATCCACATTGCACCACCCAGAACCGGTAATCCAGCAGCAAGACAAATATCGATTATTTTTGAAAGTGTGTCCATATTTCTTTTCCTTTACCTTATTTTATATTTTATTTTTAATTAATCGAAATTCTTTCACCGGTTCTATGTAAATCCCTTAATGCATAAACAAGATCATCCCAGGTATCACAATATCCACAATCATTAGCATCAGCTATATCCGGGATATTTCCACCACCATGGTCTGATAAAAATTCTAATCTGTCAATTTCTTCTTCCGTAAGATCTCTGTCACTTAAAGCAACATGATCTAAAAGGTTCATTATGTCAACATAATAATCCATCCAGGGAACCGGATATGTTGAACTCCCTTCACTTAAATTAATCTTCATACCATCCACCTCAATTAAATATAACTAAACTACTTTCTTAAGTAGAAGGAGGAGATTAAGAAAGTAGTTAGTTATATTGCGCCATATATCATTAGGAGTTATTTAATTGGTTATTTTTAGAATTAGGATTTCTAAATGTCCTAATATATAAATAAAGAAAAGATATTCTCTAAGTCCTTTATATCATATAAAAAAGAAAATGTTAATATATTTAATCATTCAGTTCATCAGGAATATCATATTCATCTTCATCTATATCAATCCTAATATGTTTTCCTGGTACATTAGCAACAGCACCACAATTAGTTGCTTCCCTAAATGCTCCTATTTCTTCTTGTTCACCTTCTGTAGATACATAGTCATTATAAGTCTTATAGTCTGTATAATTCTTATAACCATATGCATTTGCTACAACCTTAAAGATCTCTTTGGCCATATCTGGATTATCTTCAATATAATCTTGAATGACTGATGAATCATTATCTGTTATCCATCTGTCATAATCCATATCAGACATATCATCTAATAATCCGGAATCAAGAAGATCATATACGGCAACTTCCCACATTTCAGTTTGATCGCTATTAAACATATCAACTACTGCTAAAGCAAGATCCTTGTTAGTATATGGAGCTTCTTCTAAAAGCACATCATCTTCTTCGTAACCATCTTCTTCCGGTTCTATCTCATCTTCCTTATCATCAAAATGATCTTCATAATCTAAATCTTTCATTTATCAGAATCCCCTTTCTTCATTACCTGTTTCCAGTTCTTAACAGTAAACTGTGTACCACATTCCTTATCAATAGAATTAAGATACCTTTCCCTTTCTTTAGCATACTTATCAAAATCTTTCATAGGAATGTAATAATCTTCAATCTGTATTTCAATCATATTAATCACCCTTTATGAAATCATAATAGTAATAACTGCTCCACACCTTACCTTCTTGTACTTCTTTCATATAGTCATCATAACAAGCTTTTATCTGTTTAGCATTTTTACCAAACAAATGAATCTTATTAAACTTAGTAATACTAGGATCTGGTTTTATCATTACATCCCATTCCTTGTTATAACTAGAATATTCAACACTAATTACATTTTCTTTAATACCATCACTACAATTCTTTAATAACTTATAAATCTGATTATCATTACCATAACAAGCATCATAGTTTAATAAAGGAAATTCATCCCACATACTGCCAGATGTAGCCTTACTATATAGTTCTTCTTCACTGGTTAATAATTTGGCTAACTTCTTTATACCAGATGGTACTTTCTTTTCTATTTCCTTTCCAATATCATCATTATTCATCTTAGGTGAAAACTTAATAACTATCGTTCCTTCATGTGCTTCTTGTTTTAAAGCACTACTTAAAAAAATAGGCGTTTCTTTAGCAGCAACTGTATTGATCTTATAGTAAATAGTACAAGTGTATAGATCAGAACAACGAATTGTAAAACAAGTAACATTAGGAATTCTGATATATTTTATATAAGTGGTGTAGTAAAAATTATATTGAGTATTATCACTATAGATAATGATACCTTGATAATCGATTAAATTAAAATCCTTACCATCTCTGGATAACAGATAATCCCTTACTGCTAACTCTAGTACTTGCTTAGTAAGATACTCTATTTCTTCTTTTGAATATCTTTCAGAAGTTATTTGATCTGAATGATTGGCATCTACAGTACATACATACTTAACATATTGATTTTCTGAATTCCAAGAATCATAAACATTACCATTGATACAACAAACAATATGACTGTAATATGCTCCATAAGAAGGACCAGAAACAGCATCTCTTCCGGTAAGTAATAAATATGTACCATCTGGATGTGTTTCTTCAAATTCAGATACTGTCATTGGTTCTGATAAAACAAATGGTTCTTTACCTTCATATCCATGTTCTGAAATATACCATTCCAAATTATCTTTAGTATTGAATTGATATTTTTCACCTCTAGCATGTCCTCTGAACTCTTTAGATACTTTCTCATATGGAATGTCATAGGCTAAAGATAATGCTCTGATAGTACAATCCTTTCTAACAGCATTGTCCTTATTAGCATTGTAATCTATCCAAGCCATTTCATTTAAAACAGTTATCATATGAACCACCTATAATACATTGATACCCATCTATACTTTAACATATAGACAGGTATCTATCTAATTATATTTCTATATCACTCATATCCAATTCAGGTTCTCCACCTAAATCTAATTCTTCTGTACCACCAGGTTCTTCACCAAAACCTTCTGGTTCTCCAAAATCTTCTTCACCAGATCCACCAAAGTCCATATCAAATGATGGACCACTAGGACCCCTACCACCTTCACCATTAGAAGTCATATCAAGTTCCTGTTCTTCTTCATCCTTAAGTTCTTGAAGTAATGTATCTTCTTCAAGCATTTGTGCAAGTTCTGGTTCACTAAGATAATTAGATACTAAGAATACAAGCATATCCTTTCTTGTTTGAGGTTTAACCATATCTTCCGGGATAAGGCCTAAGAACCTATCAGCTATATCAATCTTAGTACTTAAGGATTCATCTCTTTCAGCATCTTCTGTTGTAGCAGGTGATACCATACGAATGGTAAAGTTATTTATATAGTCCGGGAATCCTCTATTTAAAGCAAAAAGATTAATAAGAGTAGTGATACCTGTTATATATGCATTTTGTATTCTTTTAATTGTTCTGGCATATCTGCTATCAAGTTTAGTAAGAGATGTACCACCACTAAACCCGGCAGCATCATCAGTATCACCTAAGAATTGTTTAGGAATCTTAAGACCACCATAAAGCTTATTCTTAAAGTAATCTACATCAGTAATGGATTTAACATCTACATCACCACCAAGGTTAGACATAGACACAGCACCTTTACCATCATGTGTAGGGATATAAAGAACATTATCTATAGGACCTGGTGTAGCAGCATTAGAAAACTTACCACCACCTTCTTTATCCAGATAGTTCTTTTGTTCTATTAATCTCTTAAATCTTTCAAGTAATAACTTAACCTTTGGTTCAGGCATATCACCTACTTCTATTTGAAGTAATCTGATAATAGAAGATCTTGTAACACGGTTAAGTAAAAGAGAATCTTCCATTAACTGGATTTCTCTATAGATCTTATATACATCTTGAAGAATTGATTTACCACGTTTTACATTGTATGTAGATACATTGAGTTCTTTTTCAGAAGTACTACCAAAATCTAATGTCATCTTTTCCGGAAATCTATCAGTATCATTATTAAGCATAATATGGATAAATTTATCCGGATCATACACTCTGATATTATTATCATTGGTACTGTATTGATATTGTTGAAATACAGTCTGTTGATCTGAATTATCATAGAGTGTTACACCAACATATCCTACTGTTTTGCCTCTAAAAGACAGATCAAACATTTCTGCAGGATTTGATACTCTTTCTACATATTCTTCATAGATAGCACCTTTTCTATTAGAAACAGTATCAACATTGGTTCTATTAATATTCTTAATCAATGGATCATCATATACCTCATCATCTTTGAATAACTGAATATAAACATCACCATACTTACCTAAGTTATAAATATGTGACCAAGCATTATCCTGGATCTTCAACACTTCAAGAAGTCTATTAGCAAATGCTGCTACATTAGTATCTTCTGATTCTGCCCATATAACCTGACCTTTAGCATTATACTGTGTACTATCATCTGCATATAATTCCAAAGCAGAAGCTATAATAGAATCATTGGCCATTTCATCAAACATTCTATACTGTTCATTTCTATCAGAACCTAATGTACGGAATGATTGGAATTCAGATGTATTAACAAACTGACCAGCATCTGACAATTCTTCAAGTTGACTAGCAATAGTGTTCTTAGGAGAAGCAATACCTATTTCAGATTCCTTACCTGGCTTACCCTTAATACGGATCTTAAGGAAATCTTCAAAGAATGATTTAGCAAAACTGTTATTAGCCATATAAAACAAACTCCTTATAAACAGTAGGAATAAACAACATAATAATTAAAAATAAAGAAATAATAATAAATATGCATTAAAGGAACAAGAAAAAGGAACATAATGCATAGATATAGAATTAATCTTATATTATTACATTGTGAGGTATAAGTAAACAAGAGGGAAATAAAAATAAAAATATTACCATGCTAAGAAACCATTAATAGAATCTTCTGCAAAGGGATTAGAAAGATTTTCATTACCATTGTTCTGATTATTATTCTGGTTATTAGGTCTTGGTCTATTCATAATAGCATTATTAGGATTAGAAATAAGACCATTAACAAAGTCAACAGTATCATCTAAAGGAACGTCATTAACTTCACCGAATAACATAGCATTATCAACAAGATGAAAAGCAAACTGACCATCATGTAAAGAAGCATTATAGATAGCACCAGCAAAGCTATCTGCAATATCTTTAGAACCATCTATAGGGTGATCTACTTTACCAGTAAGATTGTCTTGTTTAAGATCAACTATTTCTTTAAATAATTCTTGCTGATTAGATAATACTTGTATTCTTCTTTCTATTAATGCTGTTTTAAAAAATTGATAACCATCCGGTTTTCTATCAAGAGATACTATAGAAGTATCTTCAAAACCAGCAGTAATAAAACTTTGTTTTAGATCAGCAGATTGGAATGAATCTAGAGAAATACCTTTTATATTCCAACCTAGAGTATATTTAAGATAATAAATGAATTCTCTATTCTTTCTAAAAGAAATTTCACTACCACTAGGACATTGAATTCCAAGAGAAAATACTTGTCTAAATGCTAATTCTCTAATTTCCACATGCTCACCAGTAAATGAATCATAGCCTTCTCTATTTGTATAACCTAAAACAGCAATACAACTTATACCAGTTCTATCACCTGTTAATGAACAGTCAAAATGAATAAACAATGGTTTAGTATAGATTTCTTGTGGAACCAAATGAGGTTCAAAGAAATCTTCATATTTCAATTGATCTAACATACCAACATATATAACATTAGATTTAAAGGGATTCTTTTGTGGAATAATACATTTTTCAAGTGATGTATACGCAATAAATCTTGTTACACCAGATACAGCAATTCCACAATGATCTCTTAATGCCCTGGTCATATCCAATTGGAAGTCCTGTTTTAACTCAATAGGAACGGCTTCTATCTCATATCCTTGTGCTATGTATGTTTCACTATCTTCATCATCTGGAATGATCCTAGAGGGCAAATTAGAGCCTCCTACGGCCACTCTAAACTTTTCACCACTAAAAGCAACTGCTTTTAATTCATAAAGTCTGGCTTCTGCTATATAAACTCCCGGATTTCCTTTTACTTTTCTTACATATGCTTCAATAAAGTCATATTCAGATTTCTTAGAAGATACAAGAAACAATCTGCCTCTTACCTTACCACCTACTATGAATCTTGATTTAATTCTGGCAAGTACTGATGTATATGTTTCCATAATCTTAGATTTCTCAATCTCTATATTTGCTCCCTTCGTAAAATTGCACTCGTCTAATATGCCTCCAGCAATAGCCTTACCTAAGCTATGTTCCGGTTGTGAACCTACAGTAAATGCTATATGAGAGTTTTCAGTTTTATTAGGAGTGTATTCAAGATACTTAGTACCGGATATTGTACCTCTAGCAAGAAACCAGGGAGAATGTTGTAAAAGATCCTGGAATTTAGAATAAGCAACACCCCTTGATAATTGAAGTGTAGCATTAAAGAATACTATATAGATTGTATCACCTCTACCTAAACCAAAATAAGGATTAGGATCTTTAAGACACATCAACCAGTATAAAGAATAAGCAAGTCCTATTACTGCTATAGTAGACTTTCCGCAACCGATTGAATTATGTGCTACAATACCACAATCTAAACAGAAATTATGATACTTTTCTACAGTAAGATCATAAACTTCTTCATAACCAATCCTAGTTATAGAAACTATTCTATGATTATAATTAACGGCTCTATCATATAATTCTTCATTTGAAATTCTAGCAATAATTGACTTATATGCTGGATAGCCACACTTGAAACCATAATCCTTACGAATTTGATTATAAGTTTGTTCTGATAATTCACCATATATATCTATTGCAAGTCTAGATATTTTACAAGCTTTTGCCACTTGCTGTGCAAATATCATAGAAGAATCTGTATTTTGTTTAGAAATCTTTTCAGATCTCTTTTTTATACAGTATTCACTAGATTTTGCCTTATCAGACATATATTTTGCTAAACCACTATTCATACGCTTAGTAGTTAAGTTGGACATTTTTTGATGTTCTTCTTCAATGCTCCATCTAGATATACAACCTTTTTTAGCACTTTCTAACAAGTAAGCATATTGTTCACTAGACAGCCTACCATTTTTGCGATCATCATTAAAATTCTTAAAATGAGTTCCACCATGATGTGCATGATATAACCAATGTTTATGTCTATCAACTGCTAATAAATTTCTAGGATCATTATTAAGTTTATTTTCATCTCTATGATGTGTAACAAAAAGATTTTCTGAATCACCTCTTTTATTATTAAGAACCATCTTATGAGTAAATTCTTCAACATATGAACCATCTTTTTGCGGATGTTGTATAACTTCATATCCATTTTCATTTATAGTTCTATATAAAGGCATTAAACTATCACCAATAGATAATCCAGTATCTATTGATTTCCAATGTTTATCTCTAGTAAGAAACTTATGTGTAGATGTAGCTTTGAATGATGAACCATCATCTAAAATTATTTCATAAACTTCTTTTATGCCAGTAGAAAATGCTTGTACCAAATGTCCTGGTACATATCTGTTTGTTTCTAAGTCATAAGAATACACATACTCATCTAGATCACCTATAGCAACCAATTCTGACATAGTTACTTTTTTACCATTAAGTAAAGGAATTACTGTATCACCTGTAAGACAACCACCAAGTACTATCTCTGAATAATTATTCTTTTCATCAAAGATTTCTCTTAGTTTCTTTCTCCAATAAGGAAATATCTGTTTACCATTACCAGTAAACCATCCGGCATACTGATCAGACTCAATAAATTCATCTATGCTGACAGGAACTTCCGTAAAGTCGTTTTCATATAATCCATTTAATAATTCAGAAGATCCTTTTTTAGTGTACTCTTTAAGAATAGTTCTTACACATTCTTGTTCACTATCAGAAAGAGTAGATAATAATTTATCTATCTTTTCATTATTTAAAGTCATTTATTACCACCAACTTGTTCTATAAATTCAATATCACTAGCAGGTACTTTCATTATGTTCTTAATTTCCGGGTTATAGATCTTATAATATGGAGCTCCAAACATAGAGGTTTCTTCAATAATAAAACACTTTTCCTTTGTTATCTCTACTTCTCTACCTTCTATTTCAGCAACCCTTCTTTCCAATTCTGATGCACCACTTAAAAGATATGCCGGAACAAAAGAAATATTACCTTTAGAATTTCTATAAGGATTTAAATATTCTGCTATAGCATCTTCAACAATACTGGTCTTTGTCTTACCTTCTAATTTAGATATAAATTCCAGTTCTTCTGAAATCTTGCTGCTTAACTTACAATTGAAACTTACACCATCCTTAGTAGGCCTACCTAATTTTGCCATAATTTATTACCTCATTTCTATTAATTTAGATAACCATAGATTAAGTATAAATTACAGTAATGTCAACAAAGAAAAAGACTAGAGAATGTATTCATCTAGTCTTTAAAATATTTTAATCTTTATTAAATAAGTCATAAGAAACCATCTTTGGAAAAAGGAGAACTAATGTTATGAATGTTGATTGTTATACTATTATTATGTTTATAAAACTTCCCAAAGATGGTTTATGACTTTATGAAACTTGATCTCCAGACTTGAACTGGATATGTACCCAACCATACAGATCAAGATGTTATCGACTATAACGATCAGATGAGTGGAGTATCTGGCTATGAATTTCACATAAAGCAAGTTAATAAAACAGGAGTCTACTATGTGGATAAGTGACTCTGGTGATCACTACAGGATTTGAACCTGTAACCCACACCTTAGAAGGGTGTTGCCCTATCCAGTTAGGCTAAGTGACCATAAATGGAATTCAACACTTAGATCTAGGTGTACTCGATCCTTGTGTTTTTCAGGCTACCTAGTCACCACCTGATAGCTTTAAACTGAGGGGAGAATTCCAATCCCCTAAAGATATAACCACTAGTAAGGTATATCTTCTGGCCACTCTAAGGGGAATTGAACCCCTACCTACTGATCGACAATCAGTCATCCTAAACCATTAGACCATAGAGCGATAAATACTATATTCTACCTAGTTGTTTCCATCTTCCATATCTGCTACTACATTCCCAAAAGAATCTAAAAAGTAATCTGTTTGATGTTTCCAATATTTTGCGGTTTTTGGCAAATTATAAGAAACACACCATTTTCTTACTGCATTATCAGAAACTCCATATATTTTTCCTATTCTTAAAAAATTATTATATATAATCAAATAATACAATAACTCAGTTTTTGTTGGCTTACTGCTAGAAAAAACTCTTAAATGTGCAGTTTTTATGTTTGCACATTTAGAACATCTAATAGCTTTCCTAGATATTAACTTTCCACAATCTTTACAATACTTTTGTTTTGATTTTATTTTTACACCCTTTCCTCGATAATTATCTGTAAGTGTATGACAATTCGGACACAATAGCTGTAAATTATCTAAAGATACATTTGTCTGGTTTCCGTCTATATGATGTAACTCTAAAGGAATGGGTAAATTCATCCAAGAATAAGTCCACAACATTCACACTTATATTCTTTTAATTGCTCTCGTAATAATTTTTTCTTTATTGCACCCCTACTAACACCACCTCTTCCGGTATAAGTTTTAAAATCTAAACCTTTTTTAAAAGTTCTTCCTTTATTCCAATCTTGTCTACCAGAATACTCAATATTAAGAATAGACATGTACTTTCTAAGAGTTTTAATATTACATTGAAGATTATCTGCTATTTGAAATTTAGATAAACCTTGATCACACCAACTTTCAATTTCAGCTTTTCGATTTAAAATATCCAAACGATCTTTCATAATTAAGTTATCTCCTACATAACTAAATAAAATTAAATAGTCTGGCTTAGTAGTTAGGAACTACTATTATCTCATAGGCTGCAACTCTATGCTACCCAGTACTACTTTGGTATGGGTGACGAGATTCGAACTCGTAAGGGTAAAACCCAACGGATTTTAAGTCCGTCTTGTAGACCAATTCCAACACACCCATATAAAATTGAGGTTCAACATCACAATCTAGGTGTAATTTGATCATAATGTTTTCTAGGTTGTCTAGCCACCACCTGGCAACTTTAAACTAAGGAAAGAACCTCACATTTCCTAAAAATATAACCACTAGTAAGTTATATTCTCTACCTATTGGAATACTAGGACATATATGGTCGAGAAGTTAGGAATTGAACCTAAATATGCAGATTAGACTTTCCCAAAGTATTGCTGTAAAAGTCACATAATGACTTATATTGGTGTCTGCTGTCCTGCCATTAGACGACTTCTCGTTATATAACTGCTAGACTTACTTATGCACCAAGCAGTATCTATTTTCATTAGCAACCTTAGATCCCTATGTACCTAATGTGCATATTGCTTTCTGAAAGGATGCAGTTAAATCCTTAAAAATTTAATAACGATAAATTTTCAAAAACCGGATCATCTACACCTTTAATATTTATAGAGGTAAAGTCATTCAGATCAATTCAGCATTAAAACCCTCTATGGCAGAGAAAGTAGGATTCGAACCCACGGGACTTTTACATCCACTGGTTTTCAAGACCAGCACCATAAACCAACTCGGACATTTCTCCATCTGGCGCAGACAACAAGATTCGAACTTGTACTAGCATTTCTACTAGGAAGGATTAGCAATCCTTTGAGATACCATTACTCCATATCTGCATATTGGCGGGGATTATAGGATTCGAACCTATGACCTATTGATTAACAGTCAATTGCTCTAACCAACTGAGCTAAATCCCCATTTTGACTGTTAGACTTACTTACTTCACACTTAAAGCTTCATCATGTTCATTAAGCAGTATCTATTTCCAATGATAACGCACATTTTACCATCAGTCAGGTAACAGTCACACCATATATGATTAGGTCATAACTCCGGATCTTCCCCTTCGCCAATGTACTGACTTACCTTCTTATTGCTTTGTATAGCGGTACAAAAGAAGTTGCCTGGATTTCCACAGTTGAACCAAAAACTCCGCTATGGTGACATGTAAGGGACTCGAACCCTTAAGTTCTACCTTGAAAGGGTAGTGACTTTAACCATTTTGTCTAACATGCCATTTGTGACTGTTAGATACTTCTTCCATTTATGCGCTATAAATTGTATCTATTTCTTAATAAAGTATGCACCCTTCATTAAAAGAACACAGCCAATCCTTAATGTTTTTCGAACATCACCACGGGAGTTTACTCCTGTTAGTGTATTAACAGTACCATTCAATATTTGCTATAGCGATTGAACCTCATTGATTTTCCCCAACAGACATCTGACCGCTTTGGTGGGCAGGGTGGGTGTCGATCCCACTATTCCCGAAGGAGCCGGATTTACAGTCCGGTGTAGTTGCCGATTTACTACCTACCCATTTTATAAAATTCCAACCATCTTAAATAAGTATAACTCATATCCAACAATTCCTTTCTTTACTGGTGTCCTCAAGTGGAATTGAACCACCATTTCACAGATTAAAAGTCTGTTGTTCTACCATTAAACTATAAGGACATATTCTTTAGATAACCACTCGCATCCCACCATTTTGTTATCTTATCAATTAGTGGTATTAACGATATCATCTCCCACTCTTATCAAAAACTCACATGCCTAAGCCTTGTCCGTTATCTAAAGTTTTATTTTTGACTTCAATAGGATTCGAACCTATAAGATTACACTGCTCTCAAACAGGTTTATGTGTCGGCAATCCCCTCTACATGATTTTGAGCATAAGCCGTCTTTTTATTGCTCTAGATCCGTGTGTTTTCCCACTTAAACTATGAAGTCATATAAGTATTCAGTGTGGAACAAGAAAGAACTGATCAAAACTTCCTTGTTCCCTTCATCTCCAACACCAGAATGAACAAGTGGACCACTTTTCGCTTATGTCGGCATAAATTTTTCAAAATTCATTCCGGCTATCTTCAATTTGCTAACTGACTAGCAAGTAGATTTCTTTTGTTAATCCGCTACTACTAAATCTACAAACCCGTAGTGACCATCGACCTTTCTTATTTATTGTGGCAAAGACTAATATGATCAATTCCATAACCACTCCGATCTAAAAATTTAAACCACCCTAGTAAGGACTCGAACCTTACACATTCTATTGTGCATCCGTACACCATAGGGTGATATTGGTTGAGGTAACAGGATTCGAACCTATGAATGTGGGAGTCAAAGTCCCATGCCTTACCACTTGGCGATACCTCAATATTTAATTCAGCAGGTAAGGATTTGCACCTTACATAGCACTCTTTTATAGATAGTCTGTGCCTTTAACTATCCTAAGCGTCTACCTATTCCGCCACTGCTGAATTTATGTAATTCGACCGGTTCCGGCACCACCGAACATACATCAATCTTTAATTGTTATTGGTTCATAACGTTTAGCATTAATCACCTTTAACATCATCTCTACTGGAGTTAAGCCGATAGAATCCATGATCTGCTTAAAAGATGTAACAGAACTTCCTGAAATCAACTGAACACCTTTTCTTGTAGCATCAGCATGAAATACATCATGTCTGCTATTAACATTCCAGAACACTATGTTAGGAATTTGATAACCATACTGTTCATATCTGGCTTTCATCAGATCATAGAACAACCAATCATCACCATAAGTAGCAGAATCAATTTCCATGTCTGAAATAACAATAATAGACTTTACCATCTCTTCCGGTGGAACATGATTATCTATTGCTATCTGCAAAACCTTATGAAATGCTGCTTCAAGATCAGTATTAAATCCCCAGTCTGCATCAAAGACTTCTTTATATTTCTGAGCTAAAGTTTCACCTTTAAGAGCAACAACGTGAGGATCTCCAGAAAATGTCATAAAAAGATTATGATATGCTCCGGTGTTTCTTTCAGCAAAATATATAGCAAGTCCCACAGAAGTACATATTGGCCTACCCCACATAGATCCAGAAACATCAGCCATTACTATAGCATTAGTACCTGGTTCTACATAGTTAGGTAACTGTTTCCATTGAGCTTCAAGAAGATCCATCAGTTCAGTTCTCCGATATATCTTTTCCACTATATCATATGGATAAAGAGTTTTAGAATTAACCTTTACTTCACCAGTTAAGGCTTTTCTGGTAAATTCAGAAAACCTATATTCATCATGTCTCTGAAAAGCATTACGATAGATCATCATAGCTCTGGAAGGAACTTCCGGGTATTTGATCTTATCCCATTCTCCGGCAGACATAAATCTTTCTACGATACCTATATGCTTTCTCAAAGCTCTAAGAATTCTCTTGAATTCATAAACTGAATATCCCAACTTATTAGCAGTCAAGATACCTAGTTTCCTGGTAGTTCTTGAAGAAGCATCAGGTGTCTTTATCCACTTAGCCAAAAGAGATATTGTATTACCCTTAGCCATATTCTTACGATCATCTTCAAACTGATCCTTCATCACACTCCACATCTTATCTTCAAGTGGAGTATCAAGAAGAGAATACAGATCATCATATCTACCATATACGCCAATAAGATCCAGATTATTTTCAATAGCTTCCGGATGATACTTAGCACAATAGGTAAGAAGATCCCGGAAAACCTTACGTTCTCCCAAACCTTCCAGAATATCTCTGGCATAAAACAAGATCTTTGTAGCAAGAAGTTTATCCTCAGCATAAGCATCAGCAAACAACCTTTCTACTTCTATTGTAGACCTTGATCTCAAAGATCCTATACAACCAAAAAGGTCCAAACACTTTGTACCAGTTGTATTTAAAGCTAAAGCACCATTTTCTGTATATGTCTTGGCACTTTCATTCTTTAGGGCATTTGAAAAATCCATTTTTGTTCTCCTTTCAATAATGTCATGACTTTATGTGTTAAACCTAAAATAATGGCTTAGGTGTTACAAAAAAAAAGCATATTGCTGTCAAAGTCACATATTATTTTTTACTTATTCATGACTCATTTAGATTCGATTTTTGCAGATCAAATTTTCAATAATGAATAATGATTGCTGTTAGAGTCACATATTAAGTTTTTATTTATTCATGATGCTATAGTCAGTACCCAAAAACTTTTCGACATAAATTGCTGTAAGCATCACTATTTTATTTTTGTTACATATCAAAGTTTTCCGGCTGTCTGATTAACTCAGAATAACAATTAGCAGTAGAAGGATCAACGGCCAACTTCACAGTTTCAATTCCCACATCATCTGTAATAGGTTTTATGATACCGATTACATCATGTATGAAAGCCAAATATCCACCATTACCCTTATACTTTCCAGAAGAATGATCTGTTATCAATGACATAAGAGACTTTTCTTCTAAAAATTCTGTTTTGTGACAGATATAAGAAAAAAGAAGATGTACCATTTCCTGGTCTATATCTGAACCAGTACCTTGAATGTCTGTAATGATCTTAGTAGGATCATTAGGATTAGTTTCACAATGAATCATATAAAACATTCTCCTTTCATTTGAACTGACCATATCTTACACAAGTCAAGAAAGAAAATATATCAAATACATTGTTTTTATGTCAAGAATCTGACTCATCTTCTTTTAATTTTTTTAACACTTCGTTAAGACCGGAAAAATCAACTGACATACTTCCATCCATATGATTACTGGGTTCTCTTTCTTCAATAGCCAACAAAACAGCCTCAGCAATAAGTGGATTAATAGTTTCCAACCAAAGATCAATAAACTTATTACTATTAGTGTCTGTATTATTAATTTCTTTTGCGTTAGGAGAAATTCTAGTTCCATATGCATACAAGATTAAGCAAACTTCAAAATAAAGATCCTCTTCTGAACCTGCAAGGATTAATGGTTCTTTTTGTTTTGAATTTATAATGATCATTTCTTTTGCTCCTTATTGTGTTCTCATATTCTATAACACAAAAGAAGAAATTTAGATTTCATTCTACAATAGCAGCAATATCAGGAAGGTCCATACAGATATATTCTATTTGCTTATCATCTTCTATTACTTTCTTAACAACAAAACCCTTCCAACCCTTCCAGATTAATATCTTAGATCCTACTTTAAGTTCTTGGAGATATTCTGGAAGTTCTTTTGGTAATGCTACAATTTCCCAAATTTCAGTTTGAGAACTTTTAACAAGTATACCGGAAGTAGTTTTGTTAATATCATTTGCTAACTTAACAATAGCATTTCCCTTTAAAGGTCTAAATTCCATAGATGGTGGTTCCTTTCTTTCATCTATAAAAAAAAATCAGCAAATAACAGTTCCATTATCATTAGATGTAAGTTCAATTCTAAATTCAAATGGTTTTTCTTTTTCAAAGAATTCATTCACTAGTTTATCAAAATGCAATAGATCAGGATTTGAAGTAAGAAATGATTTTATCTTCCAAACAGCTTCTTCTCTATCTATTAATGGTACAATTTCTTTTGGAATATTAGCACACTCCTTACAATAAAATTCACCATTATCCATACCATAAAGTGTTACACTATCTTTTCCGCATTTTTCACACTTTTCCTGTCTGATCATCCGTTATACCTCAAAGATTTCCAGTATCTCATTGAAGAATTGGAATACTTGGATTCTTTATTTTCTTTACACCATTCTTCAAATAAACACTTCATATATTCTTCAAGTTCTTTGTCATGCTCTCTAAGAGCTTTGTTAAGCATATTGCCATTAGTAACATTAGTCATTGATATCACAAGCTCCTCTCCTATGTTTCATCAATTCCAGTTCTTTTATAATGGTTAAATTACAAGTTTCTCTTATTCTGAATGAACCATCTTCTAATGCAACTGCACAAGCATTATCAAAATAAGTAGGATTACCTACAGTCATAAAATAATTATCACCGATCACTCCATAAGGAGTATTACCATTGTAACTAATGCAATTGAAGAAGATGACATTTTGGGGAACTTCACCTTTAAGAACCGCTTCCTTAGCTTTTATTACTGCCCATCTACTAGCAGTTGTATATTTTGAAGAACACCAACCACCAGATACTGTGGAAAATTGACCGGATTGTGTTAAAACACCAGTAACTGTATCTGGCCAACTAGGACTAAATACTCGATCCCAGATACAAGCAGCAACATAAAGTTTACCATCATTATAATCTAAGGTCCCGTCACATTCTGCTTGGACAACTCTTGCAAAGAATTCAAATTCAGTTACGGATAGATCAACTGCTTCTGCTTGTTCTTCCATAGATGCATTATATTGTTCTTCTTCTGTCATATCTTCCCAAGTGGTTTCATCTGCATAGCAAACAGAACCTAAAAGAAATATACAAAGAATAATAGATGTAACTATACTAAAAGTTTTATTCATAGACTATTCACCTCATAAAAATTGATTTAGCCTACATATCTTAGCATAGCATTAACGTCTTTGACAATATATGTAACAGATTTGTTATTGTATTGTAATTCAGATTCCCAACCATCCAGAAGTTTAGATACCATATCTGTAAAGTATTTTCCTATGATCTTTTCAGCAAAAGAAACTTCAAAACTTATTACATCAGTCTTATGATCATAAGAGGAAAAAGAAACATCAAAGTCTTTTACTTTCAGATCTTTGCATATTTCCTTCTTATTTTGCTCCAGAACGCTTTCTAATGCATAACCAATATCATCAAACACAGAAGTAGGCAAACGCAAATTATGGCTATTCTGGTTAGTTTTAAGCACATATGTAATATTAATATCCAATTTGTAGTGTTCTTTGAAATCAGTTTCAATAAAAACTTTCATAGTATCACCTATTTAATTTTACTATCCATCTGAAAAGCCACTTTTCTAAAGTATCAATTCTATATGGTAATCTTCTTATTACTTCCATTTCCCGGATAAGCAGCATATCTCTGGAATTAGTTACCAGTTCACAAGTTTGATCTCTATGAAATTCTACAGACAAAAACGTACCATCATACAGGGTATACTTACAAAAATCATATCCCTGTCTGGCAGTAATTAATGTGTTATGAATATCATCTATAGTGACAACTTGGCATCTGTTTAACTTAATTCTTTTAATCATAATTATTCATTAAGAACTTTTCTATTATCATCAGATTTAGTTTCTATATTTGCTTTAGCATAAGTAATAGAACTAATACCAAGAAGGGCACCAAGAAATGCATCAACAAGAGTTATTGTTCCAGCAATCTCATAAGAATATGGAAATCCCCAAAGTTTTGCTAAACCTAACCAAAGAGTAGCAAGTGCTGGAAGAACTACACCACCAATCCACTTAAGAGTGTCATAAACTTTAGAATTCTTAAAAATCATATTGTTTTACCTCACTTTCAAACATTTATAATGTATTTGACCTTTTCTCCATCCACAAGACAAATACTTATTTAATTCAGATTCATAAACTACTTTGTTTTCAATACCATTATTTATCCACTTTTTGCCATATAAGGGATGATTTTTTCCTGCTTTTCTCCCATCACTTAGGGTTTTAGACAGTTTCCTTTTTGTTTCCTCAGAATGATGTTTCCCATACATATGACTAAGCTCACCTTTTAAATGAACCCCATACATAGGATTTTTAGAGCCAGAAACATCTGCATGATTTTTAGAAATGTTCTTTTTATGTTCTTCTGTAAAAGTTCTCCCTTTTAACACTTTTGACAGTTTCTGTTTAGTTTCTTCTGTATGGTGTTTCCCTAACCATGGTTTTATGTTTCTTTTCTTCAAAGCAAAAGACAAATGCAGTTTGTGTTCCTCAGAAAGTCTTTTTCCTTTTCTTGCTTTAGACATTTTCAATTTTGCATCTGCCGTATGATGTTTTCCGTACATATTATGTTTAGGATCTTGATGTGCTTCTGAAATGTGTTTTTTGGCTTCTTCTGATAATTTGCTGCCTTTTTTACAACCATCACCACCTTTAGCAAGATTATAAAAAGTATCTGATTCTACTGCTTGGTAAAAATCAATCCAATACACTTCTCTTTCATCAAGTTCCTTTTGATTATAACACCACTCTAAAACTTTCACATTAAAATTTTCTTTTCCATATTTCTTGATTGCTTTTTGTAAATAAACTCCTGAACCCTTATAATTTTCATTAAATTCAGAAAAAGCATGTTGTCCAATGTACTTTTTATCATCAATAAGATTGGTTGTTATATAAACATAACCAAAAGGTTTTACATTACAAATATTTTATTACCTCACTTTCTTATTTTCATACAATGTACCAAATATATAATACCTTCTGATCTTATCTATAATATCATCAGATATGGTATCTTTTCTATTATATTTCTTAGACTGACCATCAGATGTATTAACTTCAATATATCCGGTAATCTGATCTAACCATACTAATAAAGAATTATACTGTTCAGATGTAAGTTGTTTCTCCGGTAATACAAGATACCATTTAGTAGTATCACATCTTATACAACCCAGATCAAACATTGTCTGGCTACCCTGGTTTATTTTATATTCATACTCAGATAATCCTTGATCTATAAGAAACTTCTCTACATCTGAATGATGTGTATAATGTCTTAAATCCAAAAACTTACCATCTGGCATAATATAAGTTATACCTCTAAATGGTAATGTTTCAGTACCAAATTCAGATTCTACTAACTCTAATATTTTTTGTTGTCTTTGTTCTTCTAATAAAGTTAGTTTCATAATATTAGTTTTCTAGTTTAGCAAATGTCTTTGGTCCACAAATAGAATCAGCAACCAGTCCATTTTTACTCTGCCAGTCTGCAAGTGCTTTAGATGTAGCTGGACCAAATGAACCATCTATAGCAAGTCCATAATTACCTCTCTGGTTAAGTTCCCATTGTAACCACTTTACTGATTCATTCTTAGAACCTTTTTTTAAGATCAGTTTATTGTTATGACTATATGGATTCTTTGGCTTAACACCAATAACCTTAGACTTATTTTCTTTTAATTTCTGTCTGGATATTGGACCAAGAATTCCGTCTACCTCAATACCTACTGCCTTTTGGAAGTCCATAAGAGATTGTTTCGTAAGTTTTCCAAAATCTCCATCCAGTTGTAATGAAGCACCAGCTTCATTAAGTTCCCATTGTAACCAATAGCAGCCAACTCCGGTAGAACCAATACTTAATAAAGATGTAGGTTCTTTATACGGATTACTTGTAGATATATCTTCATCTTCTACATAGCGAAGAATGTAATCCCACATATAATTCTTTGGAATATAAAAATCTCTAATATATATTTCTTTTCCAGTTTGATCTCCAGTTTTGCCAGTTTTTCCACCAGTTTCTGATGAACTTGCAGTAACAACTTTACCTTCTCCAATATATACTACAACATGATGAAGTTCATTTAAAAATATGTCTCCTTTTTGTGGAACAATATTTTTACTATATCGAATAGCTTTGAAACCTTCATTAATAAAAACATTTTTCATATTTCCAGTATATGTAGCACCATCCAACTTAAGTCCAGCTTCACGAAAGGCTTGAATTGTACTAGAACTACAATCATAATCTGGTCCCCATCTATTACTTTGAGAATATCCATGACTATTATCAGTTGCTAAATCTATTAACCAAGCAACTGCCTTATCTATTACTTGTGCCATAATCTTTCTTCTCCTTTCATTTCTTATGGTAATCATATCCATCAGTACAAATGATTGCAAACATTATTAAAACCATTGTAACTGTAAAAATCAATAATATCCATTCTTCAAGTGTCATATTCATTAATACCAGTCCTCTTCTTCATAAGGACAATAATCTTCATAAAACGGACACTCTGCACAATTAGGGTAATAAAGATCACAAATATATTCTATGTCATCATTCATTTTAGTTTTCCTCACTTTCTTCATTAATGTTAGTTTGGTTTTTCATACAGTCTTTATAGCCATAACATTCAGCACCAAGACAAACATTTCCCTTTGCTCCGTATTTATTGCAATATTTTACTCCGTTCCACTTAGAAAGTTCAAAATCTTTTGAGTTCCAATAATCTATCATCTTTTCACGTTCCACTTTTATTCCTCACTTTCTTCATTAAGTTCATCAACATTCATCATCATTGCTCCACAATTCCCACAGAAATCTATGTAATACTGTAAGTCTTTCTTTGCTTCACATTGCGAACAAACATACTCATTGTTATCATTAAGAACCCATTCAGCCGTTCCAAATCTTTCTTTCATCATATATCTTCTCCTTTAAATAAACTTAATACCAACACACATAAACCAGTATACCCAAGTATCAACAGCAAATTCTGTAATGGTAAAGGTATTTAACTGATTGTATTTATTTTCTACAAACGTACATCCTTCCATTATCTCTTTTTGCCCTATACAGATAGGTGTATTGCAAGGTTGTGTTTCCGTTGCATCACCTGTGCAAGTTGCAAAAAACAGATAGTCATAGTCAAACAGAGAAGTTGCTGATGTAATTACACCACCTGTTGCTGATATACTTTGTTTCTCAAAAATCATTGTCTTACTAACAGTAGCATTGGTACACTTTATTCCAGTTACTTTGGTAATATTACTGTATCTGTTATTTGTTCTTGTCCAAGTATTGCCTGAATGAGAATAGCAACAGTAGTTATTGCTATTCCAAAAGTTCAGATTAAACTTGCCTGAACTGTAAGTAAAAGCATCTGTGATTACTTCGGGGATAGTAACAATTCTTTTTGTACCAAGGGTTGATGAAGTAATCTCAAACTCTATGAAATCATAGTTCTCATAATCATCAGACAATGTGAATGAAGTGTCCTGTGCTGAATTATCTACCAGTACAGTTGAAGAGAATATTGGAGTTACAGAACCACTACTGGGTGTGTAGTATTCAACCTCACTTGTGCCTGTCGAACAAAAGAGGTTGTTTAATCCCGATTTCAGCATTATATCAATTTTTGATAACTGATATTCAACAGGGGTAGCAAGGTCTGTTCCGTCACTTGCCTTTGTCGAAGTCAGCACACCTGTCTCACTTTCGAAGTAACCTCCGTAAATAGTCGTACCGAATGATACAGGGTATGTCGTGCCTTGATAGGCTTCGTAAGTTGAAGGTGTCGAGCCTAGTTCTAATTGAATATCCGTTGAAGTGTTCCTGTAAGAGAAACGCATAAACGAAACACCCGAAGGAATAGTAAAAGAAGACGCACCACTATTTATTGACGAAACAAATTCCTTACTTGCGTCGTAATATCCGTGTTTTGCGCTACTTCCTGCCGTAGTGTTAGGATTGAAATAATATGTTTCGCCTTCCTTAACAGGAATATAGTCAGACAAATTCCACGAAACAGCCGTAGAGTCGTTTCTTATTGTTCCGTCAGAAAGAAGGTATGCCCCTAGTGTTTCACCTTCAATATTAAAGAAGTTCTTTTTACACCTTGTAATAGCCATTGACGATAAACCATTAGAGTTATAGTCAATATTGAATTTGCCCTCTTTGAGTTGAACATCGTTTGCACTATCAGAAATTGTAAGCAAAGAGCCACTTGCCGTCTTTGTAGGCATAACCATCATTGTCTTTATCGGATTTACAATATTTTCAGGATGACCAACAGAATAAGGAATGGTATCTGCACTCCCTGTCTTTGTCCTTATCGTATTGGCTATCGCTGTGAAATCTAAATCTAATGTATCGCCATTAACTAAATTAACTGACATATACTTTCTCCCTTGTCTATTCTATGAAAGTAGGAAACGTATTTACCTCTCTGATTCGTACTCAATACCATTAGAAGAACAAACAACAAAATGTCCGTTTGTTCTTTCACCCTTTGATTTTCTTTTCTGAATGTATTCGTTATTCAGTTCATCACATATCTTTATAGAATCTTCCAAGTTATCCGAACCTCTCTGAAAGTGGATAAGACCTCCTATTTTATCAACAAACTTATCATAATTACGCCAATATTTGTCTGCTTTAAAATAAATATCATAACGTGTATCATCAGCACTCTCTAATACGCTAATCATAGTTGAATCTCCTTTATAATCAATAAAAATGAATTGTGTCCCACTCGTCTCTATCAAGAAATCTCATGTTACTAGGAAAATATTTCTCTGCATCATACAAAGAAAACACCTCTTTGTCTTTACCTGCTTTATTCCAAATAATATCATAGACTTCTTTCCAAACATCAACTAAAGGTTTATTGGTCTCAACAACAACGATATCTATGATTTTGTTTCTTTCATCTAAAATAGGAATTACTACCATTGGTTTCATAAATTTGTTCTCCTTTAAATTTTATATTTACTTAGAAGTTTCCTCCATTCCATGCACTGATAGTAGTAGCAACCCAATTACCGCTACTATCAACTGTTAAGAATTTCCCTTCATCTGCACTAGTGACAGTAGGTAATTCTTTGGTTTCATTGCTATTCTTCCATTTACCACTAACACTATCATATCTAAGAATTTGGTCAGCAGTAGGTGAAGAGATCGCAACATCTGTAAGTCCGGATAAAGTAGAACTTCCTCCACCACCAGATTCATTAGCAGGTTTCCATTTATGATCAGCAATATCATATTTAAGGATCTGACCATCTGCTAATGATGTAAGATCAACATCTTTTAATGTGGATATCTTAGGATATGATGCTACCCATTGTCCATTACTATTAACAAATACTGATTTACCACTATCAGAAGAAGTTACTCCTGGCAAACTGTATGTATATGAAAGAGTTACAGATGCTGAACTATCACTTCCAATATCTATTTCAGCAGAACATATTGTTGAATAGTTGTGAGTATTTGATTGAAGTACTATTCCAGAACCTGTATATTTTGCATATGTAATTGTCCAGATCTCATCAATAGGTGAATCATTATATGGTACATAAACAATCACCATTCCAGCTTTAATAGCATCTACAATCTCAGTATATGTCTTATCTAATGTAGGTGTATCAAAATTAGCAGAAGTATTCTTAAGAATAAAAACTTCTGTAACACCACCTCCGGTAACACTAACAATACCATCTTCATCAATATTAAGACCAGCACCAATCCTAATAACACCAAGATCATCAGCAGAAGCTTTAGGGATATTTACAGTATTATTAGAATCTGGTGACAAAGCAGTACCATTGATCTTAACACCTTTGAGCAAAGCAGAATAATCTTGAACTGCTATACTATTTGGAACTGTATCTTTAATATAATAAGTATCAGTATGCCAAACAGGATCTGAATTAGCAGTATATGTACCACCAACCTTAATATAATAATCAGTATAATTTGTAGACCAGTCAGCAGGTTCTTCAAGAAGAAGGATATAAATATCAGTATTGCCTAATACAATTCCTTCTCCGGCAACATAAGTATAACCATCTCTAGAAGTAAGAATCTTAAATCTATTCGTACC